CTATTCGACTGACGGATCCGTATTCAATTATCACACTCTCCTCACGAATCGTGCCGGAAAGATCAACTCACGCATCGAAACAATGGACACAATCGTTCATGATCTGATGGTGGCCGGAGACTTCAATCTGTCGGTTGGCAAGAAAGTGATCGTGCAGATTCCTAAGTCGATCGATCCTCGACAGTTCGATCAGAGTACCATGAAGGGTAAGTTCGATGATCTATACGATCGAACCGTGTCTGGCACCTATCTGATCACTTCACTGGTTCATCACTTCTCCGATCAGTATCATTGTAAGATGCGAGTCAAGCGCGACTCCCTGACCTACGACTTAAATAAATCCTGACATGCTCTCGATTCATCATAAAGACGACTTCGCGTCGTATGGAGGAAACTTCTACTGGTTTCACGGAGTCGTCGAGGACGTCAGCGATCCTCTTCAGATGGGACGCGTACGAGTTCGCTGTGTAGGATATCATACCGATAACCTTGCGGCGCTTCCGACTTCTGGACTTCCCTGGGCCCTATGCCTACTTCCGATCACGTCTCCTTCCATGGCTGGAATCGGACAGTCGGCCACCGGAATTCAACAAGGATCTTGGGTTATTGGCTTTTTTCGTGATGGGCCATCGGCTCAGGATCCGATCGTTCTAGGAACCATCGCTTCCAAGTCAAGCAGCAAGGCTGATTCGACCAAAGGATTCTCGGATCCTTCTGGAGTCAATCCTCAAGCTCTAGGATTCGACATTCCGAGCGAGGCGACTTCAAGCTCTCTGACCGTTGCGGCCAAGAGCGCCTTCGCCGGATCATTCATCGATCTTTCATATATTGCTCCATCGTATCCGAACAATCAGGTCATCAAGACTCGCTCGGGCCATGTGATCGAATATGATGACACTAAAAACCATGAACGAATCTCATTGTTTCATAAGGATGGTGGATTCGTTGAATTGGCACCAAATGGAGTCATCAATATAGCCGGATCTAAGATCAATCTGGCGGCTACGACGATCAATCAAAACATTCGATCTGGAACCGTTGTATTGACCTATCCTGGTTCAACGAGTGGAATCGCCGGAACCGTGGTATTTACAACTCCGATGCCATCTGCTAACTATGTTGTCGTGGCCGGATCTTTAACTCAAGTCGATGCGACCCTTCCACGCTTTGTAGACTTATCTCCGAATGGCTTCAATGCCAATATTAACGGTAGCGGACAAAATGGAACTTTCTATTGGGCCGCTATACAAATCACGTAAGCACGATAAATAGAAGCAATGAGCTCGGCAACCTCTGACTACAACTCGTCGGCACCATTCAAAGTGGCGTCGAGCCAGATCTATGCTGACATCGATATTCGTGACATTACGGTCATCACGAGCTCAGGATCTTCCACCTCTTTTGTTCATCCGAGGCAGAATGACGTGGTCCCCTTAACGGACATTGACGCGGTCAAGAACGCGGTTCGAAATCTGGTTCTGACGAATTTCTATGAGGCGCCGTTTCAACCATTTCGTGGCTCAAACGCTCGAGCACTCCTCTTCGAGAACGCGGATACCTACACGGCCATGGCTTTACAGCGAGAGATCACTCGAGTCATCACGGAATATGAACCTCGAGTCAATCGCGTCGCCGTAGCCGTCATCGATCAGTCGGACATCAACTCGTACTCAATCACCATCAACTTCAACATCGTGGTGCTAAATACCACTACGGCAGTCAACTTTTACCTAGAACGCTTAAGATAAGCTATGGCACAGAACCTACTCAATGTCACGGACCTCGACTTCGATCAGATTAAACAGAATCTAATCGCCTACTTTAAGACACAGTCAGCATCACCTTTCCGTGACTGGAACTATCAGGGATCTGGCCTCTCGATGCTGCTTGACGTCCTGGCTTACAACACTCACTATAATGCCATTTTGGCACACATGAACGTCAATGAGTCGTTCATTGATACGGCTCAACTTCGCTCATCCGTAGTCTCACAGGCCAAGTTGATCGGCTATCTACCGGGTTCGGCTCATGGCGCTCAGGCTACGCTATCTCTTTCATGTCCGGCCACCGGCACGGCTCAGTCCCTGACGATTCCTCAAGGAACTAAATTCGTCTCGACAAACGGCTATGGTTCATTTACGTTCGTGACTCTGAACGACGTGACAACACAGGTCGTCGACGGAACTTTCACTTTTTCGAATGTCAATGTCGTGCAGGGCACTCTGAAGACCATCAGCTATCTGGTTGACTCTTCGGTGCCGAATCAAAAGTTCACGATCGATGATTCGAGCGTAGACATCACAACTCTGACCGTCAATGTGCTCGATCATCAGAACACGACCACATCGACTCCATATTTTCAGTTCGGATCCACTCCGAGCAGCTCACTTGGCATCAGTGGGGTTAATGGCACGAATAATGGCAACGTCTACTTCATCTCTCAGAACACTCAGGGCTACTACGAAGTGTCATTCGGTGATGGAAACATCGGTGCCAAACTGAATAACTTGCAGGTTGTTCAGTTGTCATTCATCTCAACTCAGGGATCTCAAGGCAATGGATGCTCGTCATTCTCATTTGCGGACTCGACGCCGTCCGCCGCCACGAGCGTGACCGTTACCGGAGCGATGACCTCGATCGGAGGCTCAGAAGCCGAATCGATCGACTCGATTCGCTTCAACGCTCCGAACTCACTGACCACGCAAAATCGCGCCGTGACGGCCAATGACTACGTGGCCTTGCTGCTGAACTCAAATACTTACGGTCCTCTGATCAATGCGATCAACGTATGGGGTGGAGAGGACGAGGCGGCTTACGATCCTCAAAATGCCTCCAAGTATGCCGGTCAGGTCTACATCTGCATTATGCCGATCGGAGGATCGTCGACTCTTTCTTCTTCCAATAAGTTGGCAATTCAGCAATTCCTCGATACTAAGCGTGTGATGACCGTGCAGACCAATTTCTATGATCCGGACTACGTGTGGATCGTTCTGAATGTTGGATTCAAGTACAATCCAAACTTGACGAGCCTTCCGGGCGCGACGCTGAATACCAACGTCTATAACACGATGATGTCCTATAACGGCTCGTCTCTACAAAGCTTTACTGGAGTCTTTCGCTACTCGAATCTGACCACGCTGATCGATCAGACGGATCCATCAATCATCAATACGGATGCCAAAGTGACTTTCTACAAGGTATACTCACTCTCGAATTTCACGATCTCTTCGGACGTAATCACGGCGTACTCTTCGATTCCGAATGGTCTGGTGACGACTTACGGTAACGCTTTGGCAGGCACCATCAATCAAACGCTTCCGATGATCTCTTCGTCTGGATTCACACTCACTCCGACGGCTCCGAATCAAAGTAGTAGCATGATCGTGATTGGTTCGTTCTCAACCAACTCGACTTCCATGATCGTCACGTCGAGCCCGGGCTCAAATCCGAATCCATACCTGATTGTCGGTGCAACTCTTTCCGGAACCGGCATATCGAGTTCGACGACCGTGTCGATCTCCTCGATCAACAATGCTGGAACATACACGATCATAACGATGAACACGGTATCCACGTCGACTCAGTCCGGATCAACGATCACGATTCGGCCTCCGACTGGAACTTACTACCTCAAGGACGGTGATGATCCGAGTTCGAGTATCTCACGACGTCTATTCCTGTCTACGAACTCTTCGAGCCAAGTGGCCGCATCGGATCCCAAGTACGTGACTTCAGGTACGGACATCTACATCGGAACGGTATATCCATCAAGTGGGCGTGTGGAACTCTACACGTACACTCGTGGTAACGTAGTATCTTCGAACGGAACAACGATTCAGACGATCAGTGTTTCCTCGGCGTCGTACAATACCAATCAGCTTGTTGGATCGATCTTTTACGTCGCGACCGGCACCGGTCAGTATCAGGCCGCCGTCGTGTCCTCGAACAGCTCGAACGTGATCTATGTCTCGTCTTCCGGATTGCCGATCAGTCAGGCCTTAAACACCACTCTTGACGCTTCGTCTCAGTATGTCCTGATCACGTCCGTGATCGATGCAAACACAACGTCGAGCATAAACATCTATTCTCGTCCAGCGTCACTCGACATCGCTCCGAGTCGTCATCAGATCCTGCAGATCGATCCTACCTCGACCGTATCCGCATCAATTGATTCAATCGCCATCTCGGGAATCACGGGAACGAATGGATACCAAACATTCTCGATTCAATAACGATACTCCATGACGTCCACACTTGGCATCAATGATCTGCAGCCCAGAAACCTGGAATCGCCGCGCGTTCAGAATCTACTTCCTGAACAGGTAGCTTCGACGGCTCAGACCTTCGTCGCCTTCCTCGAGGAGTATTACAAGTTCCTGAACACGGGATACCTCTTTCAGAACTCAACCGTTACGTCGGCCACTTACGCCTCAACGAGCTCGTATAGTACTGGAAGTCAATATACGATTACGGACACCACATTAAGCCTGCAATACAATCAGCTCGTCAATGCAACGTTCTACATCTCATCCGGTACCGGAGCCGGTCAATACGCGACGATCGTTCACAATGATGTCGGCTCGACATTCATCGTCTCGAGTGGAACGCTGAATGTCACTCCGGATTCAACCTCGGCTTACATCGTCATCATTCCTCCAACATATAATGAGCAGCCATACGCGATTCAGTCATATCAGATGCCGACCAACGTCCTGAATACGCTGACGAGTGAGTTTGATCTGGATCAGATTAGCTCTTATGGATATCTGACTCATCTGCAGAAGCTAATCGCTCCATATGCTCCGATCCCGACGACGATTCAGTCCGGTGATACCTCTCCTCAGTCGGTCAACACTCGTGCGCAGCTCTACAAGAAGATCGTCAAATACTACTATAATTCTCGAGGCTCACGCGATTCGGTCTATACGTTCTTTCAGCTGTTCTTCAATACCGTCGCGGCTCTGACCGGTGATTTGAGCAATACTCCATCATCCACGATTGCTGGATACGTTCAGACTTGGCTCAATGAACTAACCACCACGTCCAGTCAGCCAATCACGATCGGATCAGCTTCCGCGGCCGTGACGTCCTGGATTCCATACACATACACGGTCACGGTCAATATCCTTCAGTCTCAATTCGACGCATCGTATCGAGCCATGGTTCATCCGGTCGGATTCAAGTATTACGCTCTGTTCTCGGGCGTTCTGACTGGAATCTTGGAGATCTCGGACAGTCGAATGGACGATGCGAAACTCGACTATCAATCCTTTGCCTGGGATCTGGATACGACAACGATTGGAGAGTATGGTACGATGGTCATCGCCGACGCGATTGGAGGCTATAATCCAACGATTCCCAATACTTCGATCACCGTTATTGGATCTGGATCAACGGCAACCGCGTCTGGTTACTCATATGCGGAATGGTCAAATGTAGGCTCGAGTGTCGTCTTCTCGACGACTTTATCTTCTACGGCCTCGATTGGTTCATATACGATCTCAATCTCCACTATCTCGGCTCTGAATGTCACGAGCGGAATGAGCGTGTATGGCATCAATGTTACCACATCCAGCACGTTCTCTTCGACTTCAGGAGCGATCGTGACGGCTTGTAGTACGACATCCGGAGCCGTCACTCTGCTGACTTCTCTGTCTTCGACGGCCTCGATCGGAACCGCGATCACAATCACTCCTCCGCCCAGATCGCTGGTATAAATAATTCAACACGAGCACATGTCAGCTATCATCACACAACGCTTTCGGCGCAACAATTTACAGAGCATCTTTGACGAGATGCTGTATCCTCGAGTCATGATCGCGAACTGCTCATGTTCGACGATCAACACAACGACCGCGTCGATCACGACGATCGGCGCTATTCCATCGAATCTGCAGACCGGAATGATGGTCCTAATCACTACCGGTTCCGGATCGCTGACATCCTCGACGACCACGATCGTCACGGGAATCTCCACGGGAAGCAACTCCTTTACGATCTCTCCAGCACCGGTAACTTCTCTGTCTGGCGCTCTTCTGTCGTTCTATACGCAGTATTACATCGGCATCGGAAAGTCCGATACCTATTCTGGTGGCTTGGAAGGAACTGATCTCTATCCTGGAGTTCCGGTTCCGGCCGATAAGACCTCGATCGATGCACGAGCCAATCTGATCGCGATGCAGAAGGTAATCGTCGGATCCCTTTCCGGAGTTCCGGCCATCTTTGGCAATGCTGGTTATCTGCTTCCACGATATCAGTGGGGTAATGGAAACTACTATAAAGCATGGGATCCATCCGATCCGACGTGCTTCTATCCGACCACCGTCACGATCGGATCGACTCAACAGACCGTGTTTCCATGCTTCGTAGTATCTGGAAATCCGGCGCGAGTCTATGTCTGTGTTGCCTCAGGATACGATTCGGCCACTCAGCTTCCTTCCACGTCGGAACCCTCATCGCTTACGACCGGATCGATGGGTACGGTTGGCAACAAGGGAATCACTGGATATCAATGGGTGTATGTGTCTGACCTCGGTCTAGATACGGCTTCAACTTCCGCGGCCACATACGCGGTCGGCACGACGACTTCGTTGTCTTCCACGGGGATTTGCACTCCTGGATCTCTGGATTCGAATCAGTTCGTTCAAATCTATCGTAACGCTACGACGGTCGGAACGGCTTCGGCCATCACCACGGCAACTTCCTCGGCCGGCGCCGTGTACTCGATGCGTATCGTTACGGCCGGAACAAACTATACAACGGCTTCAACCTTCGTCATAGACGGAGATGGAACATCGACCGCATCGGGAATCGTAACGGCCGTAAATGCGGCCGGAGGCATCACGTCAGTGTCGATCACCTCCTCTGGCCTAGGCTACACGATCGGAGCGGTTCGATTCACGGCCAATACCGGATCGGGAGCTGTTTTGATTCCTCGTATCGCGCCGAGGAACGGCTTTGGCTACAACGTGGTCACGGACCTTCCGTCATGGTTTGCCGGATTCTTTGGCTCATTCAACTACTCGTCCGTATATCCTGGCAACTCGGATGTTCCATTTACGGACAATATCCGTCAGGTCACTTTACTTCGTAATCCAGTGGTCTTCACTTCATCGACCGGCTCAACGTACACTTATCGGTGCCTGAAGTATCTGACTCTCAATACTGGATCATCAAATGTTGCGGCCGGTGATATCATCGAGTCAGGCAACTCTCGTGGCTACGTGGATTACGTGGTTTCGACCGGATCGACCACGACCGTGTACTATCATCAGAACACGTCAACATTTCAAGCGTCTGGTTCTCCTTTGAACATCACGCCGATCCCATTCACCTCCGGAAGCACTTACAAAGTCTATAAGTCTCCGAATTACATGGTCAGTACGATGGCATATACGATCACTTCGGTGTCGGCATGTCCGATTGGTACGGCTGGTTCAGATGAGTACTCGGCCGGAACCGGTGAAGTCATCTACATTCAAAACCGCACGCCGATCTATCAAGCTTCCGGTCAAAACGTCAACGTCACGGTCATCACTCAATTCTAATTTAATATATGTCACTCACCATCGTAACACAATTCTAATTTTATGGCAGATATTATTCCACCAGTATTACAATCAGACACCTTTGAAATTCAAAGGCAGAAGATTAACAATGCATTTTCATATCAAACTCAATATAGGTTATACATGCCCCAAGGCTATAATGCCAATTTGATAATCGATTCGTCTGGAATAGTTGGTAGTCCTACATATGGGCAGGCAACATCGTATACGATTCCTAGTTCTCCAATATCAATGAGCGTATATCTTGCTTCTGGTACATGGCAACTAGTTGTTGAAACTCGCGCTGGAAATAATGATGCGGGCGGAAATTTTTCATATTATGTATATCAAAAAGCAACAGTCGCAAGTCCTGCAACTACAGCGTATTGCGGAATACAACTTCATCGTGGTGGTGGCTCTGGATATGGTCGTGATTGTGCTAATACTGCTTATGGTGTAGCCACTATAACAGTCACTGGAGCAACTTCCACAACATTGACACTAAATGCTCCTGTTACCACTACCGGCGCTCTTGCGAATGCAGGATTTTATTTTATGGGTGCAAGTGCAATTCTAACTAAAATTGCTTAACCTCTTATGGCAATCGTAGCTAACTTAACGACCGTTCAGGCGACTATACCGATCGATTCAACGAGCAGCTCTTTCTGGATGAGCCTCACTTCTACGACTGGTGCCGGGCCTATGCAAGGCTGCATAGTTAAAATAGTTGGCTATTACTACTAATCGTTTATGGCCATCTATACGACACTCACGATCGATCAGGGTTCGGACTTCACGGCAACCATCAGTTTGACGGATGCTAACGGCCTGCCTCTGAATATCGGCAATCAGGCCGTGTATTCTCAGATGCGAAAGAGCTACGTCTCAACCACATCGTACTCGTTTATGACCGGTGTCGTCAATTCGTCTTCTGGTGTCATCACGATCTCGATGCCAGCCTCTACTTCTTTGACTATCAAGCCTGGTCGGTATGTCTTCGACGTCATCACGGTTACAAGTTCAACTTCTCAGTCTCGAGTGCTCGAGGGACAAGTCGAATTGACTCCGGCCGTCACGCTTCTCTCGTAATCCTTTTCCATAGATAAGAAAGATGAGTATCTCCGCACGAGTCAAGAACAACAGCACGGTTCGAGTTTCCACGGTTCAGATCGGTGGAGTATCCATCGCGAGTCTCTCGGACGTGCTTCTGGCGAATCCTCTTCAGGACGCTTCACTCCTCGTATACAACTCGGCCGCGTCGAAGTGGGAGAATCGGATTCTGAGTGGTGGAGCGACCATCACGAACACCGGCGTCGTCACGATCAACTATCCTCAGTCCATCTCGTCGTCTTCGTCTCCGACCTTTGCCGGAATCACGATCAATGGTCCAGAGTCCGTAAATGGCACTCTGAACGTCAACGGCTCGCTCAACGCTTCTCCGTCGATTACCTCCGGATCCGTCACTCTGAGCGGAAAGGCTTTCTACGTCAATACCGGAGGAAACGTCACGTGGACTCTTCCATCCGTGGCATCTTCACTTGGAGCCATGTATTTCGTCAAGAATCGTGGATCTGGAAACGCCACTCTGACTCCTTCAGGATCTGATTTTCTATACTACACGTCTCCAATTTCAAGCTATCTGATTCGACCGGGTGAAGGTTACATTCTGACTTGTGATGGTTCGTTCTGGAACGTCATGTAAGTTCGCTATAAATAGTTCATGATCATGAAAAAGCATTCAATCATCGCGGCGGTTTTTCTCTCATTTCTGATGTGCTTTACGGCACTCGGCATACAGACATACTTCGATGGAGTGACCATCACCAACTCGGCAATCTACAATACGACGAACTACTCGTCCGTGTACACGAATGGTACGTTCTATGGAAACGGCGCAGGACTAACAAACATCTCGGCGGCGAATCTTCTTGGCCTTGGTACGGCCGCTTACTCGAACGCGACGGCTTTCTATCCAAATTCGAATCCTTCGAACTATGTAACGGCTTCCGTGACTAACGGCTTAGCCACTACGAACTACGTCAATAATGCTACGAATGGCTTCGTTACCTCAAGCATTACGAACGGCTTGGCTACTACGAACTATGTAAATGCCGCTACTAATGGCTTCGTTACGTCTTCGATCACGAATGGATTAGCCACTACGAACTACGTCAATAATGCTACGAATGGATTGGTCACATCTTCGATCACCAATGGTTTAGCCACTACGAACTACGTCAACAATGCTACGAATGGATTGGTCACATCTTCGATCACCAATGGCTTGGCTACGACGAACTTCGTACTGACGCAGATCTCGGCTACCAATAGCGCTAATCTAACTACTACGACTAACTTGGTGGTCGCGGCAACGAATAACTTTACGACCGTCGTGTACTCTAATCCGGTCGTATTCCTCTACACGAACTCGTTGCCCGGATTAACTAATGGCTTCGTGACGAGTTCCATCACTAACGGATTAGCCACTACTAACTTCGTACTGACGCAGATCTCGGCTACCAACTCAGCTAACCTCACGACCACGACTAACCTCGTAGTGGCGGCAACGAATAACTTTACGACCGTAGTGTATTCTAATCCGGTCGTATTCCTCTACACGAACTCGTTGCCGACTCTGACCAATGGCTTTGTCACGGCATCCGTAACAAATGGTCTGGCTACGACCAACTATGTCAATTCTGTGACCAATGGACTAGTAACATCCGCAATCACAAATGGTCTGGCTACGACTAATTACGTTCAATCATATTCTGACACGAATGGAGCCGCTGCTTTCTACTCGAAGAATTCGACTAATGGATTTACCACTTTGGTCTACACGAATCCATCGGCCGTCCTCTATACGAACTCGTTGCCGACTCTGACCAATGGCTTTGTCACGGCATCCGTCACGAATGGATTAGCTTCCACGAATTTCGTCAACACATCCATCGCAAACAATACCAACTTCCCCTCCATCTACGTCACGAACACACTGCAAGTGCAAGGCTACGTTCAAGGTCCACTCTACATCACCAATAGTGCGTTTGACATCTCGACCAATACGGCCAGTCCATCGGCCAATCAACTAGTCACGGCAAACTACGTCGCCTCGATTCTCAAATCCGGTCAAATCCTTTACGGCTCTTTGAACACCACCAACGTCGGAATCACGAATCGCGTGGGAACGACCACCAACACGGTTGCTCTTTTGTTCGGCTCAACGGCTCCGACCAACTACATCAAGTCATTTACCAATCTTACGGCTGGTCAAATCTTTGCGACCATCATAACGACCAATACCTATCAGTCCGTGTCTGGTCCATTCGTTTCAACATTTTATCTGAACTTCACAGGCAATGGGCCAAATCCAAGCATTCAGATTGACCCTGACATCTACATCACCTATGATAAGACCAATCTGTTGCAGATTGGTTACGGCGCAGCACAAACCATCACGCCGGGAACCACCAACGCCTATTCGTGGATTTCAGGCGGTCAGCAATACACCTCGACCAACGTGGCGGGATTCTATGTGGTTCGTCGTGTGTTTTGCGATGCCGTCACTTCAAGCGGAACCTATGTGCTGAATGTGTTTGGCGGAACAAACTATCCGACATCGCTGACTTTCAATACACCGGTCACGCTCAATGCCAACTACTCTGGCACGTTTACCGGCACATATATTGGCGACGGTTCGGGATTGACAAACATTACTGCAACCAACGGATTCACTACGTTGGTCTACACGAATCCTTCTACGATCCTCTATACGAATGCTCTGCCTGGCCTGACCAATGGCTTTGTCACGGCATCCGTCACGAATGGTCTGGCTACGACTAATTATGTCAACTCGGCGACTCAAGGATTGACAAATGGTTTAGCTACCACGAATTACGTCAACTCGATTACAAACGGTTTAGCCACTACGAACTATGTAAAAGCCGCTACAAATGGTTTTGTAACATCGAGCATTACAAACGGTTTAGCCACTACGAACTATGTAAAAGCCGCTACAAATGGTTTTGTAACATCGAGCATTACGAATGGATTGGCGACAACCAATTATGTGAATGCCGCGACATTCAGCCTCACCAACATCGGCAACGATAGCGGTTTCGTGAACCTCACTAACGCCGCGTTTTACGACATCAGTGGGGCCATCCGCGCTGATTTTAGTTATGACGGATCAAGCGGCGCAAATTTTCAAATCATCGGCCGCGCGGAAAGTTATTACGACGCCAATACTTCGCAATCGGCAGGAATTTTTCTGTCGGATTCCACCCTTGCACCCGCTGCGTTTTTTGGAATGAAAGATGACTCTCACGCCGGTTTTTTCTTTGGCGGTGATTGGAATTTTGTTCTGGATACCTCCGGCAATGTTACTGTCGGCGGCAAACTTACCGCCAACGGCGGCATTGACCCGCCATATATGCTGCTTGACGCGCAAACCCGCGCCGCCATTAAAGGTGAGGTTTTGTTTGAAGTGCCGACCAACAAGCAGACTGGCGCGGCAGTATTTTTTAATGCCGCCACGCACCGGCTAGAGATTTACGTTGCCAGCGAAGATGCGTTTTACGACCTAAACGGCGAAGTCATCGCCACCAACATTATTTCCCGCGCTTTCACCCCGTGCACCAATCGCCCCAACGGTTTTGGCACAATTCGTCCGCGTCCGCCGAATGTGAATACCAATTAGCCGCATTTGACTTTCGATGGTTGATGATGCGATGTTTCTTCCTAAAACTGCTAGTTACCTTGTGTTCCACCGTTTAAACGGTTACGCCTACCTGGTATTATGTGGATGGCACCGGCCACAACCTCGGCAGCAAATGTGTTCATTGATGCAACAGCAGGAGTTGGAAATGCTGCGTCATTGGTACTCGCTGCTTGGGACCAAGCAAACACCTCTGATTATGGATACTACCTAGGCACAGATGACAATGGTAACTTTCGCTTCTCTCAAATGCCTTCAATCGATCAAGCGGGATATAGTTCTGCCAAAGATTTCTCTGGCGGTCTTACAGGTTCATTGACATTGGATAAGACTGGCAAGATTGGCATTGGTACCATTACTCCAGCTTACATGTTGGATGTAAACGGCACTGCACATTTCAATCTAATTACAAATACGACGTATTATGGCAATGGTGTTGGACTTACAAATATCACGGGTGTAAGCACTAATTTTGCAACCACGAGCAATCCTACTAATGCCTATGTCGCAGGAACTCTTTATACCAATCTTACTGGCAAAAAAGCATTGTTGATTGGTTCATTTGTGCAAACTGGAGCTAGCGCATCATTGATTATCAATTACACTAACGGTGGGATTGGATATCGACTTCCAATAGCTGTGGCGGCAAGTGCTGCTGTGAATATACCATTTTCTGTTCCACTTTCGCCAAATGCAACATTCAACTGCACTGCCTTAGTTGGATATATGACCAACACCGTTTTGTGGTCTTATTAACTTTGCTTCTAACTCCAACTCATAATAAATAAACCACCATGAAGAAACTAATCCTCATCGCTGCTATCGGCCTGGTCACTCTGAGCTCTGCTCTATCCCAGGATAACAACACCAACTCCACTCCCTCGACTGGTCTGGTGTTCGTGACCAATACGATCACGACGGTTCGAATCGCTCCGTTGAAACTCACTGCGGCTCAATTGGATGGAATCATTCAAATGATTCAGGCGTCCGGTATTTCGGCCAATGTGCCAATCACATCCACAAACCTTGCGGATTTAAGCGTGGCTAAAATTCGCGACGGCTTTGTGGTCAACATTCGTCTTAAATAATCTATGAACGACACGAACCTCATTCAGATAGTTCAACAGCTTCAGGCCTCAGGCCTCGTCTCTCAATCCACTTGGCACGGCCTCACGGCAATCCATGCTTTGCTTGTGGTGATTGCCGGCTGGGTAACTCATGCCAACTGGAACAACGTTCTGGCCGCCTGGACTTGGTATAAACATGAGGGCGCCCTCTGGGGCATCTTCAAGTCCGCAATCATCGGTGATTCAAAACCTAAAACACCAGTCGTCGAAAATAAGTGATTTACTTTGGCTCGTCACGATGATAAATTAAACCGTTACCTCAACATTAACAACACCAACATGAAAAACATCAAAGCATTATTCCTCACGATCACTCTAGCAATCATCGCGTCCGTCTCGGCTCAAGCGCAGTCGACGACGGTCTCGAATCTACTTGGCACACTCAATCTTGGCGATGCGGCCAACAAGTTGTACGCACAGGCTCAGTCCGGTGGTCTTCTTACGGCTACAAACTATGCCATTGAACCCTATCTGACTTACGCACCTCATCTCAAAGCCGGACATACTACTGGCGGTGGTGTGTTGGCCGTGTATAACTTCAATCAGTACTGTGCTGGTGGCCTAGGCGTCGACTACCTTGGTCAGTTCTCACTCGTGTCTGGTAACGTTACCATTCGATATCCGATCAACGTCGGCTCCAAGGTGGATTCATTCCTTCTTGGACCGTTGGCCGGTCTGAAGCCTACGCTCAATCAAATCACGGTGGTTCCGTTCGCTCTGGGTGGCATCGGTACTCCCTGCTCCGGCTCATCGACCACGGTCTCGACGATCGAAGACGTTGGTGGTTACATTCAGTACGGCAACTTCTGGGGTGGAAAGCTGAATACAGGTATCTGCTATGGTCAATGGAACAATGCCGGCGACTACTCGGGTAAGCGCTATCACGTATTCTTTGGCTGGTCTCACGGATTTTAATCCTTAATCACATCGATCATCAGGGGCTTCTTCGAAAGGAGAAGCCCCTTTTCTTTTCCATATAAATAGATTCCATGAAGAATCAAGTCAGAGTCGCGATCTGGATCAGCAATCATGACATCATGGGTCGTGCCATTCGATTCCTTACACATGGAACCGGTACGCACGCGGCCTTCGTACGTTCGAATGGGCGCATCGTCGAGAACTTCTATCCACATGTGCGTGAACGTGACTTCAAGCCAGGAGAGCTCGAGCAGGTTGAGATCTACACGATTGATGGCCTCACGGCTCAGGAGTCCAAGCGTCTGGAATCCTGGCTCGACGAGCAGATTGCACATCCAGAAGCCTACTCGATTCGTGATCTATTTCGATATGCCTTAAATTGGCCTCCTCTGAAAGGTAATCGCTGCTTCTGCTCGATGTTCGTTTTGAAAGGAATTCGGCTAAACGTCGGCCATCGTAAGCAACCTCTGGCTCGTCTGCCCTATGAAGACTACGCGTCTCCGCGCGATCTGCGGCTCTCTCCGCGCTTGACATTGAATGGCGAATAAATAAAGCTTATGGCCAAACCATCCTCACGTCAGGGACTGATTGACTACTGCCTACGTCGCCTCGGCGCACCGGTACTCGAGATCAACGTCGATGATGATCAGATCGACGATCGCATCGACGAAGCCATACAGCTGTATCAAAACTATCATACGGATGGAGTCGTTCGTAACTTCTACAAGTATCAGGTCACACAAACTGATTTCAACAATCAGTACATTCCACTTCCTGAACAGCTGATCTATGTGCTTCGCGTTCTTCCCATAGGCGTGGCCAACTCGACTCAGGGCATCTTCTCGGTTGACTATCAGCTTCATCTGAATGATCTATATGATCTTCGTCGACCGGGCAATCTGATCAACTATGAGATGACGCGTCAGTATATGTCGCTGATCGACATGGTACTCAATGGCATGGATCAAGGAATCATCTTCTCGCGTCATGAGCAGAAGCTTCATATCGAGACCGACTGGGATCAACGAATTCCGGTAGGAACCTGGATCGTCGTCGAGTGCTATCAGACTTTGAATCCAGATGATTATCCGACCGTGTACAATGATCAGTACCTGAAGAGGTATGCCACGGCATTGATCAAGCTTCAATGGGCACAGAACCTTTCGAAGTTCAAGAACATGACTCTTCCGGGTGGAGTTCAGATCGACGGCGCGGAAATCATGTCTCAGGCCAAGGAAGAGATCAAGGAGCTCGAGGCTGAGGTACGCAGTGTGTGGGAAGCCCCCGTCGACATGTACGTAGGCTGAAGACGTCTATGTAGGGTAATCTACATGATATACGTCATTGAGATCTCTCCATAAATAGAATCATGGCACGTAGCGTCTACTTCGGTCAAAATGTACAGAGTGAAAAGAATCTGTATGAAGATCTGATCATCGAATCCATAAAGGTGTATGGATTTGATATGTTCTATCTGCCTCGCACGATTGTGTCTCAGGATAAGGTTCTGAATGAAGATACGGAGACTCAGTTCAATTCCGCCTATGAGATCGAGATGTACATTGAGACGGTTGAGGGATATGAAGGCGACGGAGTGCTCATGTCTAAGTTTGGCCTCGAGCTTCGCAATCAGCTCAAGGTCATCGTTTCGCGTCGACGCTGGAATAGTACGGTCGGAACTTGGAATTCGGGCTACAACAACTATCGCCCGTCCGAAGGCGATCTGATCTACATTCCAGGGATCAAGGGTCTCTTCGAGATTAAGTATGTGGATCTGGAAACTCCCTTTCATCAGCTCAACAATCTGCCGGTATATCGAATGACTCTGGAACTCTTCGAATACCGCGGAGAAGACATGAACACCGGAATCGATCAAGTAGATGCCCTGCAGGCCGAGAAGTCCCTGGACTCCTCATACCGTGCCGTTGTAACGTATTCGAATCAGACGGTCAAGTTCAACATCGAAGAGCCGATCACTCTAGCCTACGCCTCCGGTGCTATTGGCACGGCCAAGGTAACGAACATTCAATTGTCTGATCCATTGAACTCCAATTCGACGACGACGATCACTTTCTCGGCGCTGCGATTCATGGATTCAACCATTCATCCCCTGGCATCCGGAGTGATCGCTACCGGTATGATCACCGGTGCCGTGGCGACGATCACACACGTCGTGACTTTGACGGATGGAGATGAGGCTCTGAATGATGGAGACATCTCGATTCAGAACAACGCACTCGAGACACGTGCCAACTCCATCATTGACTTCACGGAAGTAAATCCCTTTGGGGAATCGAACGACTCCTGATCATGCTTACTCAGACCTACCATTACAACGCAACGATCAAGAAGATCGTGACTATCTTTGGTTCGCTCTTCAACTCGATCACGGTCGGACGTGTTGCCGAGAATGGAGTGGTATCGAACGTCGAGCGTTGTCCAATCTCATATGGTCCTAAGCAGAAGTTCCTGGATCGCATCACTCAGCAACCGGATCTGGCGACCGACAAGGTGGCCGTCAAGGTTCCACGCATGTCTTTCGAGATCACGTCGATTCAGTACGATCCCGAGATCAAGCTCAATCGTCTGAATCGCAGTCTACAACCGATTGCAGGAGATACCAATAACTACAGCTCAACCTGGCAGTCAGTTCCATATCTTCTGGGAATGCAGCTCAATGTGTATGGACGTAATCAGGACGACGTGTTACAGATCGTTGAGCAGATCCTTCCGGAGTTTCAACCAGAGTATACGGTTCGCGTCAAGGATATGGAGTATCCTGGATCGATCACGGATGTTCCGATCATTCTGAATTCCGTGAATATGACGGATGACTATGATGGAGCGATCGATCGTCGCCGTGTGATCGTGTACTCACTCGACTTCACGATTCGCGTACGCTTTGGTGGTCCTCAGTCATCTAAGGGTATGATTCGCTTCGTCGAGGTCGGTCTGATTCCTAAGCTTGACACTTCCGTCACGGCTGGAGAATATGTTCATACCGGAGTATCATCGATGCAAGATACTCCAAACAGCTACGTCATCATAACATCAATTGATACCTTTGGATTCAATGAGGGATTCGTTCCGCCAGGTGTCACCAATGCGGATGCGAGCAATACCAGTGTGACGGCAGATTCCATAGACGTCACGGCGGACATGAAATAGATAAATAAGATTAGAAATGAAAAAAATACTACTATCATTCATTGCCATGTTTTTGTTGATGTTCTGTAGTCATGCTCAGAATATCAATCTTGTCAATGTTGGAACGAATGCCAATGATCACACCGGTGATCCTCTTCGAGTTGCATTTCAGAAGATCAATACGAATTTTTTGAATGTACAATATTCAATGAATAATATCGGGACGGCCACCAACATCAACAACGCGAGCGGCACTAACGTAACAGCCAGCAATCTTTATGTCCCTGCCGGACTTTATGATGGAAGTCAATCTACTGGAATTCAAGGAGCTGTCCTCTGCTCCACCGGCGGCGAGCCCGGCTACAGCGGCGTTTATTGGAATAATTACATGACTGCGCAACAGTTTTATAGCGATTCGGCAACGTTGGAGATAGCAAGTCACGACTATGGCGATGGCAGCGCCGGCAGCGTCGCCATCGGCAACATAGACGACGAAGGTTCGCCGAACAATGGGTTGATGATGAACGCACAAGCAGGCTATCAAACAATCTCTATGGACGCTGATTCCGGCTATGCGACCTTTTATGGAAATGTAGGAGTTGGTTTAAATAACCCCATCTACAAGCTCGATGTAAACGGCAGCATAGGTAATAGCTCTGGCGACATTATTTTCCAGTCTGGCACTAATAACTTTTACATTAACGGCGGCTCTCCTTCCTTAAGGCTCAGGAGCAATAGTGGTGGTGGTGTTTGCTCTTTAGGTTTTTATACTTTTGGCATTTCGGGAGAGCCCGCAGCCGCGCAGTGGACGTTTGGCGACCGTCTTGGCTATACTGGTCAGTCAATTTTTTCTGTATGCTCTGGTGGCTCTGGAAGTGCTGCACTCCGCCCAATGGTTGCTATCGGTTCTAACGGCGATACAGGTGGCGGCAAAATAAACGGCTCATACACGTCAGGCATGGCTATTGGTGAAAGCTATACGTCTGGAACATTCCAGATGCCCGATAACGGCCTCATAGTTCAAGGCAGCATAGGCGTTGGAAACAACGCACCACAAGCTAAAGTAGACATTACCGGAACTATGACGCAATCAGGCTACTACACGAATGCTTCAAATATCTATGTAGCTGGCTCTGTCAACGAGGCAGGCAAAGACCTTGCGCCACACTTAACGACCTCGGCGGCGACCAGCGGGACAGTGACGGCTTCCACGTCATACTGGAATGAGACTGTTTATCTTTCCAGTGGCTCAACCATCGCCAGTATTACCATTGCCCTGCCTTCCACCGGCACGCTGGTAGGCCAGATTTATCGCATTCACACCAAGTCAATCGTGACTACCTTGAGCGTGACAGGCGGCTCTTTTGCTGACACAGCAGTAGTCGCTTTAACCGCAGGGCAAACAATCGCGTATCAGGCGCAAAGCACGTCTGGCGCATACATCCGCATCCAATAAAACCATGAAAAAAACTCTAATTACTATCGGCCTCGCTATTCTAGCGGGAATAACTTCTCAAGCTGTTCGCGCTCAAAGCTCGGTGAATGTCCAGACGGAAGCTGTGACTATATCCACCACTTTGCCAGTTGGAGTTGGCGAGAGCCTAATGTCTCAAGCGGCAGTTCCGAATGGATTTATTTCCATCAAAGGGACGAACGCCATCATCGGTGGAAAGGCAGTTATCATCGTGCCGCTGACGACGCTCGGCCAGTTGGTGACAAATTTGCCTGCTGGTTATGACATCACAAATCTTGCGTCAGCAACCTTTTCCACGACAAGCAATGGGGTGGTGGTTCGCGCCAAGTTGGTGAGGTCGGTAGCTTCTGATTCAGCACCGACCACAAACGTGGAATCCAATGCGGACAACGCTGTCACAAACTCGCCATCGGTTAGTCAGTGAAAGCTCTTTAAGTTTTATGAGCAAGGGAGAAGGGAAAACAAAATGCACGAAATGATGTTAGCAAAAGCAACAATAACCGTGCCAACGTGAATTTATGCTGCCATTCATTGCTCTAATCTTCGAAAAAGTATTAGGAGGTAACATGGAAAAAATGCTTAAAGGGAACAATAGTCTAACGGCACAAACACGCCACCAGTCAGCACGAATTTAGTGGTGTGGATTTCGGTGCAAATTGCGGGCGACACGAATCGTTATCGGCTGGGCTTGGCGAAATAACTGGCGGCACCTCAATTTATGGCCGAACAAGAATTCAGAATCCACATCGTCGGTGATGTCAATAATACCGGCTTCAAATAAGATTGCGAGCAAGTGGCAACGGCCGAATACTCGACGGTCAATCGCATTATAGTTAATTACTGATATATTATGAGTCATGATAAACATCTGAGCATTCTGACGGCGCTGGAGAATAATCTTCCAGTGAAGCCGGCTTTGCCATCTGCACCGGCAGTCATGACTCCAGCTCCCGAGAAGGAAGAACTCGTTTCAGATTCCGAGGAAGACTATAAGTTTGCACGTAAGAAGCTAAAGACTCTGATTCAGAAGGCCGAGGAGTCTTTGGACAGACTCATCGTCGTGGCCGACGAGGCCGAGCATCCACGAGCGTTTGAAGTCTTGACCGGAATGCTTCAGGCCACGTCCGACATGACGGACAAACTCATGGATCTGCAGAAGAAACGCAAGGAGCTCATCATTGGCAAGAAAGCCGAGGATGCACCTACATCTCAGCAACCTGCGACGAATGTCGCCGTGTTCGTCGGCACAACGGCGGATCTGCAGCAAAAATTAGCCAGTGGTTCTGATATTATTGTTGAAACATCCTAAAGTATAAATAGGAATGCTGGCCACGATGCTATCAACATCCGCCAGCTCTACAGTTCAACAATTAACGAGAGAACCGCAGCTATGCATATTTATCGACATCCTTCGCATGAACTATTGTGTTCACTTCCTAAACTTCCATTTTTCTATATTATTCAACATAAAACTAGTAAACTATATTATGCTGGTTCTAAATATGCAAGAGCCCAATCATTTAAGAGAGAAACAAATCCTGCTACATTTATGACAAATGATGGCTATATCACATCTTCAAAATTAGTGCAGCAAATCATAAAACATGAAGGACATGATAGTTTTATGATTAAGAAAATTATCTTGTTTAATTCTATTGAACAAACTAGAGCATATGAAGCTAAATTTTTGCAAAGAGTAAATGCGGCCGCAAATAAATCATGGTTGAATAAAAGTAACAGTGGAGGCAATGGCTCTTATATTCGAAAAAAAGGCATAAAAGGAAAACCGCATACTGAAGAAACTAAACGTAGAATATCAGAAAAAGCTATCGGTAGAAAACTTAAACCGCTATCTCGGGAACATAAAGATAAATTGTCTAAACTCAATAAAGGTAAAAAACTTAAAAAACCAAGATCTATAGAATATTGCAAAAAAATGTCTAACACGTGTGCTGCGAATATGACGATTGAAAAAAGATTAAAAATAGCACAATCTTTGTTAGGTAAAAAAAGATCACGAGAATCGGTATTGAAAGGATTAGATACGGTAAAACAGAATAGACGCCTTGCATATAATGCGACGATTCAATCGCTAGGATACATATATTCTATGCTAATAGTATATGCTCCAAAATATGCAACGTGTAATTGACAAGTCGAAGATCGGCCTTTCATATCTTGGCAATGCTAATGTCAAGCGTGATGGCATTCAGCAGAATTTCACGGCTAAGGAGATTGAGGAGTATAAGAAGTGCATGGTCGATCCGGCCTACTTCGCTCGAACATATTGCAAGATCATCAACATCGACAAGGGATTGGTTCCTTTCAATCTCTATCCATATCAGGAGAAGATGTTCAAGCAGTTCAATGAGAATCGATTCAACATTGTATTGGCATGCCGTCAATCGGGAAAGTCTGTGTCCGTATCGATATATCTTCTATGGTATGCTCTTTTTCACGCCGATAAGACTATAGCTATCCTGGCCAATAAGGGCATGACGGCTCGCGAGATGCTGGCGCGCATTACTCTGGCTCTGGAAAATCTGCCGTTCTTTCTGCAACCGGGATGTCGTGCTCTGAATAAAGGATCGATCTCATTCTCCAATAACTCGCGAATCATCGCGGCCGCCACATCGGGCAACTCCATTCGCGGTCAATCGATTTCATTGCTTTACATTGACGAGTTTTCATTCGTAAACGATGCGGATACCTTCTACACGTCAACTTATCCGGTGATCTCTTCTGGCAAGAAGTCGCAGGTCATCATCACATCGACCATGAACGGAGTTGGTAATCTCTTCTATCGGCTCTGGCAAGGAGCGGTTCAAGGAGCCAATGAGTATAAACCCTTTCGTGTGGACTGGTGGGATGTTCCAGGACGAGACGAGAAGTGGAAGCAGGAAACTATCGCCAATACGTCTCAGGCACAATTTGATCAAGAGTATAACAATCACGCGATTGGATCTACGGACACTCTTATTGCGGCCGAACATCTGCTGGCTCTGAAGGCTTCGATACCAATCGAGACGATTCGCAACGTGAAGATCTATCAGAAGCCGATTGAAGGGCATCGATATGTCGTCACGGTCGACGTATGTAAGGGACGAGGACAGGACTATTCCACTCTGACGGTCACGGATCTCTCGGTTCGTCCGTTCGAGCAGGTGGCTACCTTTCGAGACAATCTGATCTCTCCGCTAATCTTTCCGGATCTCATTGTTGGCGTGGCCAAGCGATTCAACGAGGCTCTGATCGTCATTGAGAACAATGACGTCGGACAGGTGGTCTGCAACGGAGTATATTATGACATGGAATACGAGAACACCTTCGTGGAACGATCTGGAGTCAAGGGAGGCATCGGCGTTACGATGACCAAGAGAGTCAAGAAGGTTGGATGCTCGTTCCTGAAAGATCTGATCGAGGGAAAGAAGCTGACGATTCATGACTCCGACGCGATACTCGAACTATCTACGTTTGCTGCTCATGGAGACAGCTATCAGGCCGAGGGAAACAATCATGATGACCTCGTGATGAACCTCGTGATGTTGGCTTGGTTTCTGACCACTCCATTTGCGGAGCTAAAGGACGGAGAGCTCAAGGAGATGCTCTTTGCGGAATCCGTGAAGGCGATGGAGGACGAGCTGGTGCCAGCTGGTTTCCTGGGAGGAGCAACTCAAGGAGAGGCGACTCGATCAATGGAAGTGTACAGCGAGATGCTCGAGCAGCAGCGCGCATGGGATTCTCTGTGAAACTCGAACTACAGTTGAATATATTGTAAAAGATTCTCATTTTTGAATTCCGCTTTTGCTTTACGTATAGCAATAGAGCGTGAAGGATCGACCTGATGGCCATCCCTGTAGGGGCGATAGATATGATTGTGCTGCATAATTCCTTTAATCGGGTTGTTGTAGAGCTGGTGGATATTGGCGTATCGCGACCAGCATTTCTATTTATGCATCATGAATAGTTGAAAAGTGAAATATAATAAATACGGTTAAGTGAGTTAATCCTCTTGTCATTCAACTTATCAAACCAATAACTGAAAGGTAACAACTAATATGGCATTCCTCGTCTCTCCAGGCGTTCAGGTTCAAGAAAAAGACCTGTCAAACGTCGTACCAGCCGTCGCCACTTCGATCGGCGCTTATGCCGGTCCGTTTAAGTGGGGTCCAATCGGCATTCCCGTCACGGTCTCCTCGGAAGTAGACCTCGTCACCAACTTCGGTAAGCCCGATGCGGCTCATGCGGTTCCGTTCTTGACCGCCGCAAGCTTTCTTAAGTACGGCAACACACTCAAGGTTTCCCGCTCGATCAATTCTTCCGCGGCAAATGCGATCGCGACCTACATCACGAACTCCGGTTCCGGATCGTATGTTTCTGCTTCGACGAGCGTTTTGATCGGTAACATCGATCAGTTCAACAACCTCTCGAGCTCCGCGGCTTCTCCGGTTGGATCCTCATCGTACACTTTCATCGCTCGATATCCTGGCACTACGGGCAACTCTCTGGGCGTCTACGTCGTCACGGCGGCTACGAGCCCGACGGACTCATATGGCAAGCTGTTCGACTACGTGCCGACCTACAACTCGAACAATACGACGGTCGTCACTGTGTCTAGCAATACTATCACGGCTTCTCAGAGCACGGTTCTGGTTTCCAGTGCTTCCTTTGTGAACACCGGCATCTCTACCTCAATGTACGTCATCGGCACCGGAATCTCCACTGGTTCCGCGGCTCGTGTGCAATCGATCTCCACGACCGGTTCAAACTATCTCATCACGCTGTCGAGTTCCTTCATCACCTCAACGACGTCGGCCAAGTTGACGTTCTTCGAACCCGATGAAGTTCACGTGGCCGTGGTTGATATTGATGGTGGTATCTCCGGTACTCCTGGCACTTTGATCGAGAAGTGGCAGAATTTGTCACTCTACACGGATGGTAAGCGTCCGGATGGCACGAACAATTACTATCGTGATTACATCAATCGTAATTCCTCGTGGATCTATGGCAACACTCTCGTCGCCGAGATTCCCAATGCGGACATATCTTTGAACAACACGGCATTCATCAATCTGCCGATCACCACGACGGCACTGGCGCACGTGCTTGGCAACCTCAACACATTGGGAATCACTGGTACTCTTGGTGGTAATGGTTCGGACGGTTCCGTGATCGGTGCTTCTGGTGACATCGGTAATGCATTGAATACCGTGTTCCTCGACGCGGCAACGATCGACATCAATCTGCTCTTCAGTGGCGACACTACTGGTTTGACCGGTCTCAGTTTTGCGGAGCAAACCGTTCAATTGATCGCAAACACTCGTAAGGATGTCGTTGGTTTCATCTCGGCTCCATTGAACATTTGGCAGCAGACCTCCAATTCGGCCAAGCAAGCGGCCATTCTGGCCAAGTTCAATGATCAGACGGCCACGCACGATTCATACTCCGTGTTCGACTCGACTCCGCTGTACGTCTATAATAAGTATCAAGACAACTACGTCTGGATTCCGGCGTGTGGTCACATGGCTGGTCTCTGTGCCAATACCGATACGGTTGCTGATGCCTGGTTCTCTCCGGCCGGTTACAATCGCGGCAATCTGAAGGGTGTGACCAAGCTGGCCTACAACGCCGATCAGGCCGGTCGTGACGCTCTCTATCAGGCCTCGATCAATCCGATCGTCTCGTTCCCCGGTCAGGGCATTCTGCTCTTTGGTGACAAGACCGCTCAGTCCAAGCCGAGTGCCTTCGATCGCATCAACGTTCGTCGCCTCTTCATCATCCTCGAGAAAGCGATCTCGACGGCCGCTAAGTATCAGCTTTTCGAGCTCAACGATCAGTTCACACAGGCAATGTTCCGTAACATGACGGAACCGTTCTTGCGGGACATTCAAGGTCGTCGTGGCATCACGGACTTCCTTGTGGTGTGCGACTCGACCAATAACACTCCGGGAGTGGTAGATGCCAATCAGTTCGTGGCGGACATCTACATCAAGCCTGCGCGATCGATTAACTTCATCACTCTGAACTTCATTGCCACTCGTACAGGTGTCTCCTTCTCGGAGATCGCTGGCGCCTCGAACGCGTAAACCTGGAAACCGACATATAAATAAAAGAAAGAAAAACTTATGCCAACTCTAGGTGTAGATCAATTCAAGTCCAAGCTGACCGGCGGAGGTGCTCGCGCTAATCTGTTTCAGGTCACGTGTAACTTCCCCGGCTTTGCCGGTGGTAGTTCGGAACTCGCTTCCTTCATGATCAAGGGCGCGAGTCTTCCAACCTCAACTCAGGGCCTCATCGAGGTTCCATTCCGTGGTCGTAAGCTCAAGATCGCCGGTGATCGCACGTTCCCCGAATGGACCATTAAGGTCATCAATGACGTGCCGATGAAGCTTCGTGACGCGTTCGAGCGTTGGATGAACGGAATCAATCAGCATCAATCCAATATCGGTCGCACGAATCCCAAGGACTACATGACCGACTGGTCCGTTGCTCAGCTCGATAAGTCTGGAGCCGTTGTGAAGACTTACATCTTTCGCGGTGTATTTCCTTCGACGGTCGGTGCTATCGATCTGGCCTATGACTCCAATGATACTATCGAGGAATTCGACGTGACGGTTCAGTATCAATACTGGGAAGCCAGCTCGACTCCGAGCTCGGGTGGATCTGGCGGAAGCTTTGGTATCTCGGCCGGTGTCTCCGCTTCCGTCAACGTGGGCGGTGTAACCATTAGCGGTGGTATCGGAACCTAATCTTCAGAAGCAACTCATGGGCGGTTCGAGTAACATCGAGCCGCCCTTTTTAGCTTTTGAAACGGTATAAATAGATTCACCATGAAATTGTTCGGTCTGAATATCACTCGTGAGATTAAAAAGAATCAGGAGCTTCTGCAACCAACGGCTCCTGAATTCGATCGCGGCCTTTTGCCTATTGCGTCCGAACAACCTGCGGAGAAAAAATCTTTTGTTCCCAAAGAAGGCGAGGATGGTTCGACCGTCATCTCGGCTGGTGGATACTTTGGTCAATATATCGACATCGACGGTACGACCGTAGCTTCAGATCAGGATCTGATTCTCAAGTATCGCAACGCGGCCGAGCAGCCCGAGTGTGACATGGCCGTGAACTACATCATGGACGAGGCCATTGTCTCTGGCGAAGACGGTGCACCGGTCTCGCTGGTCATGAATGACCTTGAATATGGTGACGACGTGAAGGACGCGATTCAAAAAGAATTTGATGAGGTGCTTCGCCTGCTCGACTTCTCTCGCCAATGCTCGGACATCTTTCGTCGTTGGTACGTCGACGGCCGCCTATACTATCACATCATCGTCGATGATCACGATCCATCGAAGGGCATTCAGGAACTTCGATTCATCGACTCCATCAAGATTCGTAAGATCCGTGAGGTCGACACACGAATCGATGCGGAGACCGGTGTCAAGCTCATCACGACCAAGGCTGAGTATTTCGTATACAACGAGAATCAGATCGCTGGTCAGCTGGTTCAGACGGTCAATACCGGTGACTCCGTTACGGGCCTTCGAATCGATCCCTCGGCAATCTGCTACATTCCCTCTGGTCTTCTTGACTCAACTCATAAGCGCATCGTCTCTCACATTCATAAGGCTCTGAAGCCGGTGAATCAGCTGCGTATGATGGAGGACTCTCTGGTCATCTATCGCATCTCTCGTGCTCCGGAACGACGCATCTTCTATGTCGACGTTGGCAATCTGCCCAAGGCCAAGGCCGAACAGTACATGCAGGAGTTGATGTCGAAGTATCGCAATAAGATGGTGTATGACGCCAATACAGGTGCCATGCGAGATGATCGTCGACACATGTCGATGCTCGAGGACTACTGGCTTCCTCGTCGTGAAGGTGGTCGCGGAACCGAGATCTCGACTTTGGCTGGTGGACAGAATCTGGGACAGATCGACGACATCGTCTTCTTCAAGAAGAATCTGTACCGTTGCATGAATGTTCCTTTGTCTCGCTTCGAGGCCAAGGAATCACTCTGGACGGCCGGAAAGTCCACGGAGATCAATCGCGAGGAAGTAGCCTTTCAACGCTTCGTGGATCGTCTGCGGAGACGCTTCTCTTCTCTGTTCCTCAATCTTCTGAAGACTCAGCTCCTTCTCAAAGGTATCATCGTCGAGGATGACTGGAGACTGATCAAGGAGAAGATCTCGATCGATTTCAAGCGAGACAACTACTTCGCGGAACTCAAGGACTTCGAAGTCCTTTCGGCTCGCATGGATATGCTTGGTAAGGTTGGCGAATTCATTGGTCGATACTACTCCGAGAAGTGGGTGCGGCGTAATGTTCTTCGTCAGTCCGATGATGACATCGAGAAGATGGATCTCGAGATTGCCGAGGAAAAAGCCAAGGGAGATATCGCTCCGGACGCCGGAGAGAACGTTCCACAGGGTGGAACTCCAGCAGAAGGAATTCCAGGCGGAGAAGAAGCCATGGGTGGTATGCCAGCCGGTGCTGAAGGATTAGGCGCTCCGGAAGCCCCAATCGAAGCTGAAGCTCCTGCTGAAGAAGTTCCTACTGAAGAGATACCTGCACCCGAAGAGACTCCGGTGGCTTGAAAATCACAAATCGTATAAATAAACCTTTAAGATGAATAAACACGCCGAAACTTTTGTTCATGCGGTCATTGCCGGCAATACCGAACAGGCCGAGCAAGCTTTTCAACGTGGATTGGCCGAGAAGGCAATCGCGGCGTTGGAAGTTCGCAAGCTGGCTCTGGTCGATCAGGTTTTCAATAACCCTACGGTCGAATCTAAGTAACAATGAACCAATCTTTCGTCTATTCTTGGAGGAATAAAATAGATAATAGACTATACGTGGGGTATCATACTGGGGCATTAAATGATGGATATATTTGTTCAAGCAAAGTTTTTTTGAAAGATTATTATAATAATCCTGATAATTTCGAAAGATACATAATTGCCACAGGCAGTAAAGAAAAAATGGCTGCTCTTGAGACTAAAATTTTATTAGCAGTTGATGCTGCTGGCAGTATGGATTTTTATAATCAGCATAATAATAATGCAGGAGCCCGAGGATGGAATTATACTCATTCTGCTAAAACTAAAGAAAAAATTAGGGCTAAAGCAATTGGAAGAAAGCATTCACGAGAAACTAGAGCTAAAATGAGCATGGCTCGACAACGTTATAAACTTTCTCCTGAGTCTATAGAGAAAACGAGAGTCGCACATATTGGATCTAAAAGATCAGAAGAGTCTAGAGCAAAAATGCGATTGGCCTGGGAAAAGAGAAAACAGCGGAAATTGGAATAAGAAATTATGGCTTTACTCATCACGGAGTATAACGAGAACGGCATCAAGCCTCTCATTGAAAGTGCCGGCACCGAGAAGAAGTACTTCTTGGAAGGCGTTTTCATGCAGGCCGAGAAGCAGAATCGAAATAATCGAATCTATCCTCGTTCCGTACTCCGTGAGGCCGTCAGTCGTTTCGTCGCCGAGCAGGTGTCGACTGGCCGTGCGGTAGGTGAACTAAATCACCCGGACGGTCCCACGATCAATCTGGATAAAGTGTCACATCGCATCACGGAATTGAACTGGAACGGAGATGATGTGTATGGCAAGGCACTGATTCTCAACACTCCGATGGGACAGATCGTCAAGGGCCTATTGGATGGTGGAGTGAAACTTGGAGTGTCCTCTCGCGGCATGGGTTCAGTTGAATCCCGCGCAGGTAAGACCTACGTGAAGCCAGATTATAGTCTGGCCACGGTCGACATTGTTCAGGATCCCTCGGCTCCCTCGGCCTTCGTCGAGGGAATCATGGAATCGGTTGACTGGGTGTTTGATGGAAAACAGTACGTTGCCAACAAAGTCGATCGAATGAACGAGTCGTTGAAGAAAATCCGTCAGACACGAAGCAAAGAATTTTACGCTGAAGCTCAGATCAAATCATTTGAGCAATTCCTTCGGGATATCAGCTAACAGAATCTCTCCTGATACGTCAGGGAGTTATTGGTATGGGTACTCGAAGCGAGCCTGTTTGCTCGATCGAGATTGAATAGTATGAGACTGAGGTCCCTTCGGGGCTTCCTCTCCAACAAACATTGAAGAAGATGGCCACGAAGAAAAACCAAAAGAAGATCGAGGAATCGATCGAGAGCATGGATCAGAGCGTTAAAGATATGGAGAAGGCAATTGCGGCCGCGCCGCATGCTAAAGCTCCGATCGCACACGCTCCTGGTCCAATCACGGAAGAGGAACCCGTCTCGAAAGACGAAGCTGAGAAGCTCGATGACGAGAACGGTGATTCCAACTCGGAAACTCACGGAGAAGAGGACAAAGAATGTACCTGTACCTGTGACGGCGAATGCACCTGTGGAAGCACGGAAGAGCATGAAGAGGGAGACGAAGCTGAAGAAGCTGAAGTCGACGTGGATCAAGTCGACATGGAAGAGGACGTCACGGCACTGATGAACGGTGAAGCCAACCTCACGGAAGGTTTCAAGTCCAAGGCCAAGACGATCTTCGAAGCGGCCGTTAAGAGCAAAGTTCGCTTGGCTCGTAAGCAGCTCCATGAAGGATATCAGATCAAGTTGTCCGAGAAAGCCGAGCAGATCATGAACACGGTCACCGAACAGGTCGACTCGTACCTCATGTACGTCGTCGAATCCTGGATGAAGGAGAATCAAGTCGCCGTCGACTCGACCCTTCGCACGGAGATCGCCGAAGGCTTCATCACCTCTCTGAAGAACGTGTTTGCCGAGAGCTACATCGAGGTTCCCAAGGCCGACAAGGACTTGGTGGAATCATTGAACTCTCGCATTGTCGAGCTTCAGGAGCAAGTGAAGCAGAATGATCAGCTCGTTGAATCCGTGAAAGTTCAGAACGAGAAGTTGATGCGCAAGTCCATTCTCGCGGAAGCGTCGAAGGGATTGGCGACCACTCAGGCCTCTCGTTTAACGGAGCTCACCAAGGACGTCATCTTTGAATCCGCGGAAGCCTTCTCGAAGAAGGTGACCACGATCAAGGAGTCGTACTTCTCTGGCAAGGCTCCTCAGTCAGCGCCGTCTTCCATCGTGAAGGCGAACGTGAAACCACAGAAAGTAGTTAATTCGGGTACGATAATCATCGAGGGTCAAGAAGATTCCATGGCTACATTGCCAGATGACATGAAACGTTACGTCAGTGCTATCTCTCGTGCTGAACGCAATAATCCGAATCGTCGGTGAGAGAATAACCCCCAACCATAACAAAAAGAAAGTATGTTTAATACCGAACAGTCCGAACAAAAATGGGCAGCGGTGTTGGATCACGCGGAAGCTCCTGCATTTAAGGATAACTATCGCCGGTCCGTCACGGCCGCATTGCTCGAAAACCAGCAGAAGGCTCTCAAAGAAGAGCGCTCGATGCTCGCCGAAGCCGACATGGGCACCGGTGCGATTCAAAACTTCGATCCGATCTTGATCTCCCTCGTGCGCCGCGCGATGCCGAACTTGATCGCCTACGATATCGCCGGCGTTCAGCCGATGAGCGGACCTACCGGTCTGATCTTCGCGCTCAAGCCGAAATACACCTCCGCGTTGAGCACGACCTCCGGTCAGACCGTTGCGGCCGGTGACGACTCGCTCTATGGCGGCGTTCAAGGCACGACTTCGAATCAGCCTTCCGTGGCTGGCTCTTCGACGGCCTCTCAGTCCTCGTACTACAATGGTACGATCAGCAATGCGACCTCAACGGCCGGTTCTACGACCATCACGTTGACGGCGACTCCTCTCGCGGGCCTTGCGGTCGGCGATTTGGTGATCGCTCAGGGCGTCGTTCCTGGCACTCGTGTTGCATCCGTTACCACTAACTCTGGTGTGGTTACGATTGACACGGCATTGGTCTCGACCTTGAGTTCGGCTTCAACCGTGTTGTTTGCGAACCTGGCTCCGATCACCTCGGCGTTCTCGGGTAATCAAGCCTATGCTGGTACGGCTCCGTATCAGGTCGGTCAGGCTTTGCCTACGGCGACCGGCGAATTGCTTGGTACCAGCGGTAATCAAGACTTCGCTACGATGGGCTTTGACATCGAAAAGACCGTCGTGACCGCGAATACTCGCGCGCTCAAGGCGAGCTACACGATGGAACTCGCTCAGGATCTCAAGGCCGTTCATGGTCTCGATGCGGAATCCGAGCTGGCGAACATCCTCTCCTCGGAGATCCTGTTCGAAATCAATCGTGAAATCATTGAAACGATCAATGCGAAAGCCGTCCTCGGCGCTCGCTTCAACTACACCACGCCTGGTGTTTACGACGTCCGCACGGACGCGGATGGTCGCTGGGCCGCGGAACGGTACAAGAGCCTTCACATGGCGATTGAGCTCGAAGCGAATCAGATCGCCAAGGAAACTCGCCGTGGCAAGGGTAACTTCATCCTCTGCTCGTCCAACGTAGCCTCGGCTCTGGCCGCGGCTGGCTCTCTGGACTACGCGCCGGCTCTGAGCTCGAAGCTCGAAGTCGACGACACGGGTAACACCTTTGCTGGTGTGTTGAATGGTCGCATCAAGGTGTACATCGATCCGTATACCTTCACGGACTACATCACGGTCGGCTATCGTGGCACGAATCCGTACGACGCTGGTATCTTCTATGCGCCTTACGTTCCGCTCACCATGGTCCGCGCGATCGATCCGGCTTCCTTCCAACCTCGTATCGCCTTCAAAACGCGTTACGGCGTGGTCGCGAATCCGTTCGTTCAGCAGATCAATCCGGCGGCGGCTGGTGCTCAGAACGGCAACGATCGTGGCAACTTTTATTACAGAACATTTAATGTGCGTAATATCAGTCTCCGCGGCGTTCAGGCTGCTACAAGCTAAGCTGATTAGCTTCGCTATCATGACCGCAGTCCTCGAAAGGGGACTGCGGTTTTTTCTTGTCCATAAATAAACATCAATGAATTCGCTGACGACCAATCTGAATTTCCTGCAGCAGGTTAACTTTAAGCTGACAATTCAGAATCCCAAATTTACAAACATTGAGTATTTTTGCACATCCGTGAATATTCCTTCATTGAGCATGGGAGAAGTCAAGGAAAACTATCACAATCAATCGGCTTATTTTCCTGGAGAAACAATCACATATGAGACTCTTCGTGTAAAGTTCATGGTCGATGAGAACATGAGCAATTATGTGGAAGCGCTCAATTGGCTTCAAACAAATGCGACCACATCTGGTCAGCCTCTTCGTACGGATGTGATTCTGTCGGTTCTTTCTTCGAAGAATACGATAAATCGCCAGTTTCAGTTTCATGACGCCTTTCCGACCACGATCGGTGAGCTTCAGTTTGACACACAGGCACAGACGATTCAATATCTGCCCTGTGATCTGACTCTGCGATTCAACTACTTCAATGTGCTCGTGTAGCACCCTGTACAGGTATAAATAATTTCAGATTACATTATGATTACCGTTGAAGACATCATCAAGGAATGGGAATCCGATTGTCAACTTGACTCTCTGGCATTGGACGACTCGACCCTCAAGTTCGCCAAGATTCATGCCAAGTACCTGGCATACCTCACGGAGTTTAAGCTCAAGCTTCGTACCACAGAATCCAAGCTGTCCGAGCTTCGTCATGCCAAGTGGCTATACTACACCGGCAAGATGACACAGGAGGAGATGGACGAGCGCAAGTGGCCGTACGATCCATTCAAAGGTGCCTCGAAGCCTCTTCGCTCGGATCTGGAAACCTACGTCGACGCGGATTCGGATTTACGTGTGGCGCTCGACAAGAAAACATACTTTCAGACCGGCGTGGACGTTCTGACGGAGATTCTCGATACACTTCGCTGGAGGCATCAGCACATCAAGAACGTTCTGGACTTTCGAAAGTTTACGGCCGGGTGCTAATAAATACTACATGGCCATCATACACGTCAATTCGATCGATCAGGCACACCTTCGCGTGACCTGTGAGGATTCCGGAGTCCTTCAGGAGCTATCTGAGTTCTTCTCGTTCTTTGCGGCCGGATATCAGTTCTCTCCGGCCTTCAAGCGTCGGCAATGGGATGGGCGTATACATTTGTTCAATCTTCGTAATCAGACTCTTCCGGCCGGTCTGCTCCATCACCTTCAGAAGTACGCGGACTCACGGAAACACGAACTTGAACTGGCACCAGGGCTGTGGCTTCCCGACCTCTCAGAAGCTGAATCCGAAGCGTCTGAAGGCCTTTATGCGGCCACCGGGGCGGACGATAAGCCGCTCGAGCTAAGGGATTACCAGAAAGATGCCATAGATCGTGCGATCAAGCTTCAGAAGATCCTTCTGGTTTCCCCGACCGGTTCTGGTAAGTCTCTGATCATCTATCAGCTTCTACGATGGTATCTGAATCATCTCAAAGGTTCTTCGAAGAAGGCAATCGTCATCGTTCCTACCCGAAGTTTAGTTCTTCAAATGCAAAATGATTTTTCAAATTATTCATCTGAAGATGCATCTTTCGACGCTGACTCTTCAATAAGCATTTTGATGGGTGGAGAAGATAAAGATCCTAAAAAAGAAAAAGTAAAGGTTTTTTTGGAAGATGGTTCAATTAGAATACTATCACCGAATGATATAGTATCAACACGTTTTGGTGAGAAGAAAGCGAAAGACCTTACGTTAAAAGATGATTTGATATAATTTCAAAACTTATGAAACCTGAAACAATTGATGTTTCGATCTGGAAATTAGGTAGAGTATTCTATGAAAATTCGAAAGATTGAAAAAGTAGAAGTAGATCCACCGGTGATCATCACGACCTGGCAGTCGGCCGTTACCATGGGGCCCAAGTGGTTCGAGCAGTTCGGTGGTGTCTTTGGCGATGAGGCACATCTGTTCAAGGCCGTTTCACTGACCAAGATCATGAGCTGGCTCAAGAACGCTTGGTTCCGCATCGGAACGACCGGTACGCTTCCGGGAGGTGAGGATGCCAAGGTCAATAAGCTGGTGCTCGAAGGATGCTTCGGTCCGACCTATCAGGTGACGACAACACATGAGCTCATCGACGCGGATGTTCTGGCTCAGTTGAAGATTCACATGCTCGTGCTGAAGTATCCCGAGGCAATTCGCAAGGAGCACGATTCCCTCGATTATCAGGACGAGCTCGACTTTCTGACGTCATATGAGCCACGCAATCGCTTCATCACGAACCTGGTCGCGGATCTCAAGGGCAATAGTCTGATTCTGTATCAGTTTGTCGAGAAGCATGGAGAGCCTCTCTTCGAGGCCGTCAAGAAGAAGCTGAAGGACACCAAGCGAAAAGTCTACTTCGTCTCCGGAGAGGTAGATGCCGACGAGCGTGAACGGATCCGCGGCCTGGTGGAGAAGGAGGAAGGCTCCGTCATCATCGCCTCGTTTGGTACATTCTCGACCGGAATCAACATCAAGAATTTGCACAACATCGTCTTTGCTTCTCCGACCAAGTCACAGGTGCGAGTCCTTCAGTCGATCGGCCGTGGTCTCAGAAAGACCAAGGATGAACGTTCAACGACCGTATACGACATCGCCGACGATCTCTCGAGAAAGGGCCAGAAGAACTACACGCTGACTCACGGCATCGAGCGCGCCAAGATCTATACGAAAGAGAAATTTGACTTTGAGGTGCATGAAGTGCCGATCTCATAAATACTTTCATGACCGCGGACCTTAAGCAGTACATCGATTCCCTGAACGTTCAGGTCTATCGCATGATCGATGGATCCGTCATTCTGGCCGAGGAGAATCATCGAGACTCGGTTGAGTCGTACGTGATACTCCATAGACCATTGCAGATCTGTCAGATGGTCGTAGAATCGAGCCTGAAGACCGTGTATGTTCCCTGGATTCCTGGAAGTCAAACTCAGATTAAGGTCAATCTGGATTCCATCATTGCGGAGTCTGATTCTACATTTGATCAGAAGTTCGCTTACTCACGGTACTTTCTTCTTACTCATCTGCAGAAGTATCTGAGTCCCTCTGAGCTTCAGGAGGCCATCAAGGATTCCTCTTCCACGAATAATCAACAGATGCCTTCGCTCAGTCCCTCGCTCAAGCATCAGTTAAACAAGCAGAAGAGATTTGATCTCAACTGAAGCCTTAGTCTGTTCCAGCTTGCCTTGATTATTCCCTGACTGCTGCTGAGGTCTGGATCAATTGTACATGTACCACACTGGTGTGTACACAACATAGTTACGACGGAGTCACTCTAAGTTACAATGGCTGATTGTAAAAGTTTTGTGTACTTATGAAAGTGGTATGATACATTATCTCACATGAACGATATCGCACCTCGAAAGCTTAAGCCTTCAGAGAAACCACATTACGTCAACAACGCGGAGTTTTCCAAGGCCGTGGTCGATTACGTCGTGTCGGTCACAAAAGCCAAGAAGGCCGGTAAGCCGGAACCTACGATCACGGAATACATCGGATCGTGCTTACTGAAGATCTCCGAGGGGCTCTCACATAAACCCAATTTCATTCGATACACGTACCGTGAAGACATGGTCATGGATGCGGTCGAGAACTGTATTCGTGCGATCAACAACTTCGACGTCAGCATCGGAACTCGTACCGGCTTACCCAACGCTTTTGCCTACTTCACACAGATCTGCTACTTTGCTTTCATTCGTCGCATTCAGAAGGAGAAGCGAGTTCAGGACATCAAGGCTCTCTACATGGAACATGCAGGAATCGAGAACTTTGCCGACTGGGGTGATGGAGACTCTGGAAGTCCTGCGGTCGGCGAAGGCATCGTGGAAAGGATTCGCAATAGAGCCGAACAGATACATGTTCGTGACAAGGTAATCAAGGACTTTAGCAAGAAGGTGAAGAATGCCAAGAAGAAAGCCGTGAAAGATAAGTCCTCCCTCGAAATGTTTCTTGCAAAACATTAAGTTTGAGATCATGCGAATCGCCATCATCAATGACACTCACGTCGATCTGCGTAACGGCTCTGAGCCGTACATGGATCATCTGAATCAATTCTTTTCGAAAGTATTCTTTCCATTCTGTGATCGGCATGGAATCAAGCACGTGATTCATCTGGGTGACTACTTCGACAATCGCCGTGGCATCAATATACGGGCTTTGCATAATGCACGTAAGAGTTTTCTTGAACCATTGACCGAGCGAGGAATGACGATGACGATCATTCCAGGCAATCATGATGTTTACTACAAGAACTCGAATGCCGTATCCTCCCTTCGTGAGATGTTTGGCTATTACATCGAGAACGTGAAGATCATCGAGAAGCCGACAATTCAAGAATTTGACGGCCTTCCCATTGCTTTCCTTCCATGGATCTCCGAATCCAATTGTGATGAGTTTCTCGAATTCCTTTCCAAGTGCACGGCTCCGATTCTAATGTCACATCTGGAGCTTGCTGGATTCGAGATGGCCAAAGGTCAATCTGGTGCCTCACATGGCATGAATCCGGATCTTTTTAAGCGATTTGAGATGGTCCTCTCTGGTCACTATCACACCAAGTCGACTCGTGGCAACATCTACTACTTGGGTACACAGGTGGAACAAACCTGGGCCGACTGCAATGATCCTAAGTATTTTCATGTCCTCGACACGGCCACTCGCGAGCTTTCACAGATCAGAAATCCTCTGACTTTGTACAGTCGATTGATCTATGATGACTCGAAGTCTGATCCAAATGAAACACTGGACACGGAAATGGTTCGTGACAAGTTCGTCAAGGTCGTGGTCGTCAAGCGATCCAACATCAAACAGTTCGAGAAGTTCATTCAGCGAATTCAGGACATGGGACCACTGGAGCAACCCAAGATCGTTGAATCCTTCGATGAGTTTGCTGGAACTCAGGTCGAAGATGATGCGATTGACTTGGAGGATACATCCAAGCTCCTGAACACCTACATAGATTCCGTGGAGACCGATCTGGACAAGGAACGCATGAAGTCCATGATTCGCGAGCTCTACGTTGAGGCACAGTCCGGAGAAACTCAATAGATCATGGCCATCACGTTTCAATCACTACAGTACAAGAACTTCCTTTCGTCTGGAGACAATCCGGTTCGAATTCAGCTGAATCGACATTCAACGACTCTGGTCGTGGGAACCAACGGTGCTGGAAAGTCGACGATGATCGATGCTTTGTCTTTCGCTCTGTTTGGCAAGCCACATCGCGACATCAAGAATCCACAGCTGATCAACTCCGTGAATGGAAAGAACTGCGAGGTTCAGATTGAGTTTTCGATCGGATCCGATACCTATCGTGTCATTCGTGGATACAAGCCCTCGATCTTCGAGATCTGGAAGAATGGTCAGATGTTGAATCAGGAGTCACACTCTCGCGACTATCAGAAACTTCTCGAGAACAACATTCTGAAGATGAACAAACGTTCATTTGATCAGATCGTTGTCCTTGGTGCTGGCAACTTTGTTCCGTTCATGCAGATGCCGATCTGGGATCGTCGAGATATGATCGAGGATCTTTTGGACATTGCGATCTTCTCGCAGATGAACGACGGCCTGAAGGAACGAATGGCCAAATTGAAGGAAGAGATTCGTGACGTGACCGAGAAGATCACGATGATCAATGAGCGAATCAAGCTTCAGGAGAAGCACCTTCATGAACTCCACGATCTGAACGCTCAGAGTAAGCTCGAGCTTGCATCCGAATGCCAGACACTGGAATCTCAGATCAATGAGAAGAAGGCCGAACTAAAAAAACTCGATGATGAATATGAGGCTAATCAGAAGCGAGTCGACGAAGAAGTCGAGAATGCTCGAATCAAGATGAGCCGCTTTGACGGCTTTCGCTCTCAGATCTCCAACAATCAAGATCGTCAGCAAAAGGAAGTCGACTACTACGAGAAGAATCGTCACTGCCAGACCTGTGATCAGTACATCGCCGAGGAGTTTCGTCAAGAGAAGCTTCAGGCTGGAAAGAAGAAACTGCAGGAACTGATCGATGGCCTGAAGCACCTTGACGAGCATCGTGAGAATCATCATCTGATTCTGATGACCACTCAGGAAGAATGGTCGCGTCTCAAAAAGGTTCACATCGCCTCGATGACGACACTGGCTTCACTTCGCGGACTCGAACGCCGTCTCGAGGATCTTCGAAACAAAATCAAATCATCGGCAATTAAGGCCGATACGACGCCGATCGTTCAGGAGCTTGAGGCTTCTCGCTCGGAACGGGAAGCTCTGATCGTTCGAAAGGGAGATCTGAATGAAGAGAGGACGTATCAAGACGTTGCGCAGGAGATGCTCCGTGACACCGGAATCAAGACCAAAGTCATTAAGCAATACGTGCCTCTGATGAACAAGTGCATCAATCAGTACCTGCAGATCCTCGACTTCTTTGTTTCGTTCACTCTCAATGAATCGTTTGAGGAAACGATTCGCTCTCGGCATCGAGACGACTTTTCGTATGCTTCATTCTCGGAAGGAGAAAAGTCCCGAATCAATTTGGCGATTCTTTTCACGTGGCGTCAGATCGCCAAGCTCAAGAATCACAATTCGACCAATCTGCTGATCCTTGATGAGACTTTCGATTCATCTCTGGACTCCGATGGTGTGGATTGCCTTCTGAAGATCCTGAATACGATGACGGCCACCAACGTTTTCGTCATCACTCATAAACCGGATGCGATGGCCGATCGAATGGTTGGAAAGCTCGAATTTGAGAAGAATGGGCTGTTTTCTCAGCTCAAGTGACGGTCCGTGTGCAAGTAGCTGATTTGCAACGAGATATTTTAGCACTTTTTTGTTTACATTCCGGCATTCTGCTGTAGAATGTATACATGATCGAACAACATCAAGCCGTAAATCTGGAACAGCAAGGCATGCTCGCCAAGCTGCTGGCCAAGGAAAACGTCCGGATTCAGCACGGCAACTACACGACGGCATATTTCGATGTCAAGCATCGTGTGCTTGGCCTTCCCCTCTGGCAGAATAAAGGCAAGAACGTATATGATTTGCTTTGTGGCCACGAAGTCGGCCATGCTCTCTATACGCCGGCCAATGGTCACACTCGCTTTCATGATGCCCTTCCCGGCGTTCCGTTCTCGATCTGCAACATCGTCGAGGACATTCGCATCGAGCGAATGATTCAAGACACATATCCTGGCTTGTCTTCCACCTTTCGTGCCGCATACGCTCAGTTCGTGGCCGATGACTTCTTTGGCATCAAAGGCAAAGATCTGGCGTCCCTCAACGTGGCCGATCGCCTCAACATCCATGCCAAGACTCGCGGCGCCGTTCAGGTTCCTCTGACGGCTTCGGAGTTGGTGATTTACGACAAGGCAATGGCCGCTCAGACTTTTGACGACGTCCTGTCCGTCTGCAAGGAACTGGCCGAACTCGTCGGCAAGCAATCTCAACAATCCAAGCAGCCGACACCTTCCAGTAAGCCGGATGCCGATGCTCCTCAGCATCCTACGGCCGATCAGCCTTCCGAAGCCGATTCTGGTGACGAAGCCGATTCTGGTGACGAAGCCGATTCATCCGACGACAAGGCCGACGAAGCCGATTCTGGTGACGAAGCCGAGGCAAAACGCACCACCTCATCCGCTCAGACCGAAAGCGATCAATCCGAAGAAGTCGACGGCAACAATTCAACGTCCAGTCAAAGTGACGATCAGCAGGACTATAGTGATCTCATCTCCGAGCTCACTTCTCAGACCGAGCAAGCGCTTCAGCAGGCCGTCAAAGACATGGCGGTTAACGACGGCAATCGTCACTTCTCGATGCCTTCGACAAAGACGATCGAGAGCCTGATCATTCCATTCTCCGAAGTGATGGCCGAACGTGCCAAGTGCCCGGGCTATGCGTGCTACATGGCCGATGCTGGTGTGCAGACCGAGGTGACTAAACTCCGTGCCAAGGCCAAGAAGTACGTGGCCACTCTGGCCACCGAGTTCAACATGCGCAAGGCGGCTTATCAATATTCTCGTGCTACGGTGTCCTCGACCGGCATCATCAATGTCAATCGTTTGCACAGCTACAAGTATGCGGACGATATATTCAAGTCCGCGACACGCTTGGCCGATGCCAAGAATCATGGCATGGTGTTCTTTGTCGACTACTCATCTTCAATGAATACTGTGCTCGGCACGGTCCTCGAACACACGGTCAATCTGGTGATGTTCTGCCGCTCTCTAAACATTCCCTTTCGAGTCCTTGGCTTCACGAATCCAAGTGTCTCCAAGCCGGCCATTCTCGCCGCTCAGGCTCACGATGAGATTCGAATCGAAGACCTTCAAATGATCGAGATCTTCTCGAGCAAGATGAGCAAGGCCGAGTTCGAATTGGCCGTCTCCGAGACTCTGACACATGTGGCCTGGCGTAAAGGCTACCGCGTCGACGCGATTGTATACAATCCATTGAGCAACTACAATTGTCCGGTTACGAGTAAGCTTGAAGAGCTTAGTGGCACTCCTCTCCTCGAGGCGATCGTTGCGGCTCACGTTCTGGTTCGTCAGTTTCGTCAGGTCAATCCGGTTCAGAAGGTCAGTGTGCTCTTTCTTACGGACGGTGACGGCAGTGGCCTCAATTACGTTTACAACTCCGATGTTGCCGAAAAGCTTGGTCAGAAGCCGTCCATCAATAGCAAATATACCGGAATCATCAATGGCCGTCGAATCGATCTGACTTATGGCTTTTCCGGCAACTACGATAAGCTCATCGAATCTCTTCGTGAGACCTGCAACTGCACGGTCACTTGCTTCTTCGTTCCTGGAAGTGAGAAACTGGCCATGACGAAAGTGAATGGTGCTTTGCGTGGTCTCAAACGCAACTCGAGCTCCGAGACACAGGAACTTCTGGAGAATCTCAAGAAAGCCTATCGCAAGCAACATTTCGTCGAGATTCGTGGTGGCTTTGGCTTCGATGCCTACTACGTCCTCGGCACTCCGAGCGACCTCGTCATCACGGACGATGAATCATTCGATCCGGAATCCGATTCTGATGCCAAGATGACGACGTCCAAAATGTCACGAGCCTTCACGAAATTCAATTCCGACAAGCGCAATTCTCGCATTCTCCTCAACAAGTTCGCGGCTCAAATTGCCTAAGCTTGTGCAAGTAGCTGATTTGCAATCAAATACTCCATCACTTTTTTATTTACAAACCGACAATACTTGATAGAATTATATCATGATCGAACAAGCTAAAATCAATCAAACGCTGGCTCAGCTCAAGGGCTCGAGCGCCGGCACAATTCACACCTCCGAACACATCAAGCAGGTGGCGCGAGCCAACGGCTTCACTTGGAATCAAATTTACGAAGTGCTCATGCGGTCCGAGTTCAACATCGGCCGTGGCAAGTATGATCTTGCTCAGCTCTTCGCTCGTCTTGACGGCACCGTGATCCCTCCAACTCACTCACCGGCTCCGGCAGCGGCCACTTCGTCGCCCGCTCCGATGGCTCCCACGGTGCCGTCACTCGCCTTTCAAATGTCGGCCGGAGTTCAATCAATTATGTCCGCGGACGCATATGTGCCCGAGATCGATCCAACCTACGTGCGCTGGGGCGCTTACGACACGGTGCTTCGTGCGGTCGCTTCGGAGCTCTTCTTTCCGCTCTTCATCTCCGGCCTGTCCGGCAATGGCAAGACCAAGATGGTCGAGCAATGCTGTGCCAAGCTCAAGCGCGAATATATTCGCGTGCAGATCTCGCCTGAGACGGACGAGGACGATCTGATCGGCGGTTTTCGTCTTCTCAACGGTGAGACCGTCTTCTGCAAAGGTCCGGTCATCAAGGCCATGGAACGTGGATGCCTTCTGCTCATCGACGAGATCGATCGTGGTTCGAACAAAATTATGTGCCTGCAAGGCGTCCTCGAAGGCAATCCGGTGCTCATCAAGAAGACCGGTCAGGTGATTCATCCGGCCAAAGGTTTCAACGTCATCGCGACGGCCAACACCAAGGGTCGCGGCTCCGACGACGGCCGATTCGCGGCCGCAACGATCATCGATGAGGCTTTCCTCGAACGCTTCGTGGCCACAATCGAGCAGCCATACGCTCCGAAGTATACGGAGAAGAAGATCGTTCTCAAGCACATGGAGAAGTTCGGTCGCATCGACGAGGATTTCGCCACCAAGCTCTGTGACTGGTCGGAAGTCATTCGCAAGACTTTCGAGCAGGACGCCATCGAAGAAGTCATTTCGACTCGCCGTCTTTGTCACATCGTCAAGTCGTTTGCGATCTTTGGTGAGCGCATGGAATCGATTCAGCTGTGCATCTCACGATTCGACTCTGACACCAAGGCGGCTTTCATGGATCTCTACACGAAGATCGATCCGTCGATCATTCCTTCGTCCACGCCCGTTCCACCACCAGTCACTGAATCGAACGCTGAGCGGTGATTTAGCAAACGTGTCATTCTAATCACAACCAATTCAATCACCAACTAATTATGAAAACATTCGCTATTGCTAAAAGTCACCTTGACGAGAACAACTTCTATGTCGGTGCTCAGAATCTTGAAAACTTCGATGGGCATATTACGTCTGATGATGATCTAGGAGTCATTCGTTTCCATAAAGGCATAAGCTGTACCGGAAGCATAGTTTTTGGCGCTGGCTGTGGCATCAATGCTGGCTGGGGCATCAATGCTGGCTGTGGCATCAAGGCTGGCTGTGGCATCGAGGCTGGCGAGGGCATCAATGCTGGCTGGGGCATCAATGCTGGCGGGGGCATCAAGGCTGGCGAGGGCATCAATGCTGGCCATGGCATCAATGCTGGCGAGGGCATCAAGGCTGGCGAGGGCATCAATGCTGGCGGGGGCATCAAGGCTGGCGAGGGCATCAATGCTGGCCATGGCATCAATGCCGGCGAGGGCATCACGGCTGGCTGGGGCATCGAGGCTGGCGAGGGCATCAATGCTGGCTGGGGCATCAATGCTGGCGGGGGCATCAAGGCTGGCTATGGCATCAAGGCTGGCTGTGGCATCAATGCTGGCTGGGGCATCAAGGCTGGCACGGGCATCAATGCTGGCTGGGGCATCGATGTTGGCTGTGGCATCGAGGCTGGCTGGGGCATCGATGTTGGCTGTGGCATCGAGGCTGGCTGTGGCATCAAGGCTGGCTGGGGCATCAAGGCTGGCACGGGCATCGAGGCTGGCTGTGGCATCAATGCTGGCGAGGGCATCAAGGCTGGCGAGGGCATCAATGCTGGCCTGACGGTTTTCGCTGGAATTAACGTATATGAAAAATGCGCGATCGACAAGTATGAGATTCAATGCGCTACATTTATTGGTGATGTGGGTTACGGTAAGCTTGTCATCGTTCCCGCTCCAAAGAAAGAATCGAAGCCTGAATCCTCATGTGTTGGCAAGCTTATCGAGATTGATGGCAAGAAGTATAAGCTCATTGAGGCGTGACGCTGGGAAACAATTGGCTGTACAAGTCGACTCACTCAGTTTATTATGATCTCTCAACGGTATGTTAGCCGAGTACCACTGAGAAAACAATAAATCGGCAATTGAAAACAACATAACATGAACAATAAGACTGCAATCAAACAGCTCATCAAGAACTACAAAGCCACCGGCACACAGAAGGGTGCGATCCTCGAAACCCTCTCTCAAGGTATGCCGTTCACGAACGCTGAAGCTCGTGCGGCCGGCATCACCAATCCGACTTCCGTCGTGACCAAGCTTCGCGATGATGGCTTCATCATCTACTCGAATCCCCACAACGCGAAGACTGGCAAGTCCGCCACCGGGCGTCGTCCACACGCGTGCAACTATGGTCGCACTCCGGCCGGCATCGAGAATCGTTATCGTTTGAGCAACTAATCGCTCGAATGATCAATGGCGGCCGATCTGGATGTTCGATCCCAGGTCGGCCGCTTATCTTCAGATCGATCAATGAATTTTATGTCCAAGATCCCATACTCAGCGATGAAAGACACCCAATCCACGAATGACGTCGTTCAAGCGACCATTGCCGAACGCGGCAAGGTATATGGCGACGCGACTCTGTCCCACGAGAACATCGGTCTGGCATGGACCGCTCTGATTCAGCAGCACTATCAGATTCGCCTGGATCATGCGATGCCATCATGGCTCGTCGAGCTCATGATGGTGTCCTTCAAGGTTCAACGTGCCGCACGTGTGTTTCATGCCGACAACTACGTCGACGCACGAGCTTATCTTCAATTTGCCGAAAAAGATCAACAACCGCAATCAAATAATAATAAATCACATGCTTAAACTATCCAAGTTCACACTCGACGTTCTAAAGAACTTCGCATCCATCAATCCCAATCTCGTAATCAAGGAGGGCAATACCTTCTCGACGATCGCGGAGGCCAAGAACATCATGGCCACGGTCACGGTTCCGGAAACGTTCGATCGTTCCTTTGGAGTCTACGATCTAAATGAGTTCATCTCCGCATTAAATCTGATCGATGATCCGACAATCGATCTGCAAGAAGACTCCGCGATCCTTTCCAAAGACGTGACGACTTTGAAGTATCGATTTGCCAATCCATCGGTCCTCACGACTCCTCAGAAGGAGATCAAGATGCCAGTGGCCGACATTCAAGTGAAAGTCACGAATGCTCTGCTCTCCAAGATTCGCCGCGCCGCATCGGTCCTTGGGCATTCCATCGTCGCTCTGAAGGGTACAGTATCCGGCTCGTTGAGCCTGGTCGTTCTGGATCCCAAGGACACATCGGCCAACACGTTCTCGATCGAGCTGATCGAGAAACATCAGCTGGGCAAGGAGTTCTCTCTGGAGTTCCTGATCGACAATCTCAAGGTGATGAGTGGCGACTACTCCGTTGAAGTCTCGTCCAAATTGATCTCCAAGTGGACTCATCAGGACTTCAAGCTCGAATACTTCGTGGCACTCGAGAAGACCTCAACGATCTGATACATAATATCATGAAAGCTATCGGAAAGAATGTCATCGTCAAGCGTGAGGCGTCTTATGCTTCACAGCAGAGTAACTTACTCGTGACGATCGAGCCTGAATGGAAGTGGATCGTTCAGTCAGTAGGTTCAAAAGTCGAAGAGCCGATCAAGGTTGGTGATCGTGTGCAGGTGGCCGGAGGCAAGCAGATTGAGGTCTCCAAAGACACCTATCGTGTTCCAATCGAGTCCATCTTGGCCGTGTATACGGCATAACAATCGACGGTGTAGGTTGCCACCGTATCAAGAGCGTACCTATGGAAAGCGTGATTGCAAGGCGCGCAGAACTCCTAAAGTAGAATCAATAAACCCTTGCTTTCTATCGAGATGCATCGTCGTAGAAAGCGACTGCGGGAAGGAACGCCTGATGATGAGAATTCTTAGGAACGTCGAGTTTGACGAATTCGATTCAACGCCGGTGTGAAGCCGGCCATCTCGACCAATTTTATATGACATCTAATTCAAATGAATTCCTCTTCGTCGAAAAGTATCGACCACGCACGATCGACGAATGCATCCTGCCGACCTCACTGAAAAAGACGTTCAATGAGATCGTCAAGAGCGGTCAACTTCAGAATATGCTGCTGACCGGCACGGCCGGCCTAGGTAAGACCACGGTGGCTCGAGCTCTCTGTAACGCACTTGGCTGTGACTACATTCTCATCAACGGATCCGAAGAGTCAGGCATCGATGTGCTTCGTAACAAGATCAAGCATTTTGCTTCCACCTTTTCTCTGGGCGGCTCGAATCGGCCCAAGGTCGTCATTCTCGACGAAGCGGACTATCTGAATGCTCAGTCGACACAGCCAGCACTTCGTGCCTTCATCGAGGAATTCTCGGCCAACTGTCGATTCATTCTGACCTGTAACTTCAAGAATCGTATCATTGAGCCTCTCCATTCACGATTGGCCGTCATTGAATTCAACACGACCAAGAAGGAGTTGGCCGGTCTGGCCGGTCAGTTCATGACGCGATTGAAGAAGATCCTCGAGCTCGAGAAAATCAAGGCTACGGATGCCGTGCTGGCCGAGCTCATCATCAAGCACGCTCCGGACTGGCGTCGAGTTCTCAATGAGTGCCAGCGCCATGCGGCCTCTGGTGAGATTGCGGCTAATGCGATCGTTGGACTCTCGAACTCGAGCATTCAGGAACTCATCAAGTCTCTGAAGGAAAAAGACTTTCGTACCATGCGAGCCTGGGTCGTCGCCAACAACGACGTCGATTCAGCACAGGTGTATCGTTCGATCTACGACTCCATCACGGACACGGCGGAACCCACGGCGGTTCCACAGGCCGTCATCATCTTGGCAGACTATCAATATAAAAACGTCTTTGTGGCCGATAAAGAGCTAAACACGGTCGCGTGCCTGACCGAACTCATGGCCAACGTTCAATGGAAATGAAAATATATCGAGAAAAAGCCGGAGTAATATCCGAGAAGGCAATTTGGATATGCTTTCATGGTTGCTACATGTATACGGGTGATACCCTTTACCTTCTGATTCGAAACATGATGAAATACTGGAATAATGATCAAATGTTGATCGGATGAATGTGACTGAATCCAAATCCAAAAAACTATCATTCTTCGACTTCCTCAACTCGATCAATGAAGGAAGCCGCGGAAAGGATCTCTTTGCCGATCCGACGACGGAGGAGAAGGCATATGTTCCCTTCATGTGTAATCGCAGCCTCTCATGGTTCTCTGATACGATTCTGCTTGCCAATGAGATGAATCAACGACCAACGATTCCGACTCGAGCTCAGTATGAATTCCTACGCAACTCGATTCGTCCTCGTAAACGCTTCTCCAAGTGGCTCAAGAACGAGCCGTCCGATTCCATAGATCTAATCAAGAAAGCTTATGGATACTCTTCTGAGAAGGCTCGTCAGGTCGCTGATCTTCTCTCCGATGATCAGCTCAAAGCTATCGCTCGTTCACTCGATACAGGTGGAAAGTAGCTTTCGAATAAATAGAGTCATAGTGATCGAATTTTGCTATGACTCCACAACAAGAATCTCAAGACACACTTGCTCCTTGGTCTCCTCAGGAGATGCTCGAGGTAACTCTCAACGAGCCCGACGACTTTCTCAAGGTACGTGAAACGCTGACTCGAATCGGCATCGCTTCCAAGAAGGAAGTCAACACGCTCTATCAGTCTTGTCATCTGCTCCATAAGCGCGGATACTACTTCATAGTTCACTTCAAGGAGCTCTTCATGCTAGACGGAAAGCCATCGGACTTCTCAATCGATGATCTATCTCGTCGAAACACGATCGCTCAGCTTCTGGACGACTGGGGTCTGGTGAAGATTCGACACTCCGAAAAAGCACAGCCACAGAAGTTGGATCTCAAGCAGATCAAGATCATTCCGTTCAAAGACAAGCCAACTTGGAATCTGGTAGCCAAGTATCAGATCGGCAACGTTAAGAAAACGAAGTAGATTTCGATATAAATAGGAACAAATGTGTACTTGCGCTGTCAAATACTTCGAAAAATACGGGTGGGTAGGAGCAAAAAATCGCGATCGTGGGTATCCAACCAAGATCGAGATCGTTCAGTCCAATAAAGACGGCATTCAACGCATCTACATCGACGACACTCTTTCACGATGGACCGAGGGAGTCAATGAGTTCGGCGTTGGAATCATCTCGGCCTCATTCTCCGTCAAGCGAGATGAGAAAGAGGGAGAACTGGCAAGTAAAGGCAAAAGTAAGGGGATGCCCAAACCCGGCGACAAGTACAAGAAGTCTACGGACTACTACTCACCAGACGGCAAGAAGATTCGCAAGGCTCTTCTACAGACGACGGCCAAGGACGCCATCATGCTCCTTCAAGAAGAGGAACTGGCCGGTGCTACCTATGCCTTCGACACGGAACACTGCTACCTTCTCGAGGGCGGATGGAACGTTTCCAAAGAAGAGGAGACCAAAGACAATCCTCGTAAATACACTTCCACGGTCACGGAGATCTCCAAGGAGGTTGGATGGTCGGCTCGTACCAATCACGGCATCAACGTTCCTACACTAGGCTACTCGTCCACGGCCACGGACGAGAAGTTCATTCGCGCTCGTAAGTCTTCCGAGTCACGCTTGGCCATCGCCGCGGAAAGCGTTCCAGATGCCGTGAATCCACGAGATCTCATGACGGCTCTGGCTCGGTGTCCGAACAAGGACGATCAGTTCATGAATCCGATTCGCAAAGGCGATCCGGCCAAGGGTGAGATGGTTACTACGGGACAGATCCTGATCGTCTCGGGAGATCGTACTCTTCACTATCGTCCGATTCATTCCTCGATCGAATTCGACTATCATAAGCTTAATGGCGGCGAGAAGGCCAAGACTTTCTTCGAGATCATCTCGGATCGATCCCTTCTCAAGATGTATGAGAGTCTGAATGCCTCTTCCGTCTCCGCTTCTGGCAAGCTTTTTAGAAAAGTTGATAAAGGCACTCTGAAGGATCCGTTTCAGGAAGGCAAGTTCTTCATGACTCCGGATCTTCGACTCATCTCCGTGCAGGATCATGAACCCGCTGCGGCCGAGATCCTTGGTGGTAAGTACGATTCGGACGATTCATGGATGGATCGTTGGAGCGCTCAGTTGGCCGAGGCTGGATGGGTGCGAGTGATCTGTGACGGTGAAAGCCTGGTGTTTTCATGGAAGGCCAGTCCGTCTCAGATTCGTGAGCTCAAGAACTTGGCTATCGAGAATCAACTTATACTGATCGACGATGTCAACTCGAAATATCGCGTGCTGTGGCAACCCGGAATGGATGAAGGCACCGATCAGAAGAACTTCAAGAAGCTTCAGATCTACTGCGACATGGATGGTGTTCTGATCGACTTCGACACGCCTCTAAAGAAGCTTACCGGAGGCCTTCTGTGGAATGACGCGGTCAAGGAATATGGTCTCGAGGAACTCTGGCGTCGAATCAATGCTGGCGGTGTGGAGTGGTGGAGCGACCTTTCCTGGGCACAGGACGGCCATCAGCTCTGGAACTTCATCAAGGATAAGAATCCCATCATTCTTACGGCCGGTGCGACTTCTATGACTGGAGATCGTGCTGAGAGAGGAAAGAAGATCTGGTGCGCACGAGAATTAGGTAATTCCTTTGAAGTCATTGTGGCCGATCATGGAAAGGATAAGAAGTATTGGGCCGCGCCGAATCACATTCTCATCGATGATCTGGAAGAAAACATTCGCGCCTGGAGATCTCGAGGAGGCATCGGCATCCTTCATCGGAATGCCACTCAGACGATCGCGGAGCTCAAGGACCACTTGCTATCATGGTCCGATGATCCCGATGCGCTGGAAGAGGACTGGAGATCGCTGGCCGCGGCTGGATTGATCGGTGCGGCTTCTCTGACCGGAGCTCATGGCGCATCGGCCAAGCATCATTCCGTGCCTCATAACAAGGCACACATCACTCATACGATTTCCAATAAGATGACACCTCTGACGGCCACCACTCCAGAACAGCTCCTGATGGGCTACGAGAACTCCAAAGACAATCCTAACGGCGGATATGACAAAGCTTCCGGAAAGTGGTTTCCCGCGCGAAGTCTGGAAGGCGGATCCGACACGATCGCTTACGGTCACAAGATTCAACCCGATGAAGACTTCTCAGCAGGACTCACGGACTCTGAGGCGCTGAATCTTCTGAAGAAGGATATCGCGATTCGTGAAGCCTCGATTCGCATGAATCTACCGAGTTATGACACGCTTCCTCAGTACGTGAAGAACGCGATCCTCTCGGCTTGGTATCGTGGAGATCTGGGACCGAGGGCGACGCCAAAGACCTGGGCACTGATCACCTCTGGAAACTGGTCTCATGTGGCCAATGAGTACCTGAATTCAAAGGACTTTCGAAGCGGACTTTCAGGTGTGAAGAAGCGCATGCAAGACAATGCGGATGCCTTCTCGACCTATGCGCAGCAGTACGCTCAGACAAAAGTTTCACGGGCCGCCTAGTTCGTATATAAATAAACTCTGATCGGTCCAAGGTTGGACGATCTTCGATCATGCCTATCGGATGGTCGAGAAACACAACAACAATCGCTTCGCTTAATTGGAAGCGGGAAAGGAAAGTCATTATGCAGTATCCTCGTCATTACTTCATCGGGTTCAATCGTCTCTTCGATCTCCTCGAGACGGAAAACTGGTCCAACATTCAAACCTATCCTCCACACGACGTGCTGAAGATCTCGGATCATGAGTATCGTGTTGATCTGGCTTTGGCCGGATGGAAGCAGAAAGAGATCTCAATTGAAGTTCATAATGGAGAACTATCGATCTCCGGCACCAAGGGCCTCAACGAAAGCTCTCTCAAGTCCGCGACTCTTCATCAGGGAATCTCTCGTCGAGACTTTACGAAGAAGTTCACGCTGGCCGAACACGTGGAGGTCAAGTCCGCGGACTTCATTGACGGTGTCTTGTCGATCACGCTGATTCATAATATTCCGGATGAACTCAAGCCCAAGAAGATCTCCATCAATGCTGATAAACAGTGTCTGAAGGGTTGAAGGAAACCTTGATTTTAGGAAAAGCCTATGTTTTAGTGAGCCATTAAAACGAACGGTTTTCCTAAAACGAAAGCTTCTTGAATCGTAAATCAAACGGGGACGAAGGAAACTTTTATGTGTACTTCGTCCCCGTCTTGCGTTAAGATATCCGTTCAATGGCCAAACTAGACCTCGCATTCTACACATCGATCGCCCGTTCTATAAACTCGCTCCTGATTCGTGGGTATGATCGTAACGGTCAGAGAGTTCAGGAGAAGGTTCGTTTTCGTCCGACCATGTACCTTGAAGCCAAGGATCCATCAAAGACGAAATTCAAAGGACTCGACGGAACTCCAGTCGAACCTATGCAATTTGACTCTATGTCGGAATGCCGTAAGTTCGTGGAGACGTATAAGCACGTGCCATCCTTCAAGATCTATGGCAATGATCGTCACGTTCCGGCATTTATTCAAGCTCAGTTTCCTCTGAGCATTCATTATCAGCAGTCGCTGATTCGTACGTGCACGTTGGACATCGAGGTTGGTAAGGAAGCTTGGGGTTACTCGGAGGCATCGGAAGCCAAGAATCCCATCGTCGCGATCACGGTCAAGTGTTCGACGGATAATACGTGCCACACTTGGGGACTCAAGGCCTTTGATCCTTCACTCTGCAAGACGTCTCGATATATGATCGACTATCGTCAGTTTCAAACCGAGGGTCAGATGCTCGAGGACTTTCTTCGCTGGTGGATTCATCCGGATAACTCGCCAGACATCATCACCGGATGGAACACCCGTGCATTCGACGTGCCGTATCTGGCCACTCGAATCTCCAAGCTTGGTGGAGAAGAGGCTTCGAAGATGCTAAGTCCCTGGAACATCATTGAATCCAAGGAAGTAAAGCTCAAAGGTCGCATGCAGCTGATGTATGAGCTCGTCGGCATTCAACAGCTTGACTACATGGATCTCTTTCAGAAGTTTGGCTACACGTATGGTGCTCAGGAACAATACACGCTCGATCACATCGCCAAGGTTGTTCTTGACGAAAGCAAGTTGGAATATGAAGGCACTCTCGATGACCTCTATCATGCGGATCATCAAAAATTTTTGGAGTACAACATAAAAGACGTGGAGCTCGTAGATCGCCTCGAAGAGAAGCTCGGTCTGATTCAACTTGTGATGATGATGTCATACATGGGTGGTGTGAATTACGCGGACACTTTGGGAACCACGGCGATCTGGGATTCCATCATCTTTCGAAAGCTGGCCAATAGGAATGTCGTCGTTCCCTTTCAATCCGAGCCTCCATCTCATGTGCCTCAGTTTGCTGGTGGATACGTCAAGGACGTTCAGCAAGGAATGCATGAGTGGGTGCTCTCATGTGACATCAACTCGGAGTATCCCAATCTCATCGTGCAGTACAACATGTCTCCGGAAACCTACATCTCGCACGTGACGATGAAGGTCGATCCGAATCAGATCATCGATGCCGTGTTGACCGGTAAGCCGCTCTTCGACGAGGATCCTGGAGTCTGTGTTGCGGCCAACGGAGCGTGCTTTCGAAAGGACGTGAAGGGCATCATTCCGACTCTGGTTGAGGAGCTGTATACTAAAAGAAAACTCGCAAAAAATGAAACCCTTTCATTAAAAAGAAAACGTGAAATTATTGTAAAAAAGATTGAACAATTGAAGCAAAATGGAGTGCTTTGAGAGTATAAATGATGTGAATTTATGAGTGAATTTTTATTATTGCAAAAGGAATTGAAAGAACTCGATACCCAGATTTCTAACTTGGAAATCGAACAACAGTCACTGAAGGTGCTTCTCAATAGTTTGTACGGAGCACTCGGAAATCGTTTTTTCCGCTACTTCAACATTAAGGTGGCCGAGGCCGTGACTCTGTCCGGTCAGACGGCCATTCGTTTGGCCGAAGCTACCGTGAATCGTTACGTGTCTAAGATGATTGGCATCGAGAAGGATCGAGTGTTGGCCGTCGATACCGACTCCGTGTATGTGACTCTGAAGGACGTGATCGACAAGTTCAAGCCAAAAGATCCTATCAAGTTTCTCGATGAGTTCTATGAGAAGGGTATTGGTCTGGAACTCGAGGTCGCATTCAATAAGTTCGCCAAGGCTACCAATGCTTATGTGAATCGCATGATCATGAAGCGTGAGGCCATCGCGGATCGTGCCGTATGGACGGCCAAGAAGCGTTACATTCTAAACGTTCTGGACAATGAGGGAGTGCGGTACACGGAACCTAAGCTAAAGATCATGGGGATTGAAGCGATCAAGTCGTCGACTCCGGCCGTCTGTCGTTCGGCCATGAAGCGCATGTTCAAGATCATTATGACTGGCAATAAGGCGGCTACTCAGGAAGCCATCGCGGAATTTCGCAAGCAGTTTTCTTCCATGAGTCCTCGAGAAGTCGCCTTTCCTCGAGGAACTTCAGATGTTGATGGTTGGCAGAGTAATGGAACCATCTATCAGAAGGGAACACCGATTCACGTTCGTGGAGCACTTCTGTACAATCACTGGATCGAGGCCAAGGGCCTGACATCCACCTATCGAGGCATTCAGTCTGGCGACAAGATTCGCTTCGTGTATCTGAAGATTCCAAATGAGATTCAGGAGAACGTGATCGCCTTTCCGGCCGCAGGAGATCTGCCGAAGGAACTCGGCCTACATAATTCTGTCGACTATGACACTCAATTCGAGAAGACGTTCTTGGAACCTCTCGATCTGATTCTAAAGTCGATCGACTGGACGTCCGAAGATGTCGGTAGCCTTGAAAGCTTCTTTTAAGATTATGACGAAAGCAACAGATAACAACGGTCAATACTGGTACATCGGTCAATACACCATTCACAGGTCATCGACGACCGCAAATGAGACATTCGTCGTGGCATTCAACAATCGATCGATTGGAGTGTTTTCAAATCTGAGCGCGGCGATCTCCGAGGTACTCATCGAGCAAGGATGGTCGTGCCGACATATTTCCGAATGGGCCGAACATATCTTCAAGGACATAGCATGAAAGCAATACTAGAATTCAATCTGCCCGAAGAAGAGGAACAACACGCTGATGCCATCAATGGTACACAGTACAAGTTCGCGATTCAGGAGCTTGATGAATACCTACGGCGTCGACTCAAGTATGAGAAACTTTCCAACTATGATGAAGTCAATGCGATTCGCACGGAACTTCACAACATTCTAAATTCTCGAAACTTAATCATCAATCAATAATCATTATGAGCTTAAACTGGAATCAAGACATCAAGGATATGCATAAGCATTACGGCGTGAAGACCAAGACTCTCACGCTATCGAAGGAACATCTGCGCGAGTACCTCAGCTTTCGCTTTCGCTTTTTGCAAGAGGAACTCAATGAGGGAATGAAGGCCGTTGAGGCCGGTGATGCCGAAGAAATCGTTGATGCGCTGATCGATCTCTGCGTCGTAGCCATCGGCACTCTGGATGCATACGACGTCGACGCTCAGGAAGCTTGGGAAGAAGTTCTGCGCGCCAACATGAACAAGAAGGTTGGCATTAAGGCGTCTCGTCCGAATCCTTGGGGACTTCCGGATTTGATAAAAGAGCCGGGATGGAAAGCGCCTGATCATTCCAACAATCATGGAATCATTTCGAAGGCATACGAAAAATAAACGTTTACGTTTGCCGAGCTTCATGGTATGATGCTCATACTTCATCATGATAGCTTTGACTATATTCAAGTCGATCTTCGATAACAAGACTCATCGTCGAATGGAATTCGATTCCTTTGACGAGCTTGAGTCGCTTTTATATGAGCTGTCCAGAGTCCCCGGATACAAGCCCAAGAAGGAAGAAAGATTCTGCAAGGATGCGTCTCCTCTGATCACTCCGGCGATCTTCAAGCCAGGTACCACTAGATCTAACGCCAACGTCGACTGCTGGGCCAAATGGGCGGCCATCGACGTCGATGAGTATCCAGTCGGTGGCTATGACGATGCCGTGAAAGCGTTTTCGCTCTATCGCTCCGTGATCTACTCGTCGGCCTCTTCGAAGAAGGAGCATCCGAAGTTTCGAGTCGTCCTCGAGTTAACTTGTGCGATTTCGGCCGATAAGATCAGGCACTTCTGGTATGCGCTGAACAAGGAGTTTAAGTCCCTGGCCGATCCGCAGACCAAGGATCTCAGTCGCATGTACTATGTTCCGGCTCAGTATCCAAACGCGTACAACTTCATCTTCTCGAATAAGGGTCCGGCTTTGAATCCATATGAACTCATGAGCCGATGGCCATATGTCGAGAAGCATTCCACTGGAATCCTCGACAATCTGCCAGAACACGTGCAGAAGGCCATCGAGAAGCATCAGAGAAGTCAATTGACCAATGGTCATAAGTATTCGTGGACATCATACCGTAACTGTCCGTTCGTAAAGCGCGAGCTCATCAATCAGTATCGATCGATCTCGTCGACCGGCTGGTACTTGAAGATGTATCAGGTCATGTCCTCGATTGCCGCCACGGCGATTCGTCGCGGATATCCAATCACGGCAAGAGAGATCGCCGATCTATGTCGTGAGCTCGATCGAGATACCGGATCGTGGTATAAGAATCGAGGCATGGAGACCGAGGCCGCGCGAGCCATTTCCTTTGCACTTCGTGGAGCGTCTAGATAATTTTATGAATGTCGCCGTCATTACTCCCTACTATAAGGAAGATCCCGATACTCTGGTCAGATGCATGCGTTCCGTGACGAGTCAGACTCACCCATATGTGTCTCACTTCATTGTTGCGGATGGTCATCCTCAAGCCTGGATCGATGATTTACCGAGCGTGAAATTCGGCAAGAATCGTCATTTTTCGATTCCAAACTGCGGAGACTATGGTGACACTCCACGAGCGATTGGTGCGGCCATTGCCTGTAATCAAGGATTCGACGCCGTGTGCTTCCTCGATGCGGACTGTTGGTATGAATCCGATCACGTAGCCGAGGCTATATCTAAAGTTACGGATCAGACTCCGATCGTTACGACTGGAAGGACTTTGCGAGATCTGCAAGGTGAAGTCATTGCCACGTGCCTCGAATCCGACGGCGTTAACTTTTGTGATACGAATTGCTATCTGATCGCTCGATCGGCTTTCAATCTCATCGGATTCTGGACATTTAAGGAGAAGAAACTCGGTATTATCGGAGATCGTATCTTCTGGCATCATTTGCCTAAGCAACATGTGGCGAGATCTTTCAAGCCTACGGTAAACTATACGACTAAGTTTGCCGTTCATTATACCGGTCACGGCAAAGTTCCTCCACCTGAGGCCATCGTCTTCGTCAATGGAGCAGATGGACTACCTCGTGCGGAAAAATACTATAAATGATATTATGATTACGGCACTCATAGGACCTAATGGGAGGTTGGGCAATCAAATGTTTCAATATGCGGCTCTGATGGGCATCGCGACTAAACAGAATCTCGATTGGGGAATCGATCGACGATATGGAAATTCTCTTACGTGGAAAGAATTTCCGATTGATAATACCTTTCACGCCATGACGGTTGATAAGGCATTTAATCTGTCGTGTAAGGATTGTGTTCCTGGCGAGTATAAGTTTGCCATTGAGAATAGTCCAAATGAATTTCATTTTCAAGAGAAATTCTTTCATACAGGTGATAATGTATGTCTACGTGGATACTTTCAAACTCATCGATACTTTGAACACATTGAAGATCGGGTACGACGTGAATTCACTTTCAAACCCGAGATCATCGAAGAAGCCAAGAAATATCTTCGTCCTGATCATGAGACGGTATCGATTCATGTTCGGCGAGGTGACTATGTGCAAAATACATGGCATGGCTTATGCGATGAAACATATTACCGTAGGGCCATTGAAGAGAACTTTTTGGATAAGCCATATGACTTCATCTACATCACGGACGATCCGGCATTCCTGGGGCAAAAGATTCGTCCGAGCGATTCGGTCCGTCTTTGCACGGCTAACAATCAGTTCGTCGAGCTATGCCTGATGTCCCTGTGCCAGCACAATATCATCGCAAACTCAACGTTCTCATGGTGGGGAAGTTGGCTAAACTCTAATCCAAATAAGAAAGTTATAGCTCCGTCTGTGTGGTTTCGTCAGCACCTGGCGGAGGCAAATATCAGCGACCTGTATCAGAAAAACTGGATCATTATATGAAATTCTTCTCGACCTTCATACCACCTTCTCTTTATGAGAAGACTCTTCTGACTGGAGAAGACTTCATTCTTCCGAGCAAAAAAGTCGACTTCTCCGATAGGAACGTTACCGTATTCACCGACTTTATTCCGAATACAGATCAGCTGAAACTTAGCGCATGTAACATACTCGTCATACAGGAACCGAATCAATTGTTTGGTCTACACGACTGGGCGATCACAAATCATCGAGCTTTTAATTTGATTTTGACTTGGGGAGATTCAATACTGTCAAAGTGTCCAAACTCCATGATGTTTCCCTTTGGTACGTCTTTCATCTGGGACAACAAGCGGACATATCAGAATATCAGCATCAAAGAAAAGAAGTTTGAAACTTCATTTCTTTGCGGTGTCAAGAATGCCATCGAGGGTCATCGGCTTAGACACAGCATCTTCAACTCTCGATCTTCAGTGACAACTCCAAACAGCTGGATCTTTCAATGCGAACCTCAAGACAAAGTAGTATGCTGGAAAAGCATGTTCCATATCGCGGTCGAAAACTCGAGGAATAAGAACTACTTTACGGAGAAAGTGATTGACAGCTTCCTGACCAAGACCGTTCCCATATACTGGGGATGTCCAAATCTATCAGACTTCTTCAATCCAGATGGGTACATCACGTTCAATGACGAGAACGAACTCATTCAAATCGTCAATGGTCTAACGGAAGAAGACTATCATAAGAGGAGTCAGGCAATCGAAGATAACTGCCGGAGGGCTCTCTACTGGGGTGACTATTTCTATCGTCTGAGTGAAATACTTGAGAATCTAAATCTACCCAAGCTATGAACGATCCGATCGTATCGATATGCATTCCAACTTATGAAATGGCCGGTCAAGGCGTCGCTTACCTTGAACATTCATTTTCAATACTAACTCGTCAGACATTCAAGTCTTTCGAAGTGATCGTGTCCGATCAGAGCATCGACGATGGGATCAATCGACTATGCGAACGATGGAATGATCGTTTACTCATTCGATATGTTAAAGCGATGAATCGAGGTAACTCTTCTCACAATACCAACAATGCGATTCATCACGCATGTGGAAAGGTGATAAAGCCACTCTTTCAAGATGACTTCCTAACTTCCGATCGAAGTCTTGAAGCAATGATGTTCTATTTCGCGGGAAGTCAAAACTACTGGTTGGCAACGGCTTCATGCCAGTCTCCGGACGGTGTCAGGCTGGAACGACCGAACTTTCCATTCTATCATGATGAGATTCAATATGGCACAAATACTATCAGCTCGCCGAGTGTCATTATGTTCAAGAATGAAAACGTCCTGCGATTCGATGAGAATTTGATATGGCTGATGGATGTCGACTACTATAAGCAGCTGTATGATAAGCATGGGCTTCCAGCGATCTGCAATCAGATCACGGTGGCAAATCGCGAGCATTCGAATCAGATAAGCTCGTCTTTGGTTAGCGATGCGAAGAAGCAATCTGAACTTGAATATGTAAGAAGAAAGTACGTGCGCACATGAGATTCAAAGCAATTTATGTGATGACTCCGGCTCAGTATCAGGCCGGAGGGATCGAATCATTGTATCAGTTGATCGACGGCATCAATCGACTTGGAGGTAAAGCTATACCGATCTTTGATCGTCATTGCTCGAATCCGGTCCTAAACATCTATGCTCACTACAAGTTTTCAGAGTATGGATTCTCTGTTCCAGACGAAGCTGAAAGTCTACTAATCGTTCCTGAAGTGTGGACCGCGATGCTTCCTTCATTCAAATCGATATCACGGGCTATCTGGTGGCTAAGCGTTGACAACAATCATTCTAAGTTTCAGGACTTTCACGACACCTCAATTACTCACTTCTGTCAGTCGCGGTACGCTTACGACTACGTCACTCGCAATGGAGCTAAGAATGTTCACATGCTGAACGATTACATCTTTGGTGCCAATACGATTCAAGACATTCCTCTATCAGAGAAGCAAGACTTCGTATGCTATAATCCGGCCAAGGGGTACGAAGTGACGATGCAGATCATGACGGAGAATCCGAACATCGACTTCAGACCGATCTCAGGACTGAATCGAGAACAGGTCATCGATCTCCTGTGCAAGAGCAAGATTTATATAGACTTTGGGAATCATCCTGGAAAGGATCGAATCCCTCGTGAAGCTTTGCTTTTCGGTAACTGTGTTATCACAAATCGTAAAGGTTCAGCGGCTTTTAGTGAAGACGTAACGGTTCCAGACATGTATAAACTCGGCGATCACCGAATGATAGGTGAAGTGATTCGACGATGTCTGACTTCATATGAGACGATTATAGACGAATTTGCTAATAGTAAAAACATTCTTAAACATCAATGTTCTGACTTGGACATGCAAATCAAGGAATACTTATTATGAACGATCTAGGACCAAATCAAGAGATTCTAGCACAAACCGTCGATTCGCTTGGATCCGACAGAATGTTTGTGGATCTAGGCGTTAGAAGCGGAGAGTCGTCGATGATGATGATTCGCGATGCTTCTGCTCGAAATAATAGAGTGCACGGAGTCGACATTGACTCTGCTCAGGTTCCATCTTATCTGACGAATCATGAACGATATGCATTCATACTCGGAGACTCAGTTACGATCGGCAAACACTGGAACAAAGGATCCATCGACCTGCTCTTCATTGACACGTGCCACATCAAAGAGCAGGTTCTTTGTGAGCTATTCTTCTGGTTCCCTCACATCAGGGAAGGTGGCTATGTCGTATTCCATGACACCGCATGGCCGAAAGACAAGCACGATATGTACGGAGGCATAGTCTGGGAAAGGCCAGAAGAAGCGGTCAAAGCGTTCTTCGGCATCTCGAGTCTGGATCAAAAGACTGAATTTGTCGAGTCGAAACATTATCCGGAATCATGGGGAATGACGTTCGTGCAAGTGAAAAAGCAATTTTCTCCTCAGCAGAACTTCAAAGATTGGCGGGCTACATTTGAGAAACGAAACCATCTCCTCGACATCCTGTCGAAGACCATACGTCTGCCTGAATTTGAAAAGCTATGAAAGTTAACGTCGTCGGATGCGGCCTCTCTGGTATCACGGCCGCACGACTCCTGACCGATGCTGGACATGAGTGCCGCATTTTCGACTCGCGCAAGCACATCGGCGGTAACTGCTATGATTCCAATGTATGTGGAGTGACGGTTCACAACTATGGCCCTCACGTCTTTCACACGGACGATGAGCGAGTGTTTGAATTCCTATCCCGTTTCACAGAGTGGACTCCATTTAAGCTTCAGCCGAAGGGAAACACTCGCCTTGGGCTAGTATCGCTTCCATATTCTCGAAAGACCGTCGCCGAGATTGGTCGCGAGCTGTCTCAGGAAGAGATCATTGAGTATATGTTTCGCGAGTACTCCGAAAAGCAATGGGGAGTTCCGTTCGATCAAATCCCAGCAAGCATCACGAATCGCATCCCGAAGACCAAGGATTGTGACGATCCCACCTGGTTCGAAGGCCAGAAGTATCAGTGCATTCCCCGAAACGGATACACGAAAATGTTCGAAGCCATGCTCGAAGGCATTCCTGTAGAGCTCGGATGCGCCTCAGACGAATGGAAGAAGCACTCGACAGACCTGATCGTCTACACTGGAAAGGTCGACGAGTACTTCAACTTTCGATTCGGTGTCCTTCCTTATCGTTCTCTCAGATTCGTTCATAAAGTAACGAGTGAGCGCATGCCGTTTTGCATTCAGAACGAGAACAATAGAACGAACGACTACACTCGAAAGTACGATCACGGTTACTTCACTGCAAATCATGAAGGATTGACTGTCATCACCGAGGAGTATCCTCAGACTTGCGGAAATGAAGACGTTCCGTTCTATCCAATCCCATTCGGAGAAGGCCTGAAGGTCTATATGGAATACAAGAAGCTGGCTGATGCGGAGAGGAAGACAATCTTCCTGGGACGATTGGCAACCTATACTTACCTCGACATGTGGATGGCCGTCAAGCAAGTGATGATTCGAGTCGATCGAATTCTGTCGTAATTTCGCCGTGTACTTCTGAACCTTTCATGGTAATATGATCTGGCAATGGACGAAGATGATCAGACATACGGACTGATCGAGTGCCAGTGCTGTCACGACCTACACGACGTCTTTCAGATGCGTGTAGATGAGTACGGCAACTGCTACTGTGATCGATGCATGTCTGAATCCATCGTCATAGATAAATCACAACATACATGAACAACAACTCCAAACGTAATAAACCTGCGATCCTCGAAGTCGACATCGGTGCCAAGCGAAAGTCCAAGAAGCCCAAGGTGGCCGCGTCGGCAAGTCGATATGGCAAGCCGGGTCCGAGTTTGCTCGAGCAGTCATACATCTGTGGCCATCGTCCTCGTCCGGCCTAAATCTTAATGCGTTGCGGGTCAAGTCGATTGGACAGGACGTCCTCTCTGATCGATCAGGGAAACCGCCCGCGACGCTCCAATTTATCCCGTTCCTTTGCCGGACGAGATTCGGGAATATACTAGGCGATACGCTGAGGAAAGCTCGAACGAAGTGCAAGTGGGCAAATACTGCTGAAAATTCCGGTGGACACTTGCAGCGGGATATTTAATTTAGCGGGTGTAGCTCAATTGGTTAGAGCGCTGCCCTGTCACGGCAGAGGTTACGGGTTCGAGCCCCGTCACTCGCGCCATATGTTTAGAGCGGTAGCGGAAGTGAGTAAGTGGCCGAATGACTGAGATGCGGCCTTTCATGATAGAATTATCTCAGAATAAATTTTAACTGCAGGGTAGATCAGTGGTAGATCGGGTGGCTCATAACCACCAGGTCGGCGGTTCGATTCCGTCCCCTGCTCCCAATTTGCCGAATCGGAGGACAAGGGGCTCCATGCCCCGTCCGGTAAGATACTAGTCACTCGACAACGGCTTACTCCGATTCGGCTCGATTTTTTTATTATGACACCTAAAAAACAAAAATCCCTTTACGACAAGTATCCAAAGATCTTTGCCTCCGCGTCGAAGCCAATGACGGAGACGTGTATGTGCTGGGGAATCGAATGTGACGACGGATGGTATGACATCCTCGACACACTCTGTGCACAAATTCAACATCACTGTGATCGTGATGAATATGTTCCTAAGTATAGTCCGATCACTTACTGGGTATTTCGTGAGTGGCATCGCTTCTACAATCGATTCATCGAACGTTGGGCTTATCGGCACTTCATCACGAAGGCCGGAGTTCCACAAAGCTTTCCGGTAGATGGTTCTCCTGAATATGCTCGATATGACGGTCAATGGAAGAAACTGGTGGCTTTTCAAGACAGATGGGACGCCAGATGGATATTTTACCAAGAGCTCTCTGGTCGAAAGGTTCATCCTCAAGTTACCTTTGAACAGGTCAAGGAGAAGTTCGGAACTCTGCGTATCTACAAGAATGTCTCGGACGAATATGTGGATGGCTTGATCTCCATGGCCGAGTCCTGGTCCGCACGAACATGCGAGGCCTGTGGATCAAATCATGATGTGAAGTCGAGGTCCAATCACTGGATCGCTCTGCGTTGTCGTGAGTGTCGAGACGACGAGACTCAGAACTATAACTAATCCATCGACCCTATGGTCTAGCGGTTAGGACACCTCCCTTTCACGGAGGTAGCCCGGGTTCGATTCCCGGTAGGGTCGCCATTTACAATGCAACATACAATGCAACACATCTACACGATCAATGGAATCATCATCGACTTAGTCGTGATCGTATACCTGATCAAGGACTTCATCGACCATCAAAAACGCCCATGACAAATAAAGAAAAGCTTGGACGATCAGGCGAACTATTGCCGCACGAACGGGAATACTGGTCGGCATTCGTCACCCACGACCCAGACGCCTGCGCTGGTAACCACTGCCCCGTCCACAACCCGAGCAACCACACGATGCGCTACTGGCCGCTGAACTACCGCACCGACCGAGGCATCACCGAACGAATCTGCCGCTGCGGAGTCGGCCACCCCGACCCCGACTGCCAACGCGCCCAAAAAGACTCGACGCACGGCTGCTGCGGCTGCTGCACCAACCCAAACTACTACAAATGAACATCTGAAGCCGGACTATCTCTGAGAAACAATTTACTGTACTTCAGCGGCTCAATGCCGTATGATGTCTCTTCATTTTATGTCACCTATTCTATCAACATCTCGTGAATCGATTCGCGTCTTACAAGAATGCATTGAATTGCAGACTCGTAAAGGCGTGGACTATCAAAATGCCGTGTCTCGAATCAAGCAAGCCGATTACTATCCAAATGGCATCTTGACTCTGATGGACATCGTCCATGCCAAGAAGCTTCGTTTGGAATCCGTGGTTTCAGCCATGCTAAACGATCCAAACTATCAACCCAACTTCGAATCGATCGAGGACTCGGCCAAGGACATGGCTAACTATTGCTCGTTCATCGTCTCATACTGTCGAGGCAAGATGGATGGTCAAAAAGCAAATCATGACATTTTTAATCGTCCCAAGAAGGAGGTCAAGGGATAATGCGGAACATCAATGACATTCGCAAAGAGTTCTCGGATCTTTTGAGGAACGAGAACTTCACGATCGACAAGACCGGAGCTCTGACCGTCGAGATCATCGGAGTTCAATTCATGGCCGATGAGCCGACGATCTTTGGCTCCGTGAATGACGACTACGTGAAGCGTGAGCTTCAATGGTATGAGTCAAAGTCACTAAACGTGAATGACATTCCCGCCAAGGTTCCAGAGATCTGGAAGAAGATCGCGACGCCCAATGGATTGATCAACTCGAACTATGGATGGTGCATCTGGTCGAAGGAGAATGGTAGTCAATATGACGGATGCCTGAGAGAACTCATCTGCAATAAGAATTCACGTCGTGCGATCATGATCTACACGCGTCCTTCCATGCATGAAGACTTCTGTAAGGACGGCATGTCGGATTTCATCTGCACGAACACGGTTCAGTACTTCATTCGTGAGAATTCCATGCATGCCATCGTCTCGATGCGAAGCAACGATGCCTGGGCTGGATATCGTAACGACTACGCCTGGCAGCTTCATGTATTGAAGAAGCTTCTGAATGACTACAATCGTTTGACGGAATCCAACGTCGATCTGGGTCACATCGTCTGGAACGTTGGAAATTTACATGTCTATTCGAGTCAGTTCTATCTGATCGATCATTTCGATCTGACTGGACAGCACTCGATAAGTAAGGAAGAATATCGTAAGTTCTATCCTAAAGTACGCCCCTATGCAAACTGAAGTCGACAAATGGGACATAAGATTTTTGGACATGGCTCGACAAGTCGCATCATGGTCCAAAGATCCATCGACTCGTATTGGAGCGGTTGTTGTTCGAGATCGAAAGATTTTGTCTACTGGCTACAATGGCTTTCCTAGTGGAATTGAGGATAATCCAGATCGTCTAAATGTTCGTGAAGTCAAATACAAGTATATTGTTCATGGCGAGATGAATGCGATCTACAACGCGGTCGAACATGGTGTTTCTCTGAAAGGAGCAACTCTCTATGCCACTGGCTTACCAATTTGCTCTGAATGTGCCAAGGGAATCATTCAGGTTGGTATTAAACGCGTGGTCGTTCCACGACAGATCGTGGCCGAGCAATGGATTAAGTCATGTGACTTTACTAAAGAACTCTTTGCGGAAGCCGGAATTGAATACGATTGGATTCAATATTATGAAAATTGAAGCGACTCCATACTATCAGGACTTTCTGCGGTATTACGATCTGGCTCGAGAGCAACAGACCAAGTGCAATGTCTCCTCTCTGCCTCCATATGGAATGATGACTCATCGAGAATCGAAGATGGGTGATGATCTCATGGAACACGTCGAACTGTACGACGTCGTCGAGCGTAAGTATGCCGGATTCTCTCAGATCGTCAATGACGTCTTCTATGGATGGACCGATCGTCATCCGTACTGGAAGAAGATGCAAGCCGGAATGATCACCGAGCAGAGGAGTCAAGTGGCTCATGACTGGATTGGAAAGCATGATGACTTCTCTCTGGCCGAATGGCTCTACATCTTCATCCTTCATCGAGTGTGTGGTTCTGGCATCAACTATGCTCAGAAACCTTCGGGGTACCATAACACTCTCCTCTTCAAGCTTCATCGAGCCAAGACGATCGAGGATATGTGCGAGATGGTCCGTCATGAGTCGAACTCATTCTACACATCCGTGGGTTATCAGTTTCCGGCGTTTCCCAAGCCTTCATCGAAGTACAAACGTGGAGGAGACTACTTCCTTTGTGAGTATGCTCCACGACTGGCACGAGATCTGGCCGATTGGCTCGTGAAGGGTCAGAAGAAGACTCTTCGAGAGATCGGAAGCTTCATGCTTGACTGGAACGTGCGAAATGGCCTGAGACAGTATCACTTTCAGTACGCGGCGATCGTGGCCGACATCGCCGACTGGTATCCTCAATACGTCGTTCGCGACTCGATGTTCTTCTATGGTTCCAATGCGATCGAATGTATCTCGTACCTGGCTCGTCCCCTCAAGAAGATGAAGACCGAAGACTTTCTAGACTCGGTCATGGAGATGGCATGCAAAGATACCGGCAGTGTGCCTTACGATTGCGAAGATGTTTGCTGTGACTACATTCGTTGGGTGACATCGTATGTTCGCCTGGGAGAAGCCTACAATACGATCGATCGAGATCGAGTATTCAGTTCCACGAAGATCATTCATCCGTACGGTCGTCAGCTTCCTATGCTTAAGCTCGGCCTCGTGAAGACGTTCAACGATTCAACACAGAACTTCTATTACGACGAGGTGCTGAAGGCGAACAATCTGACTCCACAGGCCTACATCAAGCTTGTTCAATCCCATTCTGACTTCAAGGACTGGATCGGAGTGCCTGATAAGTTCCCCACTAAATAATTTTACCATGAAACCATATACGATAGTTACGGATGGAAGCAACAAGGATATTCCGATGGGCATGTCTCGATCTGAGGCCAAACAATACTATGCGGAGATCTGGGGGACGTTTAAGTCCAAGATCGCCGAGCCGATCGTTGAACGCTTTAGAGATAAGTACATTTTGCGCGCGGATCTGGCACCAGGTGGACTAAAAGCCTTTGGCGGAGAGCGAGTGATCGCCGAGACGAATAAGGATACGCTCGTGTACTGCGCCCCTCGCCAGGGTCATGCTCCGGATGCTATTGCGATGCTCGCGGAGATGTATGGTAAGAAGTGCGTCTTCTTCTGTCCGGCATCCTCGGAAGTTTCCAATCATCAAGGATCTCTGGCCGCGTATTCACATGTAGACCTTCGATTCTTCAAGATCGCCGCGATGCCGGTTCTCAACTCATATGCACGTAAGTGGGCCGAGGCCAACAATGCTCAATACCTTCCATTTGGTCTGACCGGAAACCCCATGGTCACGGCTGGCTTGGCCAACATGGCCAATACGATTACAAAAATCATCGGCGATGAGCCCACGGAAATCTGGTGTGCGGTTTCTACTGGCACGATGGTCCGTGCATTGCAGATCGGATGGCCGACGGCTCAAGCATATGGAGTCGCCGTGGCTCGAAACATTCATAAGGGAGAGATCGGCGATGCCAAGGTGGTTTCGGCCACGATGCCATTTTTGACTCCTCATAAGTGTGCCAAGACTATGCCGTTCCCGTCCACGGCCGCATACGATGCCAAGGCATGGGAGGGATTCGTCAAAGACGGAAAGCCAGGTGCGATATTCATCAATGTCGGCTCGGACGCTCACATCAATCGCAACCTCTCGAAGGTTGACGTGAAGCGCATCAACTCTCAGCGCAAGTGGAAAGACTTCGGTGATCTGGACCGCAGTCGCATGTGGAATGAATAATATAAAATATGAATAGAGAAATTAAGTTTAGAGTCTGGTGCAATACCACCAAACATTTTACGGATATTCCATTTTATTCCTGTAGTGGTGGACAATTACTATGGCATCACACAGGCAATCAAATAACAATATCCAATATTGATGATGGCGATTATGTGATTCAACAATACACAGGACTCAAAGATAAAAATGGTAAAGAGATATATGAAGGTGATATTGTAAATTTCACTGAATATGGAATGACTCATGGGCCTGAAGCCGAAAATGTAAAAAATGCTGAGGTGTGGTATTCATCTGAAGATTGTGCGTTTGCTTTTGGAAAATACAAATCTGCAGATTATACATGGTGGTATTCGATGGTGGATGTTTTGTGCGATTTCGAGGTGGTTGGCAACATATTTGAAAATAAGGATTTACTAAAATGAACGATAAAGACACAAATATTAACAAAACAATGGAAGCCCAATCAATCGCGTGTGACCATTCAAAACGTCACTTTCACTGGACTAATACCGCTGAATATCAATTGGAGTATTGTCCTGTTTGTAGCCATATTAGAAATTTTTGGTTTAAGTCGTTTTGGAAAAGATTGAAATCTCTGTTCAAAAATGAGACCCTATAATTTATCTAGATAAGTAATAATTCGGATCGAGATAAAAAAAACAATAAACAATATGAGCAACAAAACATACACACGGGAAAAAACGGTAAAAATCAGTGACTGTCACGGCTACTATCATTGGCTCGTCGAGCAGGATCAACAGGCCCCGGGGTTTGTTACGCTGAAGTACATCGAGAACGAGGAAGACGTAACGACGTTTACGTTCGAGCCTCGCGCGGCTCGTCTGATCGCTGATTCGCTCCTCGAGATCGCCGATTCAGTCGAAGAACGCGAATAACATGAGTCTCGAGCCTTTCATCGAGGGATCCATTCCCTATCGCAACATCGAGTATCCAAATACGACGCAGGTACTATTGAAAGACGGTAAGCCTACGGATTCTTGGATGCGTGAGTGGACTCAAGACGAGAGGCTCGAGAAGTTCTTTGAATTCTGCCGAGAGTTTGATAAGCGAGAAGATCGTCTCCTTCGAGAAGACTATCAGATCTTCTCCCATCGTCTTCATTGGCATGAACATCCTTTCGTGGAGCTCATGACAGGAGTAAAAGACTCTCGTGATCGTCTTTGGTACGCCCTCGTCTTCTCGTTTACCAATGAGCATTGGGGTACTCTAACTCATCTGATGACCCACGGCATCGATAAGACTCGCGAACACTTCAAGCATAATCGCCATGCCCGTTCGGACCTCTTTCAGATCTACTATCCCAAGGGTACGGACGTGAAGGAGTGGCTCCTGACTGGACCGCTGAAAGCGGCGAATGCTCTGCATCATCACCTTACAAACGGCAAGAGGTACACGATGATGCAGTTTGCCAAGATCCTCGAGGCTCACTTCAAGAAGGAACAAAACTTTCGTTCTCCGCTCTATCCGTGTAAGAACACGGCTCGATACGTCGCAATGGCCTATCCTCATCTCGTCGATCCGGAGTCTGTCCTTTTCGGCGGCACCGGACACTTCGACGGCATGCATCAGATCTTCCTCGAGAACGTCAACGGCAAGGTGAAGTATGAGATCGATGCGGACGGCGAGTTCGTTCCAAAGAATCATCAGGCCAACGTGTGGCTTTCTCAGATGAGTTACCTCTGTGAGCATCCAGACAATCCTATGACTTCGCAGAAGATGCTGAACGTAGAGGATAAGTCATGTTTTTTTGCAAAGTCTATTTTTATCCATCATGGCGTAAAACATCCAACGAAGCGTATTCCTTATGATTGGATCTTTCCGATGGATTTCGATCTGGCCAAGCATCCGGAAGGCAAGGTCGTGCTGAATGGGCACACGACGCGTCGTCTCTGGGATAAAAATTACGATCGCGCTACTTTGGAATTTACAGAAGTCTGAAGTGCGATATAATACTTACATGATGAAAGCTCTTGTAACCGCACCCTTCATTCCGATAGTTCCTCGTCTGGCATCCCATCGATCCGCACAAGGCGTCATCTACGCGGATCAGATTCGTCAGACCGGCAAGTATGATCGCGTTGACGTCAATTGGGCCGGTAATGCCCATGAAGATCATAATGAGTATGATGTTGTGTATGTGTATTGGGGTTCCGATTGGACCGGTACACTGAACCTCTTTGGCGGAGTTCAATCCTTTCCATATGCATGGAACATTCGTAACTTCTCGAAGTTCAGAGGGAAGGTGTACTCTCTGGCCGTTGACTTTCCGGCCATCGATGAGATGATTGCCGAACGCATCGAGAATGCTCGAAAGAACTCCAAGGAGATTCAGCCCGAATGGCTCGAGACGGATCTGGCGAATCTCAAGCGCATGCGCCTCGAGTCGACTCGAGTTCGCTTTCCACACGTCACGGACAAGATCGTCATTGGAGACTCTCATGCCATCTGCATGCATCGACCGGGATGGACCGTGAACTCCGTGCCGTTCAAGACTCTGAACGGCGCTCTGAACACTGGCCTGAATACGTTCATCGATGAATTCACGAGCCTTGATAGGGTATCATCTATAGAGTGTTACTTTGGCAACATCGACGTGCGCCATCATCTGTGCCGCATCGAGGGTGATGCCTTTGAAAATGCTACTTCATTGGCCAAAAGATATGTGCAAGCCGTAGATGCATTATCTATTAAAAACAAATCAGTCTATGAACTCCTTCCAATTGAAAATGAGTCACGTAAGCTTCCTAAGACTGGTTACTATAAAGGCAAACCTTTCTGGGGTTCTTGGCAACAAAGAGATGATATTCGCAGAGTATTTAATCGAGATCTTGAAAATCTTTGTAAAGGTAGAGGGATTCGCTTCATTCGTTGGACCGATTACCTTCTAAACTCCAAGGGAGAGCTCGATTTCAAATACATGGAGAAACCTCATTCGATTCACCTCTCTCGAGAGTTCTATCCTCACTGGAATGGTACGTCTGAATTTCCAGTGCCGGACAAGAAAAAGTCTCTGAAGAAGATGAATAAATCAGATATGAACAATCACACGACTATCCTCGAAGAATTCTTTGCATGATTAAACACGCATCCATAGTTCCTCTAATCGGCGGAGAGACCATCGCTCAGCAACTCGAGTTCGACAATACTCGACCGGACTACATCCTCTCGTTCTCTCCATTCAAGGACAATGACGCTCATCTACTCAACTACTACAATAACGAGGTGCCATACTTTCTACTCGATCAGGGTCAGAAGCATTCACACTCGGTTGATGTGGTCAACACGGTCTGTCCATGTAGCGGACTCTCTTCTCTATCACAATCCGCGGCTTCAAATTCCAAGATGAATGAGTGGATGTACCGCTCGGCGGAGTACGTGCTCGAGAACGTTCGTCCTCGTGTTATGTGGGGTGAGAATGCGCCGCGATTGTCGTCCAAGCTTGGTCAGCCGGTCGTTGATCGCCTTCGCAAGATTGGGCACAAGAACGGATACACGTTCTCCATCTTTCGTACGGCCTCTCGCCTTCATGGACTCTCTCAGGTTCGCGAACGCACGTTCTACTTCTTCTGGAAGGAGAAGGATCGTGTTCCTCTCCTCGAGTACACGGACAAGAATGCTAAATCCGAACGTATCGAGGAGACGATTGATCTGGCCAAACGCTGCGCCAAAAACGATCCGATGTTTCAGATTTTAGCCAATGAAAAAGTACCTTCTCAAGATCCTTATTACCGTTACCTGCTCGAGGAAATTCTCGGCGGCATGTCACATCGTCAGTATACTGAGTCGCTAACACGAACGATCAATGTCCTTCGAACGATCGAATCATCCGGACACGACTACATGAAAGTCTCCGAATGGATGGCTCGTAATGGCTTCTCCAAGCACGCCGAAAGATGCAAAACCATGCATCTGAAGCTTGGCATGGGAGGCAACATCATGCGCAAGCAGATCGAGGTTCCATGTGGAGTCATCGGTGCCTTTGTCGGTCACATGCCCACGCATCTGACTCATCATTGCGAGGATCGATTCCTCAATGTCCGCGAAGTCCTCTCCATCATGAAGATGCCTCTGGACTTTCAGCTTCTGAATCCTCTGCGCAATCTTAATCATGTCTGTCAGAACGTTCCGGTTACTACGGCTCGTCATCCGGCTCGCATGGTTCGAAAGTATCTGGAGGGTAAACTTGACTTCGTCAATTCCGACTTTGTGATTCAGGATAATCATCACGATCGCATCGAGAACGCTTCTTCTCTGGAAACATTCTTTTCTTAATAGCTGTACAAACAAATTGGAGTGGTTTATATTAAACAAACAATGAAGATCGATCGAAAGAAACTATATGAGCTTTACATGAAGAAAGTTTCAGACTTCTGTGAAGATGAAGAGAATGACTGGTGTTCTATCGTAACTCCGGAATTGGTCATCAATTTAGTGTCCGACACGCTTGAAGAAAATCATGAAGTAATCATCACATCATCCAAGAAAAAATAATTTATGTCATCAACATCATTACTCGAACGTCTCAAGAAAGCATCCAAGATCGACGGTGCCGAAGTCATGGCCGACTCGAAACTATTCGGCACGAAAGAGTTCACTCGAACCGAAGTGCCCATGATTAACGTGGCCCTTTCGGGTTCTATCGATGGAGGCCTCACTTCTGGCCTCACGGTTCTGGCCGGTCCATCCAAACACTTCAAGACGAGCTTCGGTCTGCTCATGGTCGCTTCGTACTTGAAGCAGCATTCAGATGCCGTGTGCATGTTCTATGACTCCGAGTTCGGATCTCCACAGGCCTACTTCACCTCGTTTGGTATCGACACTTCGCGTGTTCTTCATACTCCCATCACGAATATCGAAGAGCTTAAGTTCGATCTGGTATCTCAGCTTCAAAACATCAATCGTGGTGACAAGGTCATCATCATGATCGACTCGATCGGCAATTTAGCCTCAAAGAAAGAAATCGAGGATGCGATCAATGAGAAGTCCGTAGCCGACATGACTCGAGCCAAGGCGCTCAAGGGTTTGTTCCGCATGGTCACTCCGATGCTATCTTTGAAAGACATTCCTCTTATCGGAATCGCACACATCTACATGACACAGGAGATGTATTCGAAACCTGTCATATCGGGTGGCACTGGAATAGTATATTCCGCCGATACGGCATGGATCATCGGGCGTTCTCAGGACAAAGACGGAGATGAGATGAAGGGCTATCACTTCAACATCAACGTCGAGAAGTCACGCTTCGTCCGTGAGAAGTCCAAGATTCCGATCTCCGTGTCTTGGGAAGGCGGTATCGAACGCAATTCCGGTTTGCTTGATATTGCCGTCGACGGCGGATACGTGCTCAAGCCTCAAGTTGGATGGTATGTCGCACATGATCCAAAGAGCAAGAAGGACCTGAGCAAGAAGCTTCGTGCCGATCAGACCTTCGATGATTCATTTTGGAACACCATCTACGAGAAGACCGACTTCAAAGAATATGTTAAGAATCGTTATGCAATGGGCCACAAAGAGATGCTTGCTACTCGCAAGAGCTCTGGGGCTGAAGACGAATCCGATTGAGGACGTCGACTATCGCATTGGTTTCTTTCAGACTGTACAAGACACCAATGCCGTGATAGAATTACTGACCGGACCCTTCAAGGGAACCGTGTACAGTTACGACTGGGTACGAGTCACTGAAGATCCCGAGCTTGGAGTGGCCAAGCTATCGTTCAACTACACGATCCTTCATAACACTAAGTTCATGAATGATTTGAAGTTTCATCAACATGCCGGCGACATTCTTAGAGAGATTCTGCTGAGTCCCGGATCGAAGATTGGCAAGAAAGAATATAATGGAAAACTTACAGAGACTGATTCTTAAGACGTTTGTGAACGATGAGGCATACTGTCGCAAGGCAATGCCTCACGTGAAGCCCGAGTACTTCGAGGGTGGAGAACGAGTGGCTTACGAGCTCATCCTCGACTTCATTCTCAAGTACAACAAGATTCCGACTTCTCCGGCATTGACCATCGAGCTCGAATCTTCGACCAAGGGATCGCTGGAGACTCGAAATCATGCGGCCGAGGTCATTCGAGAGTTGATTACACCTGAGAAGGTTGATCACGATTGGCTGATTCATCAGACCGAGAAGTGGTGTCAGGAACGTGCGGTCTTTCTGGCCGTCATGGAATCGATCGCGATCATCGATGGTAAACGCAAGGACACGGCTCCGGGAATGATTCCCAACATTCTGCAGAAGGCATTGTCGGTCACGTTCGATACCAACGTCGGTCATGACTACGTCGAGAATGCTCCTCAGCGATACGAGTACTATCACAAAAAGGAATCTCGTATGCCATTCGACATCGAGATGCTGAATGCGATCACTCGTGGTGGTGTTCCCAAGAAGACGCTGAACATCGTTATGGCTGGTGTGAATGTGGGCAAAAGTTTGGTACTCTGTCATCTGGCCGCATCATATCTCTCACAGGGCAAGAATGTGCTCTACATCACGCTCGAGATGTCGGAAGAACGCATCGCCGAACGCATCGATGCCAATCTTTTCGACGTTCCTCTGGAACAGGTAGAAGAGTTACCACGCGATGTCTTCGAGTCCAAGGTCAAAAAGATCGCGGCCAAGACTCATGGCAAGCTGATCATCAAGGAGTATCCTACGGCGGCCGCACATTCCGGTCACTTTCGAGCTCTCCTCAATGAGCTTAAATTGAAGAGAAACTTCATTCCAGAAGTCATATTCGTTGACTACATCGGCATCTGCTCGTCGGCTCGTGTGAAGGGACTGTCGACGGCCGTGAACACAAATTCATTCGTGAAGGCCGTGTCCGAGGAGCTTCGTGGTCTGGCCATCGAGTTCAATGTTCCTCTGTGGACGGCCACGCAGGTCAATCGTATGGGCATGAACTCATCTGATCCCGAGATGACGGATATCGCGGACTCATTCGCTCTGACCGGCACGGCGGACTTCATGCTCTCGTTGACTGAGACTGAGCAGCTCGAGAAGCTTGGTCAATACTTGATCAAGCAACTCAAGAATCGATACAATAACAAGGCCAATAATAAGCGCTTCATTGTCGGAGTAGATAAATCCAAGATGCGACTGTATGACGTCAACAACTCGGGTCAGACCATCATCGGATCCTCGACGCCGGACGGTCCAACATCTCAAACAACAAAGCCCTGGGACAAGGGACGCAAGGCCATATCAATCTCGAACATCAAAGTATAAAACTATGCAAGAACCAAAATTCAAACTCGGCGATTCAGTTCGTAAAATCAAGGGATCATGCTGGAAAGGCATCGTCGTCGGAACCTATTCAACATCGCTGACTCCGGAAGGATATGCCGTCGAATCCTCGACCGAACATGGATCCGTTCAAATCTATCCGGCCGCGGCTCTCGAAAGAGTGGAAATTTGGGATTGATATAAATATGAATATGAATATGAAAAAGTACTTTATTTTAACTTCTCTTTTAATGGCTCTATCGGCTTCAGCCCATAGTCATTTTAACTTCTCAATCGGCATCGTAGCATCACCGGCACCAGTCTATGTCGGCGGAGGCTATAATAGCGATTGCTATCCGAGACCATATTGTTCTCGACCATATTATCAATATGCTCCTATAGTTGTAACTCCAGTCTGCACTGGATATTGGGCAACTGAACGACAGGAAGTATGGGTCATAGACGATCAATATTCTGGTCACTTTGAACCTCGTTTCGTTCGTATATGGGTAGCGTATTAAACATGACCGAGATCATTGTTACGGACATGACGCTTGACGATCTGTTTATTGCCATGCAAACTACGGAAGAAGATCGTGAGCAGGCCAGGCGCTGGATATAATCCGAACGTCGTATAAATACAGCCAGCACACATGAAATCATTCAAAAACTACCTCTCTGAAGGCATCTCACCGGCTGGCCTACACAAGGCGGCCGTGCTGATCAAGTCGTACCTGCATCGCAAGCTCGAGGCCGAGCTCTTTCATTTTCCTGAAGCAGAAGAGTTTAAGAGCGAAGTGGCTGGTCATGGATATGGCATTCGTTTCTTCATTCCGGATGGCAATCGCTCGATCCGCATCAATTGGTCGGCGGCCAACTCGATCGGCCTGACCGGAGTCGAGTCCGCGGACGTCTGGTTGGATTCCAAGACGCCGTATCACATCAAGTTCGACTCGAATCTTTCTTTGGCACAGACTCTTCCGATCATCGCCGACGTGCTGACCGGTGACACCAAGTCCGGTCACTTTCTCACTCCTCCGACCAAGGTGGATCTGAACGAGTCGCTGGACATGAAAGTCGCTTCTGGCCTGATCCTCGAGTCCGTTCATCCCGAGACGGCCTATGACGGCATCGTGGCCATGATCAAGGACAATAACTTGAAGAAGTATGGTCCCGGATCGATCTACGATCAGTATCGTAAGACCGGTGAGCTTATCTTTGCGGCTTTGATCAAGGAATTTCCCAATCTGATCGTCAAGAAGGGGCAGTCATTTGCATGGGCAGGAACGGCCGAAGACGTGCGTGAATTGATCATTGCCAAGTCCAAAGTCTTGGCCGGAATCGGATGCACCGGTGCCTCCGTATCGCGAGGATCTTCCGATGAGCAATACTCCACGGATTCCAAGACCGAGAAGCTGATCGAGCGCTTACCATATAAGACTCAGCTTTCCGATCTGCGCCATTTGATCAAAATGACGATCGGAGGTTCGTCGAATGCTCTCTTCATTGCCGGTCGCGGTGGCGTTGGTAAGACTCATACGGTCGAGGAAGTGCTGCATGAACTCGGCCTCAAGGACGGCGACGGTTATTTCAAGAACACGGGTACGGCTTCTCCTGCCGGTCTGTACACTCTGCTCTTTCGCTACAAGGATGGCGTGATTCTCTTCGATGATTCCGATGACGCGCTGAAGGATCAGGAAGCGCGTAACATTCTGAAGGCGGCGACTGATACCAAGAAGATTCGTAAGCTGGTGTGGAATAAACGCGGATCAAATGTTGTCGATCCGGACGACGACCGTTCGGACGAAGAGATTCTGGATGCCGGTGAGATTCCTCGATACTTCGAGTTCACGGGCAAGGTCATCTTCATCTCGAACCTGAACATGGACAAGCTCGATCCAGACGGAGCAATCAGAACAAGAGCTTTTTTGGTGGATATCAATCCCAGTGATGAAGAGGTTTTCGAGTTCATGGAACAGATCTGTAATAAAATTCCGCTTCAGTCCGGTCTTTCATTGTCTCATGAAGAACGTCTCAGAGTGATCAAGGTGCTTAAAGAAGGTAAGTCTAAGCAGACGGCCAACCTTCGTAAGCTTCAGCGTGGATTGAATATGTATTCTGCAGGCGGTGCTAATCTGAAAGATGATGAACTAGTACGTCTTATTTCGACTTACGCCGCTTGGACATTCTTTATTGGCTTGGCTGCCCTGCAGTTTTTATTTTATTAGCCTGTCGCTTACGATTCCCTTCACTGATGGCTTTTCTATGAGCCTCAGTGAGGGGAGCTCGTTTAACGCCTCTATGTGATTCCGACATCTTACGCTTGGTTTCATCTGAATGTAATGTTCCCAATTTAGCCTGCCGATTCTTTTCATTTTGCTCAGGCGTTCTCTTAATACCGCGAATCTTTTTCGTTCTTTTCTCAATCCATTCAGGAGATTGTTTTTTGCCTTTAGCGGCCTTTGAAAGTTTATTTCGAGCCTGAAGAGAGGTGATTCTGCCGGTCTGTGTATATTCAGGATGGCCATTTGTTTTATTAAAGAATGATAGATTATGCATGGCATCAATGCGACTTAGAAAAGATATTTCATGATTAAATGCATCTTGATAAGTATCAAATAGTCGAATTCGTCGAATAATAAAACTGTCAATTCCTTCTGTTTTAAGAATGTATTTGATTGATCCAGATGAGGTCATATATCCATCATTCGTCATAAACGTTCCAAGATCAGGCTTTTTGCCTTTATAACCGGCATAAAGTTTGCCTGATACGCGATGTTGAATGACATAAAAGAATGGGAGTTTGGGAAGTGAACATAAAAGTTCACGGGAGGGATATCGATAAATATGCATGCTGTGGTTGCTATGTTAATTGTTAAACTGCAGAGCTGGCAGGTAGTTGCATACCGTGGCCAGCATCTTTTATTTATGCAAATCTCAATTTCAAATGATTTGCAGGATCGATCCGTTTCATTCAATTAGATCTCTCCAAGCCCTTGAAAAGACATCTTTGACACAATTAGAACGCAAAAATGATTATTTTCACACAATTAGATCGTAAACTCATACAAGTAGAGATTCTCCTGCACTTTTTTGTTTACAATTCAGGTCTTCATGATAGAATTATCTCAGAATAAAAACAACCTTAACAAATTCAAAATTCACACCAATGAGCACTGAAAATAAAGACATTCCATCCGTGAAATACCTCGTCACCACTCCGATCGAGGTCTCGATACATCGTGTCGGTGAGAATCCGATCTTTGGTCATTCCGTGACAAAGATTCGTATTCAGGATGAGGCAGGCGGACCGTTCATCGTTCTGACTCAGTGTTTCGAAGACTCCGAGGGAAAGTTGAGCTTTGACCTCGATGAGCTTGAGCAGGTTTTGATTCAGGCTCGCAAGCTGATTGCCGCATATCCAAGCGATAAGTAATACTATGGCACGAATATATTTTGAGCAGCCATTCTCAGAGCAGAAAGCTGAACTGATCGCATCCTTGATTCAATATACACTGAATCACCTGGCATCCGATCAGACTCATAGGACGATCATCAATGTGATCGCCGAACGAGGTCTGATGAAGCGCGAAGGCCTATGTGCGGATGTGACTCCAGACAATTTGGTCGGTCATGGTGAGTATACGATTCGAGTGGATCCATCCGTTGATACAAGGCTGAGTCTATTATCAATTGCTCATGAGACGGTTCACATCAAGCAGTTTGTGATTGGAGAACACATGCGAAATCAAGATCCTGCGGAAAACTACTGGGACGATCCGCTCGAGATCGAAGCCTATGGACGAGAGCTCGGGCTGTTTGTTCGTTGGGCCGCCGCAAATGGACATACCAAGAAGTCCTGGGCTCAGGGACTATTCAATTCTTAATTATATGATGAAATACAAACTCACTCCTGAAGACAAGAAGCAGATTCTCGACATGATCGAGCAGGTCGACAAGATACTCGCGATGTTCAAGGAAGGACGAGACGAAGCCAAGACTCCGGAACTGAAGAAGCGATGGACCGAACGCATCGACGCGATGCTCGATGAGCGCATGTGTCTTATGAACGTTCATGATGGAAAGGAAATCAAGGTATGAATTCGAATTCAATTACGTCCGAGGCCGCGAGCTATGAGGTTAAGATCTACATCGCCGGAGACATCACTATGATCAAGCACTTCTGTCAGCATCATTGCGCTGAGGGTGCATGTGTCACGGTCACGCCGACCGAGTACGTCTATACCGGAGGTCGAGAAGCCGGAGCCATCATTGGCCTGATCAACTATCCGCGATTTCCAAAGACTTCAGCGGACATCGACAGCGAGGCCGAGAAGTTGGCCAAAGATCTGATGCATGCTCTGGTTCAAAGGTCATGCACCATCGTCACGCCAGAAAGCTCGTTCTTTTTGCAGAATCCTCAACTAATCAATGTTGGCCGCTAACGCATCGGTAACTCAGTTGGTAGAGTCGCACACTTCCAATGTGCTGGTCGTGGGTTCGAATCCCATCCGATGCTCCAATTTACAATGAAAGATCGCCCTCAATACAAATACTGCTTCATCGACGTCGAGACCAATGGCATCGATCGAAAGACACACAACATCCATCAACTGTCCGCCATCATCACGGACTCGAATCTCAATGAGCTCGAGAAGATCGATCTGAAGTTCTGTCCGTTCATTGTCTTAGCCTCCGATCCAGAAGCCCTGAAGCTCGGCAAGGTTACTCTCGATGAACTCATGGCCAGGCCGATGTCGGCCACGCAGGCTTATGGCCTATTCGTCGAGTTCCTGAGTCGTCACTGTGATAAGTTCGACAAGGCCGATAAGATGCACTTTGTCGGATATAACGCACAGTTCGATGCGGACTTCGTTCGCGAGTTCTTTCGCAAGAACAACGACGAGTTCTTTGGCTCGTGGTTCTGGGTTCCGGCTCTCTGTGTCATGCAAGCCGCGGCATGGTATGTTCAGTCGATTCGCGGGGCGCTGCCCAATTTTAAGCTGAATACGGTATGCAAGTGCGCGGAACTTGGATGGGACGACTCTCAGGCACATGATGCCTCGTACGACATTCGTAAGACCGTCGAACTGTATCGATACCTTCGAGACTTGATTCCGATTGCATGAAGGCACTTGTACGATTCATTCTGGCCTGTATCATGATTTCGATCATCGCGATCGTTTGGTTTCCACTCGCTTTCATGGCCTGGAAGATCATCACATATACGACTCGAAATGAACCACAGGATAATCATCAATCAGACTAATCTATGAAAAATAACATATCATATAATGACATCGAGCTCGATCAGACCGACATTCCTCCGGGACAGATTCGCCGTCGAATCGGAGACGTGTTTAACTATGCCAAGCGGGAATATGTCGTTGAATCCGTATCTGCTTCTCGCGCCGTAGCACGGTGTCTGGCCAAGAGTAAGGCTCCAATCATTAAGAAGCTCAAGGGTATAGATTCAGAAAATACGCTCGATGAGGCTCATGAGACTATTCCAAATATGATCTCGATATCCACCTGCTGCGATCGTCAGGACGTGATTCGTCGCATCGAGAATTATCAATCACCGTCACATCCTTCATCTGCCCCTTGTAAATAAGGACATGCCATCCGCGAAGACTCATGGCCTGCTCTTTCAGCAGGCCTCACTCGACAAGTCATACAAGCTCAACGATCCGTCTTCCATGGAACGCGGCATCACGGCGTTCATGACTTACTTTAATTCTGAGCTCTTTCGCATCGGTGAGCCGATCACGCTAACCATCGCCAACACACCAATTAAGCTCAAGGACATCTATGGCGTCAATCGAGTCTTCAATCATCCTCTCATAGATCTTGATCGCCAGACTCGATCGAAGGCGGATCTGGCCTTCGTTTCTCTGATCAATGGCAAGTTTCAGGAGACGTGCTACTTCTGTCTGGATTGGGTGACAAATCCCTCTCAGATCGACTTCTACTCGGGCCTGTCATTCCATGCCGATGGAGGACGGATCGGCAACATCTCCAAGGATTCAGAGGTCGCGGCATTTCTGCGCCAAGTGGCCAGTCGTTTAATCGACATCACGGAAGGTCAGAAGAGCTTCTTTCTACCTGTAAAGGATCGCAAGCTAGCCGGACGAGCCGTATTTGGTCCATTGTACAAGAGGGATACGAAGAAGAGCAAGGACAATATTGAGTTTCGAAGTGAGGGAAAGGTGTTTCGACTGTCTAAGACCGGAGAGTCTTACACTCTTCGAGCTTCCGTGGGATTCAGGCTTAATGATCGAGATCTGAATATGTACCTGAATGATCAACAGAGGCGTGTGGTTCTATCGGCGGAAGCGATGCCTTCGGCTCGATTCAAGGTGGATGGTAAGGAGTATAAGGGAGTTCGAGTGACTCTGAAGCCTCGAGCGGCCATGAATTCCAAGGCCACGGAACTTCCGGCTTCGATCGAGAAACAAGGAATCTAATAAATAGAAGGACATGAAGAAGACGCTCAATGAATTTCGCGGCCATTGCCTCAAATCGATCGATCCTGAAACGTATGGGCTTGACATAGCATTCATCAATCGTGCGGAGGTCATCATCAACGAGGCCACTTCTGAGAAGTCTGACGTCGACAAACTAGATAAAGAATTCCTCAATCGCGCCGAACACGTGACTCAACTCAATCTAACCGGCACGGACTTTCAGACTCTGAAGAACAAGCGTGAGATTCAATACCTCTTCTGCAAGTACTACTTTCCAAAGTTCCATATATCTAAGACTTTAAAGAGCAAGACGATTAAGAAGGAAGAGTTCAATCACGCATTGGCTGAACTGAAAAACTCCGAGCTCGAAAGCGGCAAATCATTTGCAAGACTATACAACTATGGAGTCAAAGGAATCGGTCCCGGTGAAGTCTTGTTCTACTTCATGTATGACTACGCGACTTTAGGTGGCGGATCTTCGGGTGGAAAAGACATCATGCTTCCGGAAGCCGAGTATGAACTCAAGGCCGTGAAGGTTAAGAAGTCCGGACACGCTTATGACTTTAAGCTCGGAGGTACTTTCTCGACCATCGAAGTCGAGCGCGCATTGATCGATCTGGCCAATCGTGGTGGATTCGAAGTCACTTCCGAGATTCCTGGATCAATCATCGCTGAGCTGAAAGCTAAGTTTCCCAAAGAGTTTCAGAAGATCGAGGAGAAGTTTGGAAAGATCGCTTACGATCATTACTTCAAGAATCACGAGGTCGTGTTCCTTCACAACGTTGAAAACTATCCGAAGATGGGAACGATCGTGGCCGTTAAATCCGTGAAGGCCACGGACGTCTCGATCGAGCGATACACTTCCAAGACTATCAAGCCGCTAGTAAAGATTGAAGCTTCTGACTCAGCCGAATGATGATATGATGACTTTCAAGCAATTCATTCTCGAAGGTTCTGGACATCTAACTCATGTGGAGGATCAGGTCCTCTATGGTGGTATCGAGGGCGCCAAGTCGGCCATTCAGGCTCTTCGTGCGGTTCGTGACTCTCTGACCGGAAAAGGAGCCACGGCTTCCGTCACGGTCAAGTGGGATGGCGCGCCGGCAATTTTCTGTGGTACCGATCCAGCCGATGGTAAGTTCTTCGTGGCCAAGAAGTCGATCTTCAATAAAGTTCCAGAGGTGTATAAGACTCCACAGGACATCGACGATCACATCGAGGCCGGAGATCTCAATAACAAGATGAAGGTCGCTCTGATCGAGTTCTCCAAGCTTGGCATTCGAGGAATCATTCAAGGAGATTTGCTCTTCACGTCCGACACTCTGAAGCGTCAGAAGATTCAAGGTCGAGACTACGTCACCTTTCATCCAAACACGATCGTTTACGCGGTTCCACTCGATTCATCGGAAGCCAAGGCTATCATGGCCGCCAAGATCGGCGTGGTGTTTCATACGTCATATACCGGTAAGCTGAGTGCACTCCATGCTTCTCCGGGAGTAGACACCAAATCGTTTAAGCGAATTCCTTCGATCTGGTGGCGCACGGCGGATCTCAAGGGTATCGGCACGGAGAAGGTATCATCCACCGCAGACCTCGGTAAAGTCGATGCGACTCTCAAGGAAGCCGAGGCCACTCTCAAGTCCATTCCGTCCTCGATTCTAAAAGCCTTGCAATCCAATCCTGATCTGGCTCAGACCATCGAGACCTTTGCTAATTCGAAGGTTCGTGCGGGCCGAGAGATCGATGATCCACAGAAGCATGCCACGGAGCTCGTGGCCTGGATGAACGCTCGCTTCGATCGGGAAGTGGCTTCGAAGAAGACCGAGAAGGGTAAGCAGGCCGTCAATGCACGACGTCAGATCACGTTCGACTTCTTCTCCAGAGAGAATCTGTCAAACATCGTCAAGGCATTCAAGCTTCAGGCTCAACTGGTGGGAGCCAAGAAGGAATTGATTGCTCAGCTAAATCGTCTTGGAGGAATCTCGACGTTTCTGAAGACCAAGGATGGATACGAACGAACCGGACAGGAAGGCTACGTGGTCGGAACCAAGGCCGGAACCGTCAAGCTGGTCGATCGACTGGAGTTCTCCAAAGCTAACTTCAGTCCAGACGTGGTTAAAGGCTGGCAACGTTGAATTCGTATAAATAACGAAATAGACATGGCTCAAGACTCATCCAAAGTCAACTTCAAGGATCTCACATCGGTAGACTACACAGGTGAGTATCTGAACGATGACGGCCTCTTGAACTATCAGTACGTCAAGCGTCGGCGTGGACTTCGTGAGCAAGGCCTGCCGTATCGACGGGCCAACTCGCGACGCCTCGTTGAGCGTGCCGAGAGACGAGCTCGACGGCCCTATCTGAAGCTATCGTAAATCTTACTACATCATGGGAAACTTAAAATCATTTCGACAGTTTGTCGAGGCCACGGTCAAGGAGATCACGGTCACGTTTGGACGTTTCAATCCTCCAACTGTAGGTCATGAAAAGCTAATTGACGCGGTGGCTTCTGAAGCGGCTGGTGGAACCTATAAGATCTACGCTTCTCAATCTACAGATCCAACAAAGAATCCTCTTCACTACTCCGAGAAGGTCAAGGTGATGCGGCAGATGTTTCCCAAGCATGCTCGAAATATCATTGAAGATAAGTCTATCAAGACATTCTTCGATGTGGCTTGCAAGGCTTATCAGGATGGCTTCACTCGCTTTGTTTTGGTGGTTGGTCAGGATCGAGTCACGGAATTCTCGAAGCTTCTGCAGAAGTACGAGGGCCAGAAACTCAAGAATGATGGATACTACGACTTTCCAGGCGGCATTGAGGTGGTCTCGGCCGGTCATCGTGATCCGGATTCCGATGATGAAGTGGAAGGCATGTCGGCCTCCAAGATGCGTCAGGCGGTTCGTGACAACGACCTTCGCTCATTCTCCAAGGGTTTGCCACACGGATTCGAGGATGCGATCGGACTCTTCAATCTTCTTCGTAAGCGCATGGGCCTGAAGGAATCTGCCACTTTTCGCGAAGACGTTCAGTTCAGTCCGCTGTCCACGATTCGCGAATCATATGTTCGTGGCGAGGTCTTCAATGTTGGCGACTCGATTCGTCTGAAAGGCGGAGAAGTCGTTCAGATCGTCAAGCGTGGTCCTAACTTTCTGGTCACGGAAGGAAACAAGAAACACTGGCTCTCGGACGTCGAGCCAATGAATAAATAAAGATTTTACTTCAATGAATCTAACAGAATCCATCAAAAACGTAATGATCGAGGGTACTCTCAAGTGGGAGACCTCGAGCGAGGATACCGGAGCACAGGAAGCAAAGCTTCAGGACGGATCTAAGTTTACACTGAAGAACGTGGCCGGCAATCTGATCGTGTCGTTTGTTCCGTCCGGTGGCACCAAGGGCAATCAGATCTTCAAGACTCCGACCGGTCAGCCTCTGGCTTTCATGAAGGCCAAGCAGGCCGCCGAGAACTTCATCGATGCTCAAGGCAAGAATCCGAATCAATCGTCGGCCAATGAGTCGGAAAGCGAAGTCGAAGAGGGTGCTAAGACGGTTCTAGAATGGAAACCCGTCGATGCTATTCCTGGTCAGGAAGAGGCTAGCACGGATCAAGGCCGCTACATCCTGTTTCAGCATGGATTGTTCTGGCATGTCAACTTCTCTCCAAAGGGAAAGGAGCGCGGCGTCGCTAAGCAGATCGGAAAGGTCAATGCTCAATCTTCGAACGCGATCGCGAAAGCCAAGCAGATCGCTCAGAGCCATGCAAATGGTGAGAACGAGGAGCTCTCCCATGATCGTGACTGGGGCACCAAGACGCTGACTCAGCAGAACAAAGAAGTCACGCCGGGACAGACGAACGAACAGCTCATTCCGATCAAGGATCTAATCAAGAAAGAGAGTCTCGAGAAAGCCTGCTGGAAAGGCTATAAGGCCATCGGCACCAAGGAGAAGGATGGCAAGACGGTTCCGAATTGTGTGCCAGAAGCTATCGGCCAATCAGGCATGGATGTCAATACTCTGGCCACAATGGTCACGCTGAAGCCTTCCGATAAGCTTACGGTCAAGTACGGTTCCGTTTTGGTCAATGATCGTCCGTTCGAGATGACGGATCCGGATGAGTCTCAGGACTGGCCGAAGTCCGTGACTCCTGAAGGAAAGCTGATCACCTGGTTCAAGGGTCGTCAGTCTCAGGCCAATGAGTGGTCACCCGAGGAGATCACTGGATACTACACGGACGAGCTGATGAAGACTGAGTCCACACAGGTTTCTGAGAAGCACGTGCGAATGATTCAACTCATCGCTGAGGAATCGAATCGCACTCTGATCGAGAAGTTTCTGGCCGAGAACACCATCATTGGTCGCGAAACGGAACTTTCGGCCATTCGTGCGGACTTCAAACGTTTCAAGAAGCTTCACTCTCATAAATAAGAAAACATGAAATCACTGAAACAGATTCGTACGGCTCTTGTCGAGGCGGCGTCACATGAAGACACGGAAGCTCACTTCGTGGCTCCGACTAAGGCACAGTCTTCTATTTCGGCCGATCGTGGTTCCAATGAACAGGCACATGATCTGGCCACGGATGAATATGAAGTCGAAAAATCCATTAAAACGATTCGTATTCCAGAATCCTTAAATGCCGAGAAGGATCCGGTTGAAAAATGGATCACCGACTACACCAAGTCGACGGATCCTCGATTCAAGGGAATGGATAAGTCATCTCGAATCAAGATGGCGCTGTCGGACTTTGGAGCCGCGCAGAAGGCCACGGGCAAGAAGCCAGTCCAGGAGAGTCATCTGGATGGTGGACACGAAGCCGAGGAGATCTCGATGACGCGTAATGAGCTCGACGAGATCGCCGACATGGCCGATGACCTCTTCAATGTGCTTCCAAACTTCGATGAGTGTCCGGCCTGGATTCAACACAAGATCGCCGGCATTCACGCCTCGATTCACGGAATCTACGACTACTATCGTCGTAAGTCCACGGAACGTCAGGAAGCCGCCTATGCGTGTGATTCCGGCACGGAACCCGATGCGATTCGTATCGCCGTAGCTTCTCCTGTCAATCCGGTGCCTACGGAGCTGCCGGTTCCTCCGGCCAAGATGTAACTTTCCATGAACGATTTCCTTCCAGTTTCGACGTTTTGCGAGTTCCTGGACATTCAGGAAGCCGAATATGATGGCCGCAAGGTCGAGCTGAATAAGCCTTTTCGTACTCCCGGCGGTCCCAAGAAGTTCGCTGTGTACGTGAAGAACGAGAAGGGCAACGTCATCAAGCTCGGATTCGGAGATCCGAACATGGAGATTAAGCGGGACGATCCGGCACGTCGTCGTAACTACCGAGCTCGTCATCACTGCGAGGATCCGGGGCCTAAATGGAAAGCGAACTACTGGAGTTGCCGCACATGGACCAGTACGCCAGTCTCAAAAATAGTAAAATGATATGTCTCAAGAAGGAACAAGCACGCGCCTAGAGCGCATGGAAGAGAAGATTGATAAGTTGTCGGAAGCCATCGTGGCTCTCGCGCGAGTCGAAGAGAAGATCTCGAACCTCGAGCAGACAAACGGTGTACTGATGAAACAGCTCATCTCGATCGAGGAACGAACCACACGAAACGAAAAGTCGATCAATGACATTCGCATCGATCAGGCCAAAGATGGAAATACTCTTCAGGGCCTTCGTAAGTTCTTTTGGATCTTTGTATCTTCCATATTAGCCGCTGGCTTTCTGGTCTGGTTCACAAATGTGTGGCAACATGCACCGATTGCAAAGTAAAAAACCTATAAATAGAAAACACAACCTTTCAATTCCATGATCAAAGACAAAATTACTCAGGCCATTGCCGAAGCGGCCATGGGCATCATCTCCGAAACCTGGCCCGATGCCGCATCGACATCCATCTACGTCGATAAGGCAGATACCACTCCTATCTCCAATGTCGAGACTCCGGAGTCTCATACCATGACGGATGAGGCCACTACGCTTAAGGTTGGCTCACGTGTCAAGGTCGTCTCTGGATCTGGCCTTGATTCTGGTAAAGAAGGTGTGATCGTTGATCGCTCAAACGTTAAGACTGACGGCCGCGGAGTTCCTATGAATCTTAGTGGTAACTATAAACCTATTGATTGGTCGAAGGAAGTTCTAATCAAGCAGGATGACGGCAAAATGTTTTCGATGTTTAAGAATCGTGTCGTTCCTATTGAAGAGTCCATTGAGATTTCCGAAGAGGAGATCACTGAAGCTCTGAAGGCCTCTCAGCCCGCCTCCGAATGGATTCATGACTTTGTGAACTCCAATGACGCCAAGTTCAAGGGTAAGACCAAAGCCGAGCGCATCAACATGGCTCTGGGTGCCTACTATGCCGCTCAACGTTCCGTGAAGGAAGGTGTTGAGGAACCTCGTGCGGAAGGCGAGAAGCGCTTCAAAGCCGCTCATGTGATCAACAGAGTTCACGACGTGAATCAGGATAAGCAGACTGGTACGGAATCCATGGATTCTAAGTCGAAGCCTGCTCTTCCGATGGGCACAAGTCCGACCAAACCCGAGCATTACGACGAGATGGAACAGGTCGAGCAGGATGTCAAGGACATCAAGAGTTCAATCTCCAAGCAAGCCAAGGCTCCCGAAGCCAAAAGCACCAAGCAAGCCGGCGCCGAATCCGCCGAGTCCTTGAAGGATACGACCAAAGGCGGTACACAGAACGCCGCGGCTCCCAAGGCGACTGGCTCCAAGCAATCTGGCACTGAATCGGCCGAGAAAGTCAAAGACACGGCTCCCTCTGGTAAGTTGAATGCGGAGGCTCCCAAGGCCACCGGAACCACTCATAAGGGTGCGGAATCCATGCCCAAGGGACTCACTGGTCCTGGCCTGAAGGAATCGGCTATTGTAATTCTTCTGGGCGAAGACGCCGTCAACGCTTCTAAGCATGTCAAACATGCCAAGGCTACCAAGCCGGTGGCCGACAAGATCAAGAAGGTTTTGAGCAAGGGAACTTCGAAGTATCACGAGACCGTCAAGGAAGAGACTCTGGATGAAGATGTTATGATTGATGAAGGCCTGTTCGATACGGTCAAGGCTCTCGGTAAGAATGTTGTGAAAAAAGTGGGTGATACGGTCGCTGGTAAAGTCGAAGCCGGCATTCAATCCGTTGTTGGTGCTGCTCCTACTGCTAAACCTGCGATAACTGGTGCCAAGGGGAATGATGATACTGAATTTAAGAAAAAAGCTGCTTCGTTGGTTGACAGTATTACTACGGCCGATCAGGCATTAGCCAAGATGAAGAAGGATAATGCAAATCCTCAGGATATCAAAGACTTAGAGAAACGCAAACGTGTCTATCAGTTGGAATATCAGTTATTGAATCGTCAGCATGCCGGCGATTCAGCTGAAAAGCTTAAGCCAATTCAGAAAGAATTGCAACAGTTGCAGAGTGCAAATTCTATAGCCTCGACTAAATCTGCGGCAACCGGTGCTGCCACTTTGGCTCAGAAAGCCGCACAGTCCAAGCTCGCCAAGCAATCCACTAAGCAACTTCAGGCCACTATGTCTCGCATTCAGGCTCTTCTGAAACAGCGTGGTGTGACCGAAGATGTTTCTTTCAATGAAGCCTTTGAGATCCTTGGAGAAGATCTGATCAAGGAATGCATGTCAAACTTCGATAAGCAGTATGCGGATGATCACGAGAAAGAGCTCAAGCAGATCCTCTCCGGTCGAGGTACGGACGGCATCGACTCTCGTCTGCAACCCGAGCTTCAGAAGTTCATTACCTCTTACGGCGACGGCCTCAAGAAGTACCTGGGCATTCAGGTCGAAGAAGACTCCAAGGGCTGGGACGGCACGGCGGAAGTGAGTGCCAAGCATGCCGAGAATACCAACGGTGCCGTGAAAGAGTCTGCGGAAGTCGAGACGGATCAGGGAGACACGACGGTTCCACAGAACGCGCTCGTTGACGCTCTGAAGGACCTCGCGGAAGTCATCGAACGCTGCGAGGGCGTGGTTCCTCGTCACGCGGACTTCAAGAACACTCACCTTTTCATGAAGGTTCAGAAGGCTCACACGCTTCTGGCCGACGTGTGTGAGGAGCTCGAGAACATCGAAGGTTAATCCACTCAGCAGATGTCTTCCTTTCATCAGACCATAAAGAACGCTCTTCTCAGTGAAGGTGGCCATGCCGGCTCCGAAGCCTTCGACGAGTTCGATCAGTTCTACATGTCCAATAACTTCGAGGCTCTTCATGAGATTCGAAAGATGATTGAAGATGGCATCGACGCTGACAAGATTCCAGAAAAGCTGGAGATGAATCTGGAGCTCTCGGAGCTTCGTTCCAAGGAACTGGTCACGTTCTATCAGTTGCATAAGGATCAGCTGAACAAACGTCTCTCCGAGTCACTGGTGTGTGAAGGACGCGGCTATGGCGGTTGGCTCTCTCCTTCTGGTGTCGAGACGCCGGTATCCGGTCGCATGGATCATGGTCCAGTAGCCGAGAAGATCCTTGGTGACGAGTGGGAAGAGCGTCGAGGACAGGGCTTGGAAGCCGCCGAGATCCTTGGTAAACGTGGATGGGCACGTCTGGTTCATCAGCCTAATCAGACTTTCGTCGACATGGATACCAATTCTCGAATGACTTCACGTCAACTCTCGTATCTGAAGAATCTGGGAATCGAAAACAATGTCGACATCTTTCTGGATGTTGGACAACACGGCCGATACATCTACAAGGCCGGAGAATAAATAGAATCATATGCGCGCACTTAATCTTGTTGGCTCCGAAGTATCACTTTCAACCTCCACGGGTTCAACCTTGAACTTCGCTCTCGTCGTTCGTCTGATCTCTCAGCTTTCTGGCAACGCTTCCACTCAGGCCGTCGTGATTCGTCAGGATCGTCAGGGCAATACCATTGGATCCTGTACGGTGAATTCTAATGAAGCGACGTACCTGTTCAAGGATGCTAGCGACATGCTTCTGTCGAGTGGATCCAGTACGGTCTACGCGGCGCCGATCACATTCATGTACTGATCTCGGCAACGAGTATAAGTACTTTTGTCATGATTAAGCTGTTTGATGAACTGAACGAGAAGAATTTTGAATCGTACGCCGTGAGGCACTACAACAATCCGCAGTGTCTCTCGATCGAAGAGTTTCATGAGGATCTGGCCAGATTCAAGTACGTGAAGCGATTGCTCAGACGGTACATCGAGACCGGAGAGATCAAGGAAAGGCTCGTACTGAATCATCTGATCACTCTGTACAACGTCTTTCCGATCGCGGCGGCCAATCACATGATGTTCTATCGCATAGAACGTGAGTTGTGGCCGGCACTGAAAGCCTTTTTGTTATTCCTTGACTATCTGCCAGAGGGCATGATGAACAGTGTCACGATCGATCTGATGGTGGCCAAACGACTGCAAGAAGTATGAAGAATCTCAGAGACATATTTCCAATCTCGGAAGACATGGGAGTTGGAGCCATCGGTGGTGGTGGAGGCGGTCAGATGACCACTCAGGCCGTGCAATCCTTCGATCCCGTCATGGCCGCCAAGCCTCTTCGACGCAAGAAATTCAAACGTATAAATAAGATCAAATGAAATCTCTCAATGAATCGATCAAAGGCATCCTGAAGAACAACGTTCTGGCCGCCAAGACTCTTCGACGCAAGAAACTCAAACGTATAAATAAGATCAAATGAAATCTCTCAATGAATCGATCAAAGGCATCCTGAAGAACAACGTTCTGGCCGCCAAGACTCCCGAACAAATGCGGAGTCACTCGTACTTTCGTCCGGCCGTGAACGAAGAGGACGCGGCCGCCGAGGCGCCTGCTTCCGAAGAGCCGGCCGATACCGACGTCGCTCCAGAAGCCGAGGAACCCGAGATTGAAACTCCGGCTCCCAAGAAGTCCGGCGAGAAGCCAAAGTACGCCGCGCAATGCAACAAGGATGGCGAGGAAGCCGTCGTTCTTCTCTCCAAGGATGAGCTCGAGCAGCTCATTCACGAGAATGGAACCAAATGTATCGTCAAGCTGTACGAGCTCGGCAAGGAAGCCAAGGTTCCCACGGTTAAAGTCAAGGTTTAAGTATTTTTCACATGAAACTCCACGAATCCGCCAAGCAGGTTCTTCTCGAAAATTCTGAAGAAGGCGCTACGGTCATCACCTTTACTGGACTCGGTACTGGTCGTTCTGCAATGGCTCCATCTAAAGGAGATGAACGCATCGAGATTGTTTGGAATTCGAAAGTTGAAGATCTGATCAAAAAACTTACGGATCCTTACTGGGGATGGAAAGTCACTTCTCAGAGATCGGCAACCAAGCAAGAGATTGAAGATAAGAAAAAGAGTGATGAGAAGCATGGGAACTACATGTATCATGCCACCGGACCTCGTAAAGGTTCAAATTATCGTGGAGACTGATCGTAAATAATCATTTCGTAAGATTGCACGAACTAATCTTCGTGCAATTTTTTCGTGTACTCTCGAGACGTGACATGATATAAATGATGATACCTTAATGAACTTAATCGAATCTTCGCGTAATGTGCTCCTCGAGGGAGCGACACCCAAATATGGTTGCCTGATGGCTATGGTGCCAAACGATCAGAAGCAAGACTTCCTGAACGTGGCGCGGAACATCGTTTCCGAAAAAGACCTACACGAGAACGGATATGAGGAAGAACCTCACGTCACGGTACTCTATGGCTTTCATTTGGACTTCGACTCGAATAAACTGAAACGCCTCTGCTCCGAAGTGCTTCCCATTCAGTTCACGATCGGCAAGCTGTCGAAGTTTGAATGTCCGGAATACGACGTGATCAAGTTCGATGTGAATTCTTCAAGCTTAATCGATCTCAATCATGACATCGCTCGGCACTACGCGCGCTCGATCACTGCCTCGAAGTATGATTATCATCCTCACCTGACGGTCGCCTACGTCAAGAAGGGTGCTCCATTCAATGCCGAAGCGGCCATAGAAGGACTTAGGCCATTGATCGGTCGAACGCTTCGTGTGAATTCTCTCCTCTATAGTCTTCCCGAGAAGCAAGGTCGCGTCACCATCGATTGACATAAGTTCGTTCATGTAATTTTTTTGTGTACTCTCGAGACGTGACATGATATAAATTGTATCACGCACTATGTCAATCTTCGATGAACAAATCTCCAGAAAACCCGATCACTATCCATGGACTTCCGAATTCATAGATTCCATGCATCATGGATTCTGGACCGATAAAGAATTCAACTTTCAATCCGACATACAGGACTTCAAGGTCAATCTGAATGATCGCGAGAGGGACATGATTACTCGATCGCTTTCGGCGATCGCACAGATCGAGGTGGCCGTGAAGACGTTCTGGGCCAAGGTTGGTGAGAATCTTCCACATCCATCGATCACGGATCTTGGATACGTGATGGCCAACGTCGAGGTGATTCATAACAATGCATATGAACGCCTGCTCAAGGTCCTTGACATGGAGCACATCTTCGAGGAGAATCTCAAGCTCGACGTGATTCAGAATCGAGTCAAATACCTGCGTAAGTACCTCAAGAAGCATTACAAGGATTCACGAAAGCAGTATGTATACTCGCTGATTCTCTTCACACTGTACGTCGAGAACGTGAGCCTCTTCTCTCAGTTTTACACGATCAACTACTTTAATCGCTTTCGCAACATGCTCAAGGACACCTCACAGCAGGTTGCCTACACATCTCGTGAGGAACTCATTCACGCGTTGGCTGGAATGAAGCTCGTCAACACAATTCGTGAAGAGCATCCGGAACTCTTCGATGACGAGCTGATCGAACGCATTCGTTCGGAATGCATCGAAGCCTATAAGGCCGAGGCCAAAATTATTGACTGGTCATTAAACGGTTATCAATCCGAGAATCTGACGGCGGATATTCTCAAAAACTTCATCAAGAATCGTCTAAATGATTCGCTGATTCAGATCGGCATCAAGCCAGTATTTGAAGACATAGATAAAGTGCTATTGGATCAAACTATATGGTTTTCCGAGGATGTCTTAGGAAACACAGCAACAGACTTTTTTAGCAAACGCCCGACAGAGTACTCCAAGAACGACAAGTCATTCAATGAAGAAGATCTTTTCTAGAAAGATCTTTATATAAATACGATTGAAGCCGATCGCGGTAGTGATGTACCCATCGGCACTAAACATGTAAGAATGAAAGGTCTCTATGTTCAGCAATCTTATTTATACTAAGCTAGTTGAGTCTCGCAAACTTCTTAAAGAATCTTGGAATTCAAATTCTGGATTAACCTTATATCGGCATCACATTAAACCCAGACATGCCGGTGGTACAGATGAGGAATATAATTTTACATATCTAACACACGAAGAACATATTATTGCACATTATTTGCTTTGGAGAATTTATAAAATGCCAGGTGATAAACGAGCATATCAAATGATGCGAGGTATACATTCTCCTTTTATCAATCATTCTAAAGAAGTTTGCAAAAAGATATCCGAATCACATAAAGGGGTATCATTGTCTGAAGATCATCGGATTAAAATATCTGAAGGGCAGGTTGGTAGAATTGGTGGGTTTACAGGCAAAACTCATTCAGAAGAAACTCGTAAAAGAATGTCCAAATGGCAAAAGGGCAAATCAAAATCTAAAGAAATGCGGGAAAAACTATCCATCGCAAAAAAAGGAAAACCGGGAAATAGAACAAAGGGAATGAGTGGCAAAACTCATTCAGAAGAAACTCGGAAAAAAATGAAAGAATCATGGATAAGGCGTAAAGCGGAATTGAATACTCATATATAAACTATGGAAGCAAAACCTTATTATTGGCTAAATTCGGATTCACGTCTCTTTCTCGAACGTGGATACCTTGAAAATGGGCAGACTCCGGAATCTCGAATTAAGGAGATCGCCGCGGCGGCCGAGAAGATTCTGAAGTCGGTCGGCTTCGCTGAGCGCTTCGAGAAGTACATGTCGCTTGGCTGGTACTCGCTCTCGTCTCCCATCTGGGCAAACTTTGGACTTGAACGCGGCCTTCCGATCTCTTGCTTTGGTTCGTATATCGACGACACGATGGAGTCCATTCTCGGCAAGACGGCCGAGGTCGGCATGATGACCAAGATGGGTGGTGGAACGTCGGCTTATTTTGGCGCGCTCCGTGAACGTGGTGCGACGATCAAGTCTGGAGGAAAGTCGAACGGTCCGATTCACTTCATGGAACTCTTCGAGACGGTCACGAACGTGGTGTCTCAGTCCAACGTTCGTCGTGGATCATTTGCCGCGTATTTGCCGATCGATCATCCCGACGTTCTCGAGTTCCTTCAGATTCGAGACGACGGTAATCCGATTCAGCACATCTCTCTGGGTGTCACGATCACGGACAAGTGGATGAAGTCGATGATCGACGGAGACAAGGAGAAGCGAAAAGTATGGGGCAAGGTTATTCAGAAGCGCTTCGAGTCAGGTTATCCATACCTGTTCTTCTCGGATACCGTAAATAAGAACGCTCCAAGAGTGTATAAAGAGAAGAACAAGCGCATTCATGCTTCCAATCTCTGCAGCGAGGTAGCCCTCTCATCGTCTCCAGATGAGTCATTCGTATGTAATCTGTCATCGATGAATCTCCTTCATTACGATGAATGGAAGGACACGGACGCGGTTCAGACGCTCGTGATGTTCCTTGACGCGGTCATGACGGAGTTCATCGATAAGACCGAGGGCATTCCGTACATGGAAGCTCCTCGTAAGTTTGCCGTCAATCAGCGCGCGCTCGGCATTGGCGTACTCGGCTGGCACTCATACTTGCAATCCAAGCTGATCGCCTTCGAGAGCATGGAAGCCAAGATGCTCAACGTGGCCATTCACAAGAATATTGAGTTGAAAGCCGAGGAAGCAACCAAGACTTTGGCTCTTTTGTTTGGCGAGCCAGCATTGCTGAAAGGAACCGGACGTCGAAACGTGACTCTGATGGCGATCGCTCCGACCACCTCGTCATCCTTCATTCTCGGTCAGGTCTCTCCGTCCGTTGAGCCGCTCAACTCGAACTACTTCGTCAAGGATCTGGCCAAGGGCAAGTTCACCTACAAGAATCCGTTTCTGGCATGTGTCCTCGAGGGTCATAAGAAGAACGATCGAGAGACTTGGTCGTCGATCCTTACGAAGGGTGGATCCGTACAGCATCTCAAGTTTCTGACGGATCACGAGAAGGAAGTCTTCAAGACCTTTGGAGAGATCTCTCAGAAGGAGATCGTCATTCAGGCCGCCGCGCGGCAGAAGTACATCGATCAGTCTCAGTCGATCAATATCATGATTCATCCAAAGACTCCGGTCAAGGACGTTAATCAGCTCCTCATCTTTGCGTGGGAGCAGGGAGTGAAGACGTTGTACTATCAACGTGGAACGAATCCGGCTCAAGAACTATCCCGCAATCTGCTCCATTGCGCGAGCTGCGAAGCATAAGTTTATGGCATACATTCACAAGATCCGCTGGCGTTCCTGAAAGAAGGCAAGTTCAACAAGGATTTATTCCCCGACGCGCTGCTTGTGATGGACGATGCCGACGCGCGTCACCAAAACCACGCCGCAGGGCATTTCACACTATCGGATAGAACAGAAAACAATTTAACGTGCCGAAGTGAGGCACGCCGAACTTATGACAACCGAAAATCAAAAACCCCCGTTGCCGCACATGTGACGGCAAAGGCACTCGAAAGCGGGATGATCTCGCTGACAGTCCTGCGGACACTAAATCCAAGCATCACACATACACATGAAAACTGACATGTACTGTAACACCTGTCGAGTGGTCTACACGATTCGTGCGACTCCATTCGACGCTCCGGACGATCACACCGACATGGACTTTGATCCGGAAGCTGATCTCTCGGCCGACTATTGCCCATTCTGTGGACAGCTCGCGGAAGAAGACTGATACATAATTCCATGGCACTCAATCCATGGATGTATCAAGGTAAAGCGTTTCAACTCCCCACCGATGCGGATCCCAAGAATATTCAGGGATTCGTGTATAAGATTACCCACGTTCCGACCGGTAAATCCTACATCGGAAAGAAGTTTTTCTGGTCTTCGAAGTCCAAGCAAGTCAAGGGTAAGAGAAAGAAGTTCAAGATTGAGTCTGATTGGAAGGAGTACTGCGGCTCATCGAGCTACCTTCTGGCCGACATTGAGAAGCTTGGTGTCGAGAACTTCTCACGCGAGATCCTTCACGTCTGTGTCATGAAGGCTCACTGCACATACTGGGAAACCTATGAGATCTTCGCTCGTCATTGCCTTCTGAATCCGGATCAATACTATAATCGATGGGTGTCCTCTAGAATTCGTTCCGAGCACCTTAAAACCCTTTGCCTAAAAGCCAATTAGGGCCAGGACGACGAAGACATAAGCGCGTATCTCCTTCAATTGTACGAAACCATTTTAATCCTTGACACGGATTCCATAAAGGTCCTGGCGATTCAAATGCAAATGATATTGCCCCGTTTTGATCATACCATCTTTTTATTCCTTTTTTAGCCAAACTAATCTTTTTACGAACATCTGTTCTACAAGCAATATTTTTTTCACCCGACATTCTTATACTGGATTCTCGACGACGTTTTATGGAATGAACCTGTCTTTTTGCTGCCCTAGAGACAGCCTTACGCCATTCAGGACTACGGATATAAATAAGAGTATTTCGAATTCCCTGTCCACCGGGATGCATATTATAACATTCTTCAGTTAAATATGATGTTCCAATTATCTCACGTTCTTTTCTATAAGCTTCTTCTGCAGTATCAAATTGAAAAAGAGTTTCTCTATAGAAATTATCTTTTCCATATTTTAAGATTGCCCGTTTTAATCCGGTACCAGACCCCAAATAACCATCAAACGTTATTCCTTTGTTTTTGTGAACACCTACGTAGAAATGATTATTGATTCTATTCGTGGTCTTATAGACCAAATAAATATGATTCTGCTGCATAATAGCTTAATTGGTTATTGTAGAGCTGGTGGATATTGACGTATCGCGACCAGCATTTCTATTTATGCAAAATGAATTTCACACCGGATCATCCGGACGAGTTCGTCGTGCCCATCTGAATGGCCTCATCGTAAAATAAGTGTTTACTTCTCCTTCATTCTAAATTAGATTATTCACGCAATGAAAATATTGAATCAAATCGCAAACATAATCGTCGCAACAGGCACGGCTATTCTAGGTTATCATATCAATGTTCAAGCAGAATCATGCTCTCCAGGATTCTGGGCCTGTGTCGACTTCGTCTTTTGGCCGATCGCATGGATCAAATGGCTGATTCTCGAACAGGTCAATCTATCAATCATCAAGACTTCCTTCTCGTTCTTCTTCAACTAAGCATAAATCATATCATGCCAACACACACGTCTGGAAATCCTGCTCCTCAGCAGCCTCGTAAGCCGATCTCGATCATGACTTTGGTTCCATCTGGAGATCAGGTCTACTCACAATTTGCATACTTTCTGGCCATGGCTTCGGCTACACTGGTCGCCAATGGAGTCGGAGTCGCTTCGACCTTTGAGACCTCATCGGTCATCACGATCGCTCGTCGAAATCTGATTGGTCACTTTTTGAAATCGAACTGCGACTATGCTTGGTGGATCGATTCCGACATGTCATTTCCTCCGGATGCCGGCATTCGCCTTCTGAATCGTCAGGTGCCCATCGTCGGTGCCAACTATCGTAAGCGCTACTTTCCGAATCCTCACTTCACGGCCATGAATGGTAAGCCTGGAGCGACCATGGAGTTCATCACGACCGACGACTCTCCGCCGCTCGAGAGAGTGGACTGTTTACCACAAGGAATGATGCTCGTTCATCGTTCCGTGTATGAAAAAGTTCCGGCACCACACTATATCTTCGAGTATTCCGCCGATCATGGAGTGGAGGTTGGTGAGGACTACTACTTCTGTCAGAAGGCACGGCAACATGGTTATGATGTCTGGTGTGATCACGAGCTTTCTCGACAGATTGCTCACATCGGGATATTCAACTACGATTACAATCTTTCACAGGCCAAGCAAGCCGTCAAGGACGGATTCGTTAAAGTGTAATATGAGTTCCGTTAGCATTCTCATATTCCTGTAATTTACCATTCAAACAATAATACATAAGTAATACAAATGAATCCAACTCAACAAAGACCGGCGCTGGTGTTCGAGATGCTCGATCGCGTTAACTCTCAGCCCGATCATCGCTCACGAGTCAAACTCTTGGCATCGTACCGTTGCTTCGAGCTGAACACGATCCTGCAGATCAACTATCGAAATGACATTCGCTTCGACCTTCCTCCTGGTGTTCCTAAGTTTCAACGGGACAACGGAGATCCGAGCATGTCTATGGCTCGTACGATCAACGTGGTTCGAGAATTTGCGGAACTCGACGTTCGTCGAACCGACATAAAGCCTTACATGAAGTTGAAGAAGTGGATTGCCATGTTGGAATCCATCAATGAGCGCGAGGCCGAAGTGCTCATTCTGGCCAAGGATCATAAGCTTCAGCTCAAATGGTCTAACGTCACTCGACAGGTCGTGCAGGAAGCCCTTTCTGGAATCCTATGAATGAAGTGAAGGTGAATTCTCGCTGGGCTTACAAGCAATCGCCAAAGCGCGAAGTCTACACGGTTTTGTCTTCGGACTACGAGGGTGTCGTTGCCAGTACGGCCGTGAAACTGAATACCACCGAACCAGACTCAAACATCTGGTTCTCGCCACTCGAAGACTTTCTGGAATCATTCACTCCATTGCCTACACTCAAATGAACGACACCGACTTCATTAAGCAGATCAATACCACCGACGTCGAGCGTGCTCCAGCTAAGGGATGGCGCCGGCGTCTCTGGTACTGGTACAACTTCGAGATGAAGTACATCTTTCCTCGATGGATGCGAGAGAGCTATGACTGGACTCGTGACTTTTTCTTTCCTCAAAATCGCTGGGCCACGAAGTGCATTCCGCGTTCATGGTCCGATAAGGTTGAGCTCATTCCTGAGTTCCTCTACGCGGCCATCATTAACTTCGTGGAAGGTGAGAAAGCACTGGAAATCCTCGTATGGAGCGAGAGTGGCGAGACCAAGATCAAGGAGATCTATCATTGGGCCAAGTACATTCGTCATGAGATGCGAGAACAAATCTCGAAGGCCTATCCGCAATTGAATTCTCATGACATCTTCAAGTCATACGAGGAGCTGTATGGCGAGGTGAATCGCCTGGAGAGCGAATACGATCGAATCGAGACCGAGCATCTGACCTGGATGATTCAGAATCGCGCGAAACTCTGGACGTGAAATTTTGCGGTTTACTTTTCTTTGCTTCATGGTAATATTACGACCATGAACATATTCGTACTTTCAAACGATCCGATCGAAGCCGCTCATACGCATTGCGACAGACATGTTGTGAAGATGATCGTCGAGGCCGCTCAGATGCTTTCGACGGCTCATCGAATCCTCGACGGCGCCCTCGTCATGGAACCCAAAACTCTGGAATCCGGCAAGGTGAAGATGGTTAAACGCTGGCGCCTCATCAACTTGACTCTCGATAATCTGCTATACGAAGTCACTCATGCCAATCATCCGTCGAACATCTGGACTCGAGCCACTCGAGCCAACTATAAATGGCATTACGAGCTCTTCTGTGCCCTCTGTGATGAGTACACATTTCGATATGGTAAAATTCACAAGACCGACTCGGAGCTTCGTTCCGTTCTTGGTCAATTTCCAGCGAATCTTCAGGACGGTCCTCTGACTCAGTTTCCACTGGCCATGAAGTCCGAACCTCAATGCATGGATCACAATGATCCGATCGGTTCGTATCGTAAGTTCTATTTCACCAAGGCCAGCAAATTCTCCATGACTTGGAAGAAGCGCGGTGCTCCACACTGGTGGATTCGTGCCGGCTTTGGTCATGGAACATAAATCTTATCATGACATACAATTATCATTGCAAGTCGTGTGATCACGACTTCGAGAAGAATATTCCGATCGCGGATCGAGAGAAACCTACCAAGGAAAAATGCCCGCTCTGTGGCAAGAAGGGTATCATCGATCGTGTCTTTGAGGCGCCGCGTCTCTCATATGATGGTGTCGTTTCGGACATCAAACGTGCCGGTTCCGGCTGGAACGACGTTCTCAAGCGCGCGGCCAAGTATGCCGGCAAGAAGTCTCAGGTAGATCACTACTGATCGTGTGATCTCCAAGCTGTCATACATTCTGCGATCACGTACCTTCGAACATGTTTCGATCGATCTGGGATACGACGACCTTTCGACCATCGAGATTGAAGGCAAGCGTCGCTACGTGATTCCCTCTGGAAAAGCCTATCCTTCCATCACGACCGTCCTTGGTCATGGCAAGAGTCAGTTCCTAGAAAGCTGGAAGAAACGCGTCGGAGCCGCGGAAGCCGAGAGAGTCTCTCGTGTTGCCTGCTCACGTGGAGAATCCCTGCATTCCATCGTCGAGCGGTACATTCGAAACGATGAAGAATTCATCACTTCGGCAGACATGCCAGATGCAATCTCGATGTTCCGTGCAATCGTGCCCAGGATAAATACGAAGGTAGGGCGAGTCTACCTCCAAGAGAGGCCGCTCTATTCGACTCATTTGAGAGTCGCTGGTCGCACGGACCTGATCGCGGAGTTTGATGGTCGGCTCGCTGTCATTGACTTCAAGTCATCGTCACGAGTAAAGACTCGCTCTCAGATCAAGAATTACTTCATGCAGGAATCGGCTTATGCCATCATGTTTGAAGAGAGGACAGGAATTCCCGTGGATCGACTAGTGACGCTCATGGCCGTCGCTGGCCAGAGCGAGCCGCTCGTCTTCGTGGAGAAGCGAGACGACTGGACAGATAGCCTGCACAAAGCGATTCATGCCTATGAAGAAACATACGGTAAGCCCTAAAGCTCTGGATCTGAGTGATCTCCTGGAAAGCAAGTCCTCGAACAAGCCGTCGTTCACGGAACGGAATCAAGGACGAATCCTCGACTTCTACCTTCTCGGAGAGATCGAGGAGGCCGAGGAGTATGCCGAATGGTTCGATACTATTCGAAACGCCAGCCCAAACGACGTCATTCGAATCTTCATCAACTCTCCGGGAGGTGATCTCTTCACGGCCATTCAGTTCATGAGAGTTATCAAGGAATCATCTGGAATCATCGTCGGATCCGTCGAGGGTGCTTGCATGTCCGCGGCCACGCTGATTTTTCTGGCGTGTGATACCTTTGAGGTGTCCGCACATTCGTCTTTCATGATTCACAACTACTCCGGAGGGGCCTTCGGAAAAGGTGGTGAGATGATGGATCAGTTGACTTTTGAGACCAAGTGGGCCGGAGATTTGTTTAAGGACGTTTACAAGGACTTCTTGAATCCTATGGAGATCGTCTCGATTCTCAAGGGTCAAGACGTATGGTTGTCGGCCGATGATGTCGTGCAGCGCCTGAATGCGCGGCAGGAGCTCCGAAAAGCCTCGGAGGAAGCGGCCAAGAAAGCTGAAAATTAGCCTCCGTGTGCAAGTAGCTGATTTGCAACGAGATATTTTAGCACTTTTTTGTTTACAAATTACGACTTCTGGAGTATTATTATTCCAGAATGAAGAACAACATCAGCAATAATGGAAACACACCAACAAACAACACATACATTATGAAAAAAACTAACACAATCAAAACTGGGGCCGTGAAGGCTCCTGTCATCAATGCCACCGCGCCAGTCAAGAAGACGCCCTCTCGACCGACCGAGAAGATTCAGAATCATATCTCGAGCATGAATGCCGAGAAGACTCTGCACTGGCTGAACAAGACGGCTCGCACGATCGGCAATCATTGGGATAAAACGAAGAGCAAGCGCAAATGCACTCAGGCTTACTGGGACGGTCTGATCACTCGATATGAAGTTCTGAGCAAGCAAGCTCAGACACAGAAGTCCTGGGAGAAGTATTGCCAGTCGATCAACAAACCGATCGATCATACCGGCGTGGCGTTGATCGGTTAATCGATCGAATACAATTCGAGCGTGTGGCGGAATTCGATTCAATGAAGAATCGTTGCTATCGGTTGCGCCGATAGTCAGACGCACCACTTAAATGAGGAAGATTGCAGGTTCAAATCCTGTCGCGCTCATCACTTTCAATAAATAATACCATGTCAACCAGCAAATGCATGTACTGCGATCAGTCGGTCTATGGCTACTCATGTGCCTTCTCGCCCAATCGACGGCATCGGCACTCGGCGGATGCTGACGCATGCATCTGGTGTGGATCCAAGAACTATGGTCGTTCCTGTCAGTTCTCGCCGAATCAGACGCACGAACGTGGGCATGGCAAGAAGTGCATCTGGTGTGGATCGTCGAATAAGGGCAAAACGTGCCCGTTCTCGCCTACACAATGGCACGAATCGTAAATTATATCATGGCCAATAAAAACGCACATAGTTTAGAATGGGAGCAAGCCTATATCGTGTGGATTCGATCTGGATTTGAAATCCCGATGGATGCCGACAATTTTCCAGATCCGAAAGTCTGGAAATGGCATGATGGTCCTCAGAGAGGCGTCAAGGACTATGTCGATGTTGGTGTTTGTGGAAAGCCACTCATTCGGCATTTCTCGCCTTCTACCAATACATGGTATGAATCAAAGAAAGCGCCGTACATTCCAATGAATATCCATATAGAGATGCCGAAACCTCAACGATCGGAACGTTCACATATCACGGAGGATATTGAGACGAATGATTCACACGAAGTGAAGGGTGCGGGATTCTCGTCGATCGAGACTTTTTTTCAATAATTTTATGACGTGCTATAAAGACACTACGTTTTGTACCGGTGCAGGATGTGCCAAATTCAAAAATTGTCCAAACGCTCTGACCGAGCGTGTACTTGCCGAGGCCACGAAGTGGTGGGGAGGACCCGAAGCTCCAATCGCCAGACACACAGATCCGACTCAGCTTTCATGCTATGAGGGACCAAATGTTCGTCAGTTTCTAAAGGGATAAATGATTTTATGCATCACCTCGAAAATGAGACATTGCACACGTACGATCTGATGAATCTGGAAACCGGAGCGATGCTCACTCGTAATCATCGAATGACGAAGAGCGAGGCCATGGAGAAAAACTATGCTCTTCGTCTCAACTCTTCGAGGCTCAAGTACGTGCCTCAATCGAATTCAGTTGAGCGAGACTGAACGTCGTCCGGCCGACGCGACTCAACCCTAGTGATGGGTAGCCGGTGCCGCCTGAATAGCTCAGTTGATAGAGCGGCTGTTTCGTAAACAGCAGGTCGTTGGTTTAATTCCAACTTCAGGCTCCATTCCATTTTGTTTTTACGCATTACAATCTATTCCTTGACGACATTCGATCATTATCGCCGTGCGTGAGCCATCCTGGACTCACGACACACAACAACCAAAAACCTGAACGAATAAAGTGCAGTGGCCAACCGGGATTGGCTCGACGCATTTGTTAGGCGACGACTATGAACACAATGCTAATAATCCTAATCTGCTCACTGGCTCTAAATGCCTTCTTGTTCCGGTGGGCAATCATCGAGCGCGCACTCACCAAGCTCTATAAAAATGACAGAACATGGTGGGTGAACCAATCCCACGAAGAAGCCAAACAACATAAAGAATGGTTTGATAAGTGGCTTGATGCGTCCCGCCAAAGCCGCAAGTCGCCTAACTGAAATGTTTTAAGAAGGGTCATTATTTATCATGAACATCATCGTACGCACCGGATGCACGGCAGATGCCGTCATCATCGACGGCAAAAACTCCAAGGACTTCACGACCCATGAACTAGACATGCTCGCAGACGAGCTTTTCGAGAAGCTCCGTGAATCGTATGGAAGAGGAGCGATCAATGTCCTGAATCTGATCAATCTCTTCGAATGCGATACCATGGAATCCGACGATGAAGCTTGTGATCAGTGTGGAGATCGCGTCACGACCATCACTTTCAATATATGAGTATGAAATCATATCGCAGACTTGAGGCAAGACGGCGGAAGCGTCGGCTCGAACGTAAAATGAACACTCAAATTTCAACCAATGATGGAGCGCAAGACGCTGGCGTCTTTGCCTCCAAGGACTTGTTAAGCGGCGAAAAATCGTCATCTGAAATCTATCACAAGGCATGGCGGCTGCAAATGGACAGGGCGCAAATCGCAATCAACGCACTGGCTAAAATCCAAGAAGGCAACTACGGCAGCGAAGACGTGAAGTGTATAGCGCACGACGCGCTTGACGCAATCGAACGAGCCACAAAATGCCAAGCCTGCAAGGGGACTGGAATGATACGAAACGACCAATCAAACCAAGGGTGGGACGACTGCCCACACTGCGTCTCTCTGGAGCCGCTTAACAGAAGAGAGTCGTCAAGGAGAAGCAAGACTTGGATGCCAAGATCGTGAAGCTTCAGTCATTCCTCAAGGAGAACGAGCAATGGAGCTCCAAGTGTGACGACGCCGAGTGGATTCGCCTGCAGAAGCAAGCGTGGGTGATGAGCCTCTATTCGAGCATCCTTGCCGAACGCATGGAAAAATTTCAATCATGAGTACTCAACCACAACACGGTAAGGGATCCAAGCCTCGTCCATTCTCCGTCAAGCTCGACGAGTTTGCCGACAATTGGAATAAAATCTTCGAGAAGAAGAAAGACAAAAAATCGAAATCTTCCTCTGTCAAGGACTCTCAAAATCCTTCCTCGAATAAATAATTTCAGAGCGATCGACGCAACGAGCCTTAAGACTCCAGAGTAGGCCCTGATCGGCCGAGCAATTCGATCGTTCATACTTTCAAGACAAGCCTTCATTTTTCTCAGAGCATGAAGGCTTCTTTCTTTTTCAAAGCCTCTGGGTTTCTTTCTTTCACTTTTTTACGATAATCCGCTGTCTGGCCGTATACATAAATCTGTCTTCTTCTCAGCCGTCCACTGTTCATTCGGAATTCAAATCGATTCAATGCGGATCGAAATCAAGGTCAAATTGAAGGATTACACATTACCTTGACTAAAGAGAGATCTGCTCACATCCGGCCATCCGGTGCAAGTAGCTGATTTGCAACGAGATATTCTTTCACTTTCCTATGTACAAGTCAAGGCTTCATGGTAGAATGGTATCAGAATGAAGACATACACTATCTACACTATCACTAAAAAAGATCTGGATTCGCGGAATCATTACACCGATTCAAGTAACTTCGACGGGCACTTCGACGGGCATCTCATCATCGAAAAAGACTTAGGAATGGTGTATTTTTCTGGATCGCTCATCGTCACTGGATACATTCAAGCTAAAAGTGGCTCGGGCATCACGGCTGGCGAGGGCATCAATGCTGGCTGGTACATCAATGCTGACAAGGGCATCGAGGCTGACAAGGGCATCAAGGCTGGCTGGGACATCGAGGCTGGTGAGGGCATCGAGGCTGGTGAGGGCATCGAGGCTGGCGCGGACATCAAGGCTGGCACGGGCATCAAGGCTGGCACGGGCATCAAGGCTGGCTATGCCATCAAGGCTGGCGCGGGCATCAAGGCTGGCTGTGGCATCAAGGCTGGCACGGACATCATGGCTGGCGAGGGCATCAACGCTCGCTGGAGCATCGAGGCTGGCTCGGACATCATGGCTGGCACGGGCATCAAGGCTGGCTGTGGCATCAATGCTGGCTGTGGCATCAATGCTGGTGAGGGCATCAAGGCTGGTCGTGACTACAAGATCTTTGCTGGAACTTCTCCCTACATGAAAAATGCACATGATGTCATCACGTGTAAGGAAATTGTGACAGGCACGATGGCTCATGGAAAGGTGAACATCATCAAAAAGAATCCCGAGCAATCTTCCACGTGGAAGATTGTTCGAGCAATCTTCCACCTGTGAGGGCCGTATCGTTGAGATTGATGGCAAAAAATACAAATTGACTCTTGTCTAATTGCAAAGTGAAAAAGATTTTTCCAATTCTATATTCTCGAGCCTCGACCGGCATGATTCGTCACTGGACCATCGAAGTCGATGGAGCCAAGTATCGCACGATCTACGGTCAGGAAGGCGGTAAAACAACCACGACCGAATGGTATCCTTCACTGGCCACTAATGTTGGCCGTGCCAATGAGCGTTCCGCGGAAGATCAGGCTCTCTTTGAAGCCGAGGCACAATGGAAGAAGAATCAAGAGATTGGATATTGGCAAAATGTAAAGGACATTGATAAGTCCTTGCGTCATATCGAAGTCATGCTTGCCAAAAAATATCGTGATCGTAAAAAGTCTATTGACTTCACTCAAGGTTCATGGGGAGTTCAGATCAAATTCAATGGTAATCGCTGTGCGGCCACAAATCGTGGATTCTTGACACGTGGAGGTAAGCTCTATGCGTCGATTCCTCATATTGTTCAGGCACTAGAAGGATTCTTTGAAGCGTGGCCCGATGCGGTTCTGGATGGAGAGCTTTTCAATTACGAGCTACGCCAGCGCCTGAATGACTTAACCTCGATCATTCGTAAATCCAAGCCATCGACCTCGGATCTAAATGAGTCCAAGAGTCTGGTTCGATTCTACATCTATGATGGATATGGCTTTGCCGGAATGACGGAAGACACTCCTTATGCGACTCGCAAGGCTTGGATTGACAAAAACATCATTGCCAAATTTGATTTTTGTGAGAAAGTTCATACCATGCTCGTTGATTCCGAAAAAAAGATGCTTGCGATCTATGAAGAGGCTCTGAATGATAATCAGGAGGGTGTCATTCTTCGAGACATGAATTCGGCTTACGAACATAAGCGCTCGAACAGTCTTCTGAAGGTAAAGCCCGAGGACGATGATGAGTGTGTCATTCAGGCTATCGTCGAGGGCAAGGGAGAGCGGCATGGTACGGCTCAGAATGCGGTGGTTCGATGGAAAGGTAAGGAATTCGAGGCCGTGTTTATGGGTTCTCATGAAGATCGCGCGCGCGTTCTGGCACAACAACAAAAGATGATCGGTCGTAAAGTGACATTCCTTTTCATGGGACTGACTGGTCTGGGTGTTCCAAACTATGCTCGCATTGATCCCAACAATTGCCTGAAGGGTGATCGTTAAATTTATATGAAACTTAAAAGAAAGAAGAAAAGCATCGCGGCTCAGGCTATGGATGCACTACGAAAACCTGTACCTCCTCCTGGCCATGCACACGAGACGGTCAAGGATTATCGTCGGCGCCCCAAATACGGCAAACATCATGATCTAGAAGACTATGGCAATTAGAGCTCCAATTCATCGCGGTAAGCCTGAGATCAATTTGAATGGACCAGAAGGGAATGCCTTTGTTCTACTTGGATATGCTCAAAGGTTAGGTAAGCAGCTTGGCTTCACTCCAGTTCAACTCAATCAAGTACATGAGGAAATGATTTCCTCGGACTATGAACATCTGATCAAAACTTTCGATGCTCGCTTTGGTGACTACATCGATCTGGTTCGTGTTACTAACTTTCAAAAATGAACATTACAGCATTCAACAATACGGATTTGGAACGAGCGGCTCTGATCGAGTCTTTACGTGGTCGTCATTCGACGACCGTTGTCTTTCGAAAGGCCGATGGCACTCTTCGTACGATGAACTGCACACTGAAGGATGGAAGCTATCCGGCTCTCAAACAGAAGGATCTGATGGAGCAGGTTCAGCCTCGTAATTCGAACGTGATCTGCGTGTATGATCTCGACAAGCAGGCATGGCGTTCGTTCCGTCTGGATTCCGTCAAGGAGATTTCAGTATGAATGAGACAGAGATCAATGAATATGAACATCGTGCCATAGAGGCTGCATTACTAAACTATGGCAAAAAAGAAGTCTTAAAGTTTGAGCCTAATGAGGGAAAGTATCGCATCCGCATTCACACGGCTGATGGAATGGAGCTCGATGATTCGAAGCTTTACACGTGTCATGATGGCAACTATCCTAAATTCATGCGACGGCCGATTCAGAAGCGTGTCGACTGGATCGTCAATGGACGAGCTATTCCAATTTCCGCCTCGACCATCGAGACTCGCACATATCAACTCTATGGAACGATCAATCATGAGGATGGATCAGTCATAGTCATCTACAAGGAGACGACCTTTGAATAGTCATTCTGGCATGAATATACCTGAGATCAATCAAACTCTTTCATGGATCGCATTCATGTTGACCGTGATCTGCATGATTCTCACGATCTTGAAGATGCGACTAACGTGGTACGTTGGACTGCTATCGTGTGCGATCTGGTTCGCCTATGCTTGGAACACGAATCAGACCGCATTGATGCTCTGTCAGCTCATGTTCGCTCCTCTGAATGTCTGGGGCATCATCGCTTGGAAGAAACAATTATGAAATACACCGACACCCAACTCAAGCTTACTGATGCTATATGCGAACGTGACTCCTACCGCGAGCAGTTAGAAGATTATCGCCGTCGCTTTGACACTCAAATGTGTCGCCGTGACTCCTACTCGAATCGAACGATTGACATGGATCTTCTGAAGAAGGTATTCAAGTCCTGTAAAGCTTCCCTCGGGAAACAATTAGCTGTACAAAAGAAGAAACCGTGATAGGATACTAACATGAATCTGATTCAACTTTGCCACTCCACTAAACACACATCATGACTATAGCTTCATTGCCAGTCCTCAACAAGCAAACTCTGGCCGAGCGAGTCGAATTGCTGGTCCAGAAAGAACACATGCGTTACTCGGAAGCGGTCGTTCATGTTTGTGATGAACATGGCATCGATCCGATCGACGTCGCAAAGATGATTCTGACCTCTCCGCTGAAAAGCAAGATCGAGAAGGAATCGATTCAACTTAACACCGTGAAGGGGCGAAAGAGAACCTCAACCATGTTACTTTAATTATGCCACATACCACCATGATCGATACCAAACTTAACTCATCTACACTCGAGATGGATCCAGGCGATCGCGCTCTGATTCAGTCATATGTCGAGAAGTACGTCAACACTGGAGTCAAGCCTTCCGACAAGGATAAAGCCACGATGCTCGAACTCGTGAAGAAGTACAACATCAAGATCAACAACAATCCTCGACCGATGATCTCGCGCTTCATCAAGGTTCGTCAGAATCAGGTTGACGAGAATGGCAAGGTGATTCCGCATCTGGCTCCTCGTCGAGAGCCGTCCAAGAGTGCCAAGCGTAAGCTTGAAGCCAGGGAACGCAAGGTCGAGAATCGTGCCAAGCACTGATGGAATCGACCTCGAACAAGGTTACTCCGCTTCAGGCATGGAACTTGGTCACCTCGATCAAGCTTCATTTCGAGGGAAAGCTCGATGCCGTGAAGTATCGATTCTCGATGAAGTCTCTCTCGGCTCAAGCCTTTGAGGCTCGCAAGGATCGATACTTCTTCGAGAAGCTGGCTCGCAGGCATTCGGAATTCAACGAGTGCCTGTGGTACGTGTCCGCGAACGTGATGGCCGGAAAGAAGTGGATCGGTTCCATGAATGAGGAACCATACATCGAGCTTCGTGCCTATCATGAATCAATGCAGTATCGATTCTCTCAGGAAATCAAGTCCGTAGTCGAGAGGTTCTCGGACTTCGACGACATGCTCGAAGCCAATCATAGGCTCGATGGTGTTCGACCTCCTCCGATTCTGGCGGCCTATTCGCAAGATAAAGTATCGATTCATGGCCTAGCGATTCTGCAGACACTGACCGGATTCCTCGATCGCGAGATGCCCAAGGTGAATGATCCACTTGGTCTCTGGACCGAGCATTCGCTGAAGGCTCGCAAGTATGCACAGCTTCTAGCTCGAGAGCTTCATATACCGACCTATCGTCAGATCGCAATTGATGCCTTTACATCAAAAGATTCTTGAGGTAGTATACATATCTCTTGCTGTCGAGTGAGTAGCTCGGCAAATACAAACACACAACCAAACATACAACAACATATATGTCATTCAGTGCATTAAAGCAAAACCGTTCAGCCTCCATGAGCAAGCTCCTGGCCGCGGCTGAGAAACTCAACGCCAACAAGTATGAGACCGATGATCGTTTCTGGTCGCCGACCGTCGATAAGGCCGGAAACGGATACGCGGTCCTTCGATTCCTTCCGGCTCCCGAGGGAGAAGACGTCGCCTGGGTTCGCTACTGGGATCATGGCTTCAAGGGCTCCACGGGTCGCTGGTACATCGAGAACTCTCTAACCTCGATCGGTCAGAATGATCCGGTGTCCGAACTAAACTCGAAACTCTGGAATGCTTCGTCCGACGACAACTCTTCGGAGCGTAAGCAAGCTCGAGCTCAGAAACGCCGCCTTCATTACGTCGCCAACGTTCTGGTGATCTCGGATCCCGGCAATCCGGCCAACGAGGGCAAGGTATTCCTATTCAAGTTCGGTAAGAAGATCTGGGATAAGATCGACGATCTGATGCATCCGCAGTTCCCCGGCGAGCAGCCGATCAATCCGTTCGACTTCTGGTCTGGCGCCAACTTCAAGCTGAAGATTCGTCAGGTCGAAGGTTATCGCAACTACGATAAGTCCGAGTTCGAAGCTTCGTCAGAACTCTTCAAGGGTGACGACAAGGCTCTGGAAGCGATCTACAAGCAGGAATATCCGCTCAAGGACTTCCTCGATCCGAAGAACTACAAGAGCTACGCGGAGCTGAAGAAGAAGCTGATCGAAGTTGTCGGTGAAACGGCTCTGGACGGTCCGGCTACGGCCGAAGAAGTCGATGAGCTTCCGACTCCTCGTCACACGTCTCCAGAACCTGAAGCTGGTCCGGTGGCGGCTACGGAAGAAGAGGTCGTTGACGGCTTGTCTGGAACGACTGAAGATGAAGACGGCGGCAAGGGTATGTCGTACTTCGCCCGTCTCGCAAATTCCTAATATCGGCCAAGAATATAGAATAGCCTGGATTTTTATGTCCAGGCTATTCTTTTTCTACCTTTAATCCATTCAATCCCTGGGCATTCCCTAGCCATACAAGATCTAGATCCATTATTCCACCACAATTGGCCTTGCTTACTCAATCTCACCTTTTGCTTAGTTTCTGAAGAATGAGATTTACCTAGCTTAGCCAATCTCATTTTTTCTATAGTCTCTTTAGTGTGCGGTTTTCGTTTGATTCCAATACGACAAAGACTATTGTTTTTTCTGTGTGATTCCGATTGTGGTTTTCCAAGCTTAGCCAATCTTATTTTTTCGCGTGTCTTTAATGAACATCCAGTAGTATTTGGATTGAGAGGTCCATAATTACCATTGATTATTTTAGAATTGTTGAAAGCATCAACGTATTTTAGAAAACGAAATTCGTGCAAATATAGAGTCTTTCTATCTTCAATAAAAACAATTCTTCTAATGATATAATTAGCAACATCTTTATTTTTAATTTCATTGCACGATGTTCTATATCCACCTTTAGTCATAAATTTGCCAGGATCTGGATTAAAATGTTTTATTCCAGCATAATATCTTTTACTATCACACTCTTCAATGATATAGAAGAATGGAAGTTTGGGAAGATTGATGAGTACTTCTCTAGTAGGATTGCGATAAATATAATTCTGCTGCATAGTTGCCTTTAATTGGGTTTGTGTAGAGTTGGCAGGTACTAGTAATACCGTGGCCAACATCTCTATTTATACAAATTACAGCCTTGGGAATCAAGCCTCGGACTTAAGTCCGAGGCTTTTTTCTTGCTCAGATGGCAGGAGCGAGAACCAATGCCGTCGAGCGATCGGGCATCCATCCGTTATTGACGACCATCGATGAAAGATTGTTTGTCACGGCTCGACGTGTTGAACTCATGTCGACCGCGCCACCGGCATTGCTTTCAGCACCAGCGCGAGCCACGGAGATCTCTTTGCCTTCTTCGTTCAGACGGCCGAGTTCCATACCGGACTTCGATGGCATACCAGCCAGAGCTTCCTTGATTCGTTCCAGAGCGTCCGCCGTCTTCTCGAGGTTCGGGCCCAGATCCGCGATTTCCTTAAGCTGATCGATCGGGCTCTTTCCACCACCCAGAAGCTTACCAAAGAATCCGGTGATGGCCATGCCTGTTTGACCCAAAGCGAAGGCGGCCAGAGCCGCCGAGACGGCCATGATGCCAGCCGCCGCGCCAAAGAGATCTAACTTGGCCAACTGCGTCAGTGGATCGACGGCCTTCTTCACGGCTACGGCCATCAGAAGCATTCCTGTGCCCAACATGAGCACTCCGGCTCCGGCCATCATGGCAGCTACACCGAAGGGCACGAGCGCGAGGCCGATCGCTCCAAGAGCAAGAATGGCCGGTCCGATGAGCTCTATGTTAGCCATGAGAATGGCACCGGCCGAGGCCAGAGCTTCGAAAGCTGGCTTGACCGTGTACTGAAGGATCTTGAGTCCAACGAGAACAGATACCCATGACACCTTGGCGAATGCCTCAAGAGAGCTTGCGAGCTCACTGAAAGTCTTAACGGTCTCCTTACTTTCAGGATTTGAGAGCGTGCTCATCGCATCGACGGCCTTAGCGAATCCGCCAAACGCTTTGGAGAACATGTTGACGGCCGTGAGTCCAATGATGATCTTTAGCCACTTGATCTCCGAGAACGTCTTGAATCCTGTGGCCAGACCTGTGAAAGCCTTAATGCCTTCGTTATTGGCTAGAGGTCTCAGTGCCTCGGATACGGCCTCGAATCCCTTTCCAGAAGCCACCAATCGAACGATCGTACCCATCATCGTAAAGCCATACACGACTTTGGCCCAAGCGATCTCTGAAAATGTCTTGAATCCTTCAGCCAGATCTTTGAAAGCCTGAATGCCTTCGTTATTGGCCAGAGGTCTCAGTGCCTCGGATACGGCCTCGAATCCGATCTTTGCACTTTCGGCCAGACGAGAGATTCGACCCATGATCGTGAAGCCATACACGACTTTGGCCCAAGCGATCTCTGAAAATGTCTTGAATCCTTCAGCCAGATCTTTGAAAGCCTGAATGCCTTCATTATTGGCCAGAGGTCTCAGTGCCTCGGATACGGCCTTAAATCCGATCTTTGCACTTTCGGCCAGACGAGAGATTTCACCCATCATCGTAAAGCCATACACGACTTTGGCCCAAGCGATCTCTGAAAATGTCTTGAATCCTGTGGCCAGACTTTCTAGTCCTGCGAAAGCTTTCTGTGCACCCTTCTTGGCCAGATCTGATAGAGCCATGGCTACGGCCTTAAATCCGATCTTTGCACTTTCGGCCAGACGAGAGATTTGACCCATGATCGTGAAGCCGGCGATAAGATTCGTCCACTTGATCTGAGAGAAGGCATTTAGGCCAATTGAGAGCGAACTGAGATTTTCGAAAGCCTGAATGAGTTTACGATCCGCGATGTTGAGGACCGCCACTCCAATTGAGATCAATCCATTTTCGATTTGAGGAGCGATCTTCTCGATCTCGGCCATGTAGGAGAAGCCCCTCAGCGTGTTTTTCCAGTCAATGCTTGAGAAGGCATTCAGCGCATCGGAAAGGTTCTTTAGCGCCTCAATCGGCTTACGTCCGATCGTTCCTAGTCCACTTTCTTTTAGAATGGCAGAGATCTCAGTCAATGCGCCACTCGATCCGGAGATCACATCCTTCAATCCTGCCAGACTCGAGAAGCTCTTAGTAGCCTTCTTCAAGTCCAAGCTTGCAAGGCCGATGATGGAATCCGCCAAAGTCGATAATGACTTAAGCTCGTCAGGCTTAATGCCCTTGGATGAAGCCTTTAGGCCAGCGACTATATTTTTGACATCTGAGGATGAGATTGCCATTTTAGTGTGGTGTCTTGTACTTGCTATTTATAGCGGAAACCTCTTCCTTCTGACGTTTATTCTCTTCCTTGACGTGCTCGATCAGTAAGGAAACATAGATCTCTCGCTCCCACGGTAGCATCTCATTGAGTTCCGATAGACTGTACTTGTGCCTCTGCATCATCTCGAAGTTCACGGTATAGTGATTCTCGAGAGAGTCGTGGGAGAGGCTCAGGCGAAAAAAGCCTGTAGTCCATTAAGAGTCAACTTCGATGGCTTACCGCACTTCTTGCAGGTATACTCGACGTCCTTGGAAAGCTTGGGTTGAGCTTCGATCCACTGACGGATCTTGTTCAGATGTGAGGAGGACAGAGAGTCGATGAATTTGGTCAGATCTTCCGGAGTCTGATCTTCCGAACGATGAACGGCATTCTCGTCGTAGATGGCCTCGATCGATGCGGCGATCATCTGCATGACGGCTTCACTCTTCGGCTTGCCTTCCGCGTCCAGGCGATTGAGCGCTTTCACCGTGATCGGTTGCATGATCACTCCGACTTTGTCGGTCAACTGAATCTTATTGGAAACATCGGCACCGCGAGTGGTTTCGATGGAGTTAAGATCGATGGCCGTTTCCACCATCTGACCACATGATTCATTTTGACACTTCAGTTGAACATTGGCCGTCTCACCGACCGAGACCGCGCGAAGCTTGAGAAAGATGTATTCGAGGTCGACGATCGACAGATCATTTGGATTGATCTTCTCGAAGGTACATGCGCGAACGACGTCCTTGACGGCCTGAAGGATAGACTTAGAATCACTCGATTCCAGAGCGATCATGAGGACCTTCTCTTCCTTGACCAGGTACGGACGAATCTCGATGGTCTTCTTGGTTGACGGAATGGTTACCGTGTACTTGGGTGTTTCAACGATGGGTAGTGGCATAGTAAAGCTTTGGTTCTGATACTATGTATCAGCAAATCGATCACTGATAGTTAGTTCAGAGCCGAGTAATCTTCGATCGTGTAGTCATAGTACGAAAACGTCACGGACAACTTCATGGTTTCATTCAGACTGCCGGAGTTCAGAGCAAGTTCACCGACCGTGTTTGGAAAGGCGTCATTGAAAGTGATTCGATATATCGGTTCCAGAGCATCATCGAGCTGAGTGATCTGAACTCGTCCGGAGAACGAGTCTGTATACTTCACACGGTACGAGGGCACGTCGACGATTGACGCGGACCATCGATCGAAGAGCGATTTGGCATAGTAGTCTCCGGTCAACAGGAAAGTCAGTGTCACGTCGTCGTAAGTGAATCCGGTAGGGACCTTGAATGGATTTCTATATGATGTATAGTCGGACGTGGAGATCTTACGGGATGGTATTGGAGCCGTTTCGCAGAGCAGATTTAGATCTCGGCTCACACTAACGTTGCTCGGTGGTGTGATCATGACGGAAAACCTCGAGGGGCGTACGATGCCGTTTCGACCGGAGATAGCCGCCTTAAGTAGATCGATTGAGCCTTGTTCTGGCATATCTCTTATTTATCAGGCCGTTAGCAGTCGAATTCCGAATCCCTTCAGAGTCTCTTCGGTCCAGACGGAAAATGTCCATCCCATCTGGACCGCGTATTTGTCCGCGGCTTCCCACTTAGACGTATTCTTCACGTAGTTCATGACCTCGATCACGTACCTTCGAGTCTTATGCTTTGGCTGAATCGGAGGCTGAGTCTGACTCTTGGGCTTGATCTCAACCAGGTAAGTCTTTCCGTCGGCCATCGTTACCTTCAAATCCACGAAGTAGCGATGGACTCTTCCATCAGTCTTGCAGACGTAGGGTATCACGATCTCCTCGGATACCCATGATTTCACGTCCGGATTCTCATCACACCAACGAAAAACTTGCCTCTCCCAAAGAGAGCGAAAGAAGACTCGAGTCGGATCACCCTGGTATTTGGATGTGTTCCGAATCGAATATCGTCCTTTGTAATAGTCAGGCACGGCGTATAAATAGTTTTCAACAACTATCTATGGCCGAGGACACATCAAATATCGCTTATTTTCCTTCGGACCTTCGATCCGTGACGGCCGACGGAAAAGCTTTTCCTCAGATCGAATTCACGGTTCAGGGATCCGCCGCCGACGGTCGCATGTACAAGTCGATCTATCTGCCAATGCCGATGGGCATCACCTTTGCTGATGGCGGTGACTATTCGAAGATTGAACTGGGTGCCATCGGAGGTCTGGGCATGGACACAATGTCGAATCTGATGAGAGGTGACGTCTCCGGTGCTTACGGTGCGGCCATGGGTTCACTCGGACAAAGCGGGTTGGCCTCGTCGATCTTCACGAAGGTCAAGGCATATGCGGCTCAGAAGGTTGGAGGCATGATGGGATCCGAGCGAGGTGGTAATCTGGCCATGTTTGGTATGAAGAAGATCAATGCTCCAAATACAAACACCACTTTCACGGGTAATAATCTGCGCTCATTTACGTTCTCTCTCAAGATGATTGCGCGGAACTCGAGCGACACGGATCAGATTCGTCGCATTCATCGAATTCTGAGACGATACATCTACGCAGGCTCCGACTCAACGTCACCGAATCTGGTCCTCGATTATCCTCCGATCTGGCGCATTCGTTTCATGATCGACGGCAATGAGAATCAGTACATGCCCAAGATCTTTGCCTGTTATCTGACGACTCTGCAGACGACGTTCAATGCCTCGAACAACACTTTTCGATACGAAGATGGATCTCCATACGAAGTTGATGTGTCCATCACCTTCCAAGAAACTCGCACGCTGACGCGGCGTGACATCGACAATCTCGAGTACGTCTCGAGCAATGATCCTAATTCCGACATCTATCGCGGCATCGGATCAAACGGTCTGGCCACGTCTTCCGTTCCTCAGCAAATTAAGGGATCAACATACTACTAAGCCATGTCATTCTTTCGACAATTTCCAACGACTCAGTATGACATATTGCGTGATGGATCGCTAACCACGATCGTCGATCTCTTTCGCAATGTCACGGCTAAGTCGAAGATCAAGCTTGATCCAAATCTGGCTTACACGTACTACGACGTGCAGAACGGAGATCGTCCGGACGTCGTCTCGCAGAAGCTGTATGGTGACTCGGACTACTACTGGACGTTCTTCATTATCAATGACTTTCTGAAGCGAGGACTCAATGAGTGGCCCAAGAGCCAGAAGGAGATGGAAGACTATCTGACACGTGAGTATGATCAATACTCGGTCATTCAGATGTCCGATACATCATCTGGCTATGATTCGAGTGGAACCTATCTGACAAATGTCAATGGAATCGACTTTCTGAACAATCAGTATTACGTGACGGATTCTTATGGATCAAATTCCGCTCGAGTGATGAAGTATGATCCATCGATGCAACAGCTTTGGATATACAACTCGGCTTCTTCATCGACCTTGGTGTCGAACTACTCGACGTTCAATCTTACATGCCCGGCAAATACAAAGTTAAATGCCGGACCTTTTATTTCCGCAACATCATTTCCTGGAAGTGGCGGAATGATCGCGTCCGTCACGCCATCCTTGATCTCGTCCGGACGCAATGCGGTTCATCACTTCGCGTTCTATGTTCAGCCGGGAAGTACGGTCATAAACTTCAATGGCATCACAGGCCAGGTGACCGACGTATTACCGAACTCCACCTTTCCGAACTCTCGAAATGGTGTCGCGGTGACGGATTCTTATGGCAATCAGATCGCGATCTACTTCACGGATCGGCATGGCGTAAATGTTGCGGCACAGGACGTTTCTCGAGGAATCTATCCCTCCAATCAAGTCGTCGCGGTCACCTATGCGGACTGGGAGAATGATCTGAATGACATTCGTTCTCGAATTCAAGTCGTCAATCCATCATACATACGAGCCTTTGTTCAGCAATACCGCGAGGTGTTGAATGCCTAACATCATTGCAAACATCAAGGCGAATACCGAGAAGGCGCTGACGCCATTCGGATATTCGCTTCGTGGCATCATTCTGACGAATCATAAAGGAGATCAGGCCGACATACAGAACATCGTCATTGACTTCTCGATCACGGAAAGCATCTACACGGCCGCGCTTACATTACGCCTAAGTGTCAAGGATGTGGCCAACTTTATCGAAGAGTTTCAGCTGATTGGTCAGGAAACCATCGAGGTACGCCTGGGACGTCATGAGCACGAATCTCCGGATTGGACGGATATCAAGGTCAAGTTCTGGGTGACCGAGTATCCAGAGTTTGGAAGATCCACTCAGCAGAATACTCAGGTCTACTCGATCGTAGCCGTCACGCAGCAGGCTTACGTCTCACAATTCAAGCGAGTCTCGCGAGCCGTCTCGGGATTGGTGTCCGATGAGATCCTTAAGATGGTTCAGAAGGACTGCATGGCCGAACGTATCGGTACCTTCGACAAGACGATCTCGAGGTTCTCGAGTGCATTACCTCTGATGCATCCTCTGGATTCCGCCTACTGGATGCTTCGCCGCGCATATGACGAGCAGTTCTCTCCATTCTTTCTATATGAAACTCTGATCGATGGCATCAATCTTCGATCATTGACGAATTTGATCTCGGACAAAGTCAATCCGATCTATCGCACATACAACGATGAACGCCTATACTCCAGCGATCCAAATACTCCGGAAGATTATCAGCAGCGTCTGACTCGCATTCTCGACGTCTCGTCGGACTTCAAGCTTTCCAAGGTGCTTCCGAATCTTTCCGGAGGAGCCTTTGCATCGAACAACATGTATCTGGACGTGTCCACCAAGACCATTCAGCGCCAGCAGTTCAATTATCAGAAGGCCTTCGATGGATCGCAGACCATGAATAAGAACTCGGTTCTTTCAGATAAGTTCACGATTCCATATGAGTTGCCCGATCAGCAGGTCAAGATATCCGAGACTTACGATGCATTCACGGAGTATGTGCCGACGAACTCATTGGCCTATTCGACTGACGGATCCGTATTCAATTATCACACTCTCCTCACGAATCGTGCCGGAAAGATCAACTCACGCATCGAAACAATGGACACAATCGTTCATGATCTGATGGTGGCCGGAGACTTCAAT